TTACTTGCTTTTGAATTTTAATATGGTCTTTCCAAACAATTTATAGTAAGGAATTTCTTCTTCGTTTAGTATATAGTAGTTAATACAATCCGCAAGTATGACTGCTACTACTGATAATAAAAACCAAACAAAACTGAATGGTAAACATATAATACCTTTGTAATTCAATGGAACATTAGAATAGTCCCACATAGTTTCAACAATACCGAGTAGGGATAAATTACCTATAACAAATTCCATAAACGTTATGATTAAAGAACCTATTAGTCCTTGAATCAATATATCAACATCCCAAGATATTTCATTATTTATTCTATCAATAAGAACAAAAGCAATTCCTCCACATAAGCCCATCAAGGGGAATGAATATCCTCTCCAGCATACTTCTATGGTTATGTATGCCATAAATCCTATGATAAATAAAAACAGAATTTTATGTATCTTTTTCATATAATCTAACCCATTTTAGCTATAATTGCTTTGAGAACATCGGATTGATAATCCTCTGGAATATCCATTCCATAAACAATGTTACTAATTTCCTCGATTGTATTCAATGATTGAACATATAATTTCAGAGCATTGTGGTATGTTACTTGATATGTCTTAAATGCGGTTGCAGAAGAAATAATAGTCATAATATCTTCGGCTGAATAGAATTTACATAATTCACCATCAGCGTGATATGGTATTTCTGTTTCTCCGTTTTGAACCATAGCTGAAAGAGTTGTTAAGTTTAATTGGTCTTGTGTTGTAAGAGAGAAATGATAGGTTTCCCCATCGCTTAAAGATACATCAAATCCGCTTGTAATAACTTTATTACAAATTGAACTAATCTCATTCAATTTAGCATTTTTAATAAACTCAACGGTAACTTCTTCATCTGAGTCAATATTTGGTTCTTCTTCTATAATTTCCTGCTCGGTAGGTAATTTGATTTCTTCACCTTTTTCAACGGCTTCATATAAAGTATTATATTCTTCTTCATCAATTTGAATTATTTTAATTGTTTCATATCCAATTTTGTCTGTTGTGACAGGTAACATCCAATCGGCTCTATAATAGATGTCACCGAATTGAACATACTGTGCTTTACTTTCGTCACAGGATAATAGAACATTATGTTTATGTTGATAAGTTCTAAAATCAAGCTGCGACACCACTCCAACGAAGTTTTTGCCATTTATCAGTTTGTAATAATTCATTCGGAACATTCCTGCCTTTCACTTTATGTTTAACCAATTTATCTATTTCTTCATCTGTGAAAACATTTTGATATATACCCTCGTTAATTTCCATTATCAAGTTATAAGTATAATTCATTGTGTTGTCGATTTTCGCACATAACCATTTCTTTCTTCGAGTTGCAATTCTTGAAGTTTGGTCAGCACTAAAATGATATAACTTCGTAAAAGTATTTTCATATTCAAATTTGGAAATATGTCTTTTACTTCTTATTACCGACATTTAAGCATCCTCCTTTACTTGATATAACCTATAAGGCGGCGTTGTTAGCCGCCAGATAATATAACAACGACCCACCCGTTGTAAATGTAATGAGCGAGCCGTTGATTTTTGTATTAAATTTTATTAGATTGAGAAGCACGGGCAAACGCCATAAGAGCGGTTGGCGCCGCTGCTGCCGTAGTTGGTACCATAAATGGAGACAAACCAGAAGCCATTAGTGTTGCCAACAAAAGGTGAACGCTCCCACCAGGAGTAAGCGGAAACCCAATAACCGCCAATAGATGCCTCTACGGATTTTGTTAAACCATAATACGCAACTTCTTTGTCGGTTGCATAGATATAACAAGCGCCATTACCATTTTGATTCCAAACATCTCCGGAAGTTATGTTATTAGATGAAACACGAGATGGGTCACTTGCATCTGTATAATATGTAGCATCGTCCGGGATAAACATACCTCTAAACTTTGCTCTACGAATATTAGAAGTGAACCAAGATATAGCGCTACCCTCACTAATATAAGGTGTTTCCGAACCACCCATTTCAACATATGCAGGAATATAGAAATAATCATCAGATAACAGAATGTTAGAAGATTTATTGCCTTCAGAAGCACCAATTTTAACTTGTTTGAGCATAGTTCTCCAAACAATAGGAAGCGCATCTGTCATTCTTGCATTTATAAATGTTCTCATTTGACAAGCATCCCAACCACCAACATTCGTTTCAGTTGGATTCATAGCTCTTAACCTGTCAGTTAAAAGAGCGTTTGCTACAAAAGAAGCATTGGCACTCTGACTTGTGCCACCAGCTAATCTATATCTTCCTGTTCCACAGTATTCAACTCTCATAACTTCGTGAGACCAAGCAGCTAATTTACGAGCATTTGTTTCTCCGAGGTCATCAAACCAAATCTTTGCCCAATATAAATAACCATAACCATAGTCATCAAAACCACCGTCTGCGACAAACCTAATAGCACCAAGAGTTAATGTTTGTTCTGAATTAGTCGAACGTGTTCTTACTAATTCCGCTCTTGAAATTGCATTTGCAAATGATGTATTTGAACCATTTGAACTATAAACATAAAGTTTATCATCTCCAGCCTTATGACGAAGAACAACAACATCTCTATAACCCCTATATCCGACATTTATATTTTTGTCGCCCCATTGAATATCAGGATTATTGTTCATTCTCAATCTAAAACCTTCAGAACCATCTTCTTCAAAACAAGAAATCAATGTGTTATTTGTATTAGCTGTATCTGTAAATCTGAAATCAACCGCGAGCGTAAACGATGGAGCATCGTTACTAAACAATTTAATTCCAGTATTGATAGCTTGTTTACCATCTAAATACATATCAGTTGCTAACACTTGGCTTTTAACATTCTCAAAATCAAAATCGTGTCCGAGAGTAATGTCATAATAGTCTTTCTGCTCAAAATAATTTTCTGTTCTTCCAGATGATGTAACAGCAAAAATTTCGCCAGGTATCATAGTTTTAAGGTCTTTACCAACCGCAGGGAGTTCGGCTCTATCCCAAATAGCATAAACATCTGTATTTTCACGAATGCAACCTGTATTTTTGTTCCATCCAGCGAATACATTATAAATGTAAGCACCTTCTTCTGAACTATTTACAGGTATATCACCATCATAAGTAACGTCAGTACCATAATCAACGGTCTGTGAGCCAAGCGACAATCCTTGTCTTGCATACCAAGTAACCGTGTATTGTCTTTTTGTTTTGGTATATTTTGCAGTAACAGTACGATTTGAAAGAACTACATCATCAAGTCCATCCCATCCGCTGCCTTCTACATAATTACCTTCAACAATTTCACCAAAGCTATAATCAAACTCCGCATCACTATCTAAAGTAGGCATAGAGATAAGTCCTTCAGCATATGGGTCAGGTGGTAAAGCACCTCTATCAACATAAGTTGTAAATAAAACCGTACTTTTATCGTCAATATTTACATATGTAACGAGATATTGTGTAACAAGATTTTCAGGATTATAGGTAACTTCAAGGTCGTTCCACTTATTAGCATAGTTTACTAATTCCTGATTTCTAATCTGACCTGAAACATATACCGTACCGGTAACTAATGAATAATACATTTTGTTCATTGTATTCAGCAAAGTTGTATCACTTAAACTATTTTCGCCAGTCCAATCAATGTCATATAAGTAAAGAACCTGCAATGTGTTAATACACTCTTTGATTACATCAAGGCTATTCAAAGCGCCACCTTGCAATGTAAGGGTTTCCAATCTATTCAATGTTGCTTGGAAATCAATAAGATTGTTAAGGTTTCTCATTGCCAAAGTATTGATTGTATTTGGCAAGTGCGCAACTTGAATTTTACCATTTGTAGCAAATGTAACACCTGTAAGACGAGTGCCTTCGGCTAATAACTTGATAAGATTATTACATTGTGCAAGATTGATAGAACCAGTTAAATTGCTACAATTTCTTATATCAAGTTCTTCAAGTAATTTATTATTACCAAGTGTTAATGATACTAAACGAGAGTTGTTATAGCCCTCTGTTGTGTTACCTAAAACGAGCTTTCTCAATTTAGTAGCCATTGAGAAATTGTTTGCTGCAATATAGCAAGCAGAAAGGTCGCTTAATGCTTGAATTCTATTTGCACCGTAGATAGTAACCTGTGTGTCATCCATTGTTGACAAAGGACAATCAATCGTGTATTCTACGCCGCCCTTTGCTCTTATCTGTTGTGTTCCACCGTTACCAAACATAACAGACAAATACATATCAGAATAAGGAGTGATTTTTAATGTGTAATCAGGAGCGACTACAACATCGCTTCCTGTTGGTGTAAAGCATCTAAATGTAATACGGTTATCATCGCCTACAACTGTATTCATAAGATTTTTTGTGCCAAAATAAATCTCCTGGTCTCTCATCCACTGTCTGCGTTGATATTTCTTTCTACCTTGCATCATATCACGGAGATACTGAACATCGTGCTTTGGCTTTGAGTTGTCAAGTGATTTTCCAGTAAAAGTACGAATATATTTTCTTTCAATATCAAGTCTCCAAATTTCTTCTGGATAACATTCTTGAAATTCGTCAAATTGTTGAATAAGATTATTTGCGCTAAAACATTCGGCAACTACGCTTGTAAATGTGTTTGTGATTTCGGCGGATAACAAATCACGCAATCTACACCAAAAAGCAGAAGTTGCACCATTAAATACATAACCACTTGTAGGATTGCCATCAATGTTATAATCAATATCTTCTTTACCATAAGGGAAGATAAGTTCGCCATTATTATTGATACCTATTGCTGTATCATTATCATAATCCCACAAATCAAACGCATACTGCGTATAATATGTTTTGTCATTATGAATTTCAGTATCACTTGTGGTTACATATTCACCATCAATTAGTTCTGTATAAATGTGCAAAAGTTCAGGGACAGGTCTGCTAACTTTACGGAATACTCCTGTTTTAGCAAAATGCCAGAAAGTATTCTTTGCTCTATTATCCATCATTGTGTAATAATGAGTGAAAGAATAAAAGAACTCAACGGCACTCTTAACACACCATTCTTCAATTTCATTAACGAACTGTTCATCGGTTGAAGTTACAACCCATTTACAAAATGCACGCCAAACATTATTATTTATTTTAACCTGTGCCTTGCCTCTGCCCGATGTATCATTTACTAACTTACCATCACGATAGTCACCACAACAAGCGTAACGAGGTTCAAAAGAATGGTCTCCGTCAAATGCCTCATTTTCAAGACACCATCTACGCATATTAAGATAACCTGTTTCGTTACCATCATACTGCGAGTCTCCCGTATTATTCTCAACGGTAATTGTGCCTTGCTTATCCCAATATTCACTCACAATAGAAGCAGGTATATTTCTAATATGGTTAATTACAGAATTGTAAGCAACGGGAGTTACAATAAGATTTCCGTCTTTGTCAAGAGTTTTAACCAGTTTGAATGTTTCCATTCTATACTGACCATCACCAATTTCTTCAATACCTGTTTGGAATGTAGCATTATTCTTTGTATTATCAGAAATTTCGATAGTAAACTCATTCATATCATCTGGGTCATAAGCACGAGTATAGTCTGTCTTTTTACTATCACCAATATTGCCAAGTGCATAGAAATGCCAGTTTGTATCTAAAAACTCATTATGTGTTGAAATGTCCTCGTTTGTCTCTTTTAAGAAAAGCACAGCAGGTACAAACTCCATATCATTCTTAATCTTACTATCTCTCTGTTTTGCAGGTGAAATATAAGGTAAGAAATCATTATATCGTTTTTGTAAGAGGGCATTATTAACATTTTCAGATGAAGCAATATTGACTTTAAGATTGAAGAAGTTATTAGGTACAGATGTTCTTGTAAGGGAAACTTTACCCTCATCGCCTTTCCAATCTGTTACGGATTCTGTTCTTGCATTTTCAGTTCCATATCCAAGTGTAACCTTTGAAATATATCCTTCCTCTGCATTAACTTTATTGCTTGGCTTATGTGTGCCATCACAGTTAAACAAGAAATCAACATTTCTGCCGGCATTACCATAGTTGTCGGAGGTTGTACCTTGACCGCTGTGATAACCATTTTCAAAATACCAGTTATCATAATATGGGTCTCCTGGATAAACCTTGCCACCCATAGCGTGAATACATCTAAATTTGGATTTCACAAATATTTTTTTGGAAGTAGTAAAATGGTCTGTTTCAAGCATTAAAACTTTAACATTAGGAATGACTGGTGCAAGTTTTTCAGGGTCAAGAGTACCACCACTACTATAAGGAGTGTATTTATTAGTTTCTCTATTATAGTAGATACTGTTTCTATCATAACGATTCAACATTGTTGTTGTATCTCTTGAGTCTGCAATAAAGTTTTTCATAACATCTTCCGTTGACAAGGAAGAAGAATAAATCTTCATACGATAAATTCTTACATCACAATAATCAGAACCAATGATGATAGGCTTTGCATTATACTGATAAAATCTATCATTGTTATCATAAACAAATGCCTTACTCGGAACACCATCTTCATAAGCCATAACGAATGCTTTGGCAGTTGGGTCATTTTTATCAATTTTGTCAATGTTAATATCCATTTCGATAATATCTTCTTCGCTATAAGGCATATAAAGATATGTATTTGTTGCTGCAACGGCTTCTGTATTGTCATCGCCTTTAATATCTGTGTCAGAAGCACTATTTGTCTTTAACCAGCCCTCGTGAACACTCATTTGAATGCCGACATTGGTAGTTTGTGTTTCGCCATCAATTTCACTAACAGTAGTATCAACATTACTAAACCATACTGCATTGGCATCTTGAACATTTTCCGTCATAAATACAAGTTTCATTTCAGAGCCTAATACACTTGGATTAGCATTGATACCACCAGAGAACATTTCATAGTCAAACTGTACCCTTGTTCCTGCTTTGATTAAGAAATAAGAATCACCCTTTTCATCAACCCGATAACCGCCATTTGCCCAGTCGAAATTATCAGAAACACTCATTTTATAATTATCATTAGACCATACTCTATTTGATGAGCTATTTGTGATACCTGTTGGGTTAAAGTCAATTTCAAGATTGGCAGTAATAGGAGATACATCAATACCGAGTTCTGTTACATTAACAATGATAGTAACTCTTGTATTTCTAACTTCAATAACTAAAGTATGTTCTCCGACATCATCCGATTTGAAATTCCAAGTGTTTTGAGAAGATATGATTTTATCTGTACTAATAAGTTTATTATCAACATATCTCTTAACAGTAGGTGAGCTTGTTGTTGGGTCATATACATTGTAAGTAATGGAAGTTGTATCATATTGTCTTGCGGTTACAACACCATAATAATCATTCCTATAAATACAACCAATAACAGCATCTTCACTATTTTCATCATACCAAATAATATCCTTAAAGATATGATTTGTTTCAACCTGCACACTATTGATTGTAGCGGTAGCCCAAACTTCAAGTAAGTGAGAGCCGTGTTCTTTTGCAGGAATTGTATATGATTGTAATGTACCAGATGCGGATGTTGTAATTGTATTTTCAACACCATCAATCTTAAAATGAATTACTTTATTTACTGCACCATAAGGTGTATATGAAAATGATACATTTCGACCAATAGGTGTTGTATATCTATCCGAGAATGAACTTTCAAGACGAACATCAACTTTTTGAATAGTCCAAGATTTAACAACCATACTACCAGCTTCATCCACAACAGTAAGTGTGAATTTTTGTGTTCCGATAGATACAAATTCCGAAAGGTCAAATGTATTTCTGCCCTGTACCAAAGTACCAGTAAGCAATACATTGCTTCCATTTTTCCAAGTATATGTACCATCAAATGTTTCACCTTCGGAATCGGTTGATGAAAAGTCTATTTCAATAATAGCATCATCGGTTGCTGTAATAATTAAAGGAGAAGCAGTAATTCTGTCAACTTTAATAGTTGTAGTTGTGGTTGTTCCACCGCCACCGCCACCTCCTGCAATTTTGAACTGACTTTTGATTTCTTCAACATTATTCTTAACTTCATACAAAGTGAATGTGTTTTCAGAATCATATGTGGCATAATATTCATTGCCTTCTACATCTAAATTATCAAGGTCATAACGAACACCGTCTACAACTCTACTTAATGAACTAATATTCGTTGAATTAGTTTCTATTTGCTGTTCATTACTCTCAACAGATAACTGTAATGTAGATATTGTTGCATTTATTGCAGCAATTTTCTCGTTAATTTCATCCTTTGTATAAGCATCTGAACCAATAGCGTGAAAGTTGCCATTGATATAACGATAATGAACATAACTTCCGCTATCATTCAAAACATAGTAGTCCGTAAAAGCATTACCAGTTGCAGGTAAAGTAGAAGATACATTTGCAATTGAACCAGCGACAACTTGCCACATACCATCAATCCATTTGTAATATAAACATCCAGCAGATGACTTTAATATATAATCAACATCTTCATCACCAGTAGCAGGAAGTTCTGTTACAACGAGAGTAGAGGAACTGCCGAATACATCCCACTTTGCATCTCCAACGCTATCAGTAATCCACCAATATTTATCATAACCTGTGTTTGAATGATTTGGTACAAGGTAGAATGTCATAGATTCTCCGGTTACGGGCAACTCATCTACAACTTTAATTGTGAAGGCTTTATAATCTGCAAGCAAAGCCTGTGCATAATTTCTTGAAAGTGTTACAGCGCCACGAATAGCATCTCCAAGTTTTTTGTAAATCAATGTATCTGTTAGTTTGTATGCATCCTGAATTTCAGACTTTACAGTATTTAGATTGTTTTGAACTATATCTGCACGACCTCGTGCATAAGAATAAATATCGACTTTCAAGTTCTGTGGGTCATAAACAGATGGTTGCATAGCATTATCGGCTTTTGTCAATGTATCATTAAAATTGGAATCAACTTTACTACGAGTTATGCTACCATCTTGAATAGTCATATTGGCAAGAGAACCACTTGCAAGGAACTCAGCCATTTCCTTTTCAACTGCATCCTGAATTAACTTTGCAACAACTTCATTACTTTCGAGTTGTGTTACCTTAATAGTTAATTTGTCAACTTCTGATTGATTTGCTTTAAGTGCAATAGCATTGGCGTTTGATTTTTCAGCCGATTTTGCCCTTGCAATCTCGGCAGTCAAATCACTTTGAGATGCCTTTGTGTTAATCTGTTTTTGTAAATTGGTATCTGTTGCAATTAAGTCTGCCGCATTCTGTTCGTTCCAAGTAGTCAGAGCATTTACTTTAGTAACAAGTTGTGTGTATAAAGATTCTGAAATTTCTGTGCTATTAGCATCATTTACCAAAATATTCTCATCAATGGATAATGTAAGATAATTAGTTGTAGCAATAGTACCTTGATTACTACCATATAACATCAATGTGCAATGACCAACACCTATTTCAGAGGGCAGGTATGCACTATTATCTTCATCAAGATATTGATTATAAGAAACTCCATTTTGACTAAATTGGGCAAAGGTTGTTAAGTCATCCCAGTCGCCTGTAAGGTTGAATACAAACCTTACGAATTCTTGTGTTCCAGCAACGAGGCTTTTTAGATTAGTTGCAATCTTTAATTTTTGATTAGCAACATTAACTAATATATCCATATAATCCTCCTAAAATACAATAGTATAACAAGAGGGCTTACTTGTACGATAAGCCCTCTCTTATTATAAATAAAACAAAGATTTTATTTATAATTTATTCGATTAGTCATCTAATTTACCCACAATTTTAATTTTCCTAATTCTCGTAATGAGCGTTTTAACATATCCGTTTCCGTGAAATATATCTACATATTCATCATACATTTCTTCAAGTGAACGGAGTTTGTTAATTGAAATTTCGCCCTTTTCAAGAGCATCTTCGCAAGTATGTACAATAGTATGTCTAATCTGTTTTAAGTTTACTTCTTTTTGTTCGTCCAGAGATTTGTTAATTGTCTTTAATGATTTTTCTATTTCACATAATGTTTTTTCGTGGCTCTTAATAATCTCTGTTTGTTTCTGGTCTTTATCTTTCATTTCCTTGTACTTGGTAAATACTTTATAAAGTTTTATTGTTCCAGTACAAAGGGCAGTAATAATGGCGCAGATAACAACAATCCACCCCACCAGTTCACCAATCGCAATACTGGACAACAAATCCCATATTGATTGTGTGTCCATTTATAATACTCCTTATTTCGATAATACAATTTGGAACTTATCTATAACCTTACCTATTGCTCCAGCATATCCGTCTTGTCCGTTAGTTTTCTCGTTATCATATTGCCAGCCATAATAATTACCACCGAAGGGCGAAACCCTATATTTAGCCTTTAGATAACCTGTTTTGCCCACTAAATCCCTTGGCGTTGAATAATATACTTCGATAGCATCTATTGCTTTATGGTTTCCAGCATAACCATTATTATCATCGTATATATTATAGCCAGTAACATATGGCAACCAATTTCCGCCCTTGATGTGAACGCGATATTTTACAGAACCTTTGCTAACTTTAATTGCAACATCTGTGATTTGTGTTTTTGCAATTCCAGCAAAATCTGTCAAATTTGTAACTTCTGGCAACCATCTTCCGTTCACCCTCACTTTATAAGTAACAGTCGGAATAACTGTGCTACTTGTATTTGGAATTTTATTAGTTATAGTGTTTTTATCAGGAGTAATTATTCCTGCTACTTTTTTTGCAATAGTCGCATAATCAGGTGCAATAAATCCACGAATATATTTACTATTTACTCGCATAGTTCTTTTACCTACAACTCCCTTAGAGCCGTTGCCGGTATTACCTTCTGTTACTACGAAACTATTACCATTAACTTCCGTAACAATACCAATATGGTCTGCTCCCGAAGTACATTCACCATTTCCACTATCATTCCAATAGTATATAATTGCATCACCAATTTTTGGTTTATAAGAATCACTTTCGACCCAAATGCCTTTTGATTTAGCTACATCAATAAAGCGACCACATCCGCATTCTGTTCCTGTATATGAAGCAATTCCTACTTTCAGCCAAGCTGCACTGACAGTAGCGGCACACCAAGCATCATTTACTTTCATCTTATATCCAACAGGCAATGGCTTTTGACTATTATAAATTTTTAGAATCTCTGCGTGCTTGCTATCTCCTTCGATGGCGCCTAACCATCCATTCATAGCATTACAAACTTTCTGGCGAAGTTGCTGTTCTGTGATAGTTTTAGGTTGAACGGTAGAATTAGATTTTTTAGACCATCCGTTATAACCGCCGTTTTTAATGATAGTAGGATAATCTTTATATATGTAATTCTTATCAATAGTTCCCACGCCAGTAATATTATTACTTTCAATATAATTAGTTTCTCCGCCATATTGCCACATTCCGAGGTTATTTCCTTTATATTGACATTTTGCACTCCATTGAGCAATCCACATATCAATAGAATTATATACAGATTTATCTATATAATTATCAAGCCAATATAAACCTGTGTATAACATAGGGTAATAACCAGCTTTCTTGATACCATCAATAAATGTTTTAACAATTTCAGTGATTGCCGACTTGTTATAACAACCGTGTGACACATAATAAGATTTATCTTCTACATCAAGAGCAATAGGTAAAGTTGGTTTTTTACCTTTTAATAATCTCTTTATGTGTTTAACTTCGGAAAGTGCTTCGGATTTGTTTGTTGCATATGAATACAGATAAACACCCCACGGCATACCAAGAGCCTCTGCTTTTTTAACATTCGACTCAAATCGAGAATCGTCTTGTTTGGTAATATCACTACCATATCCACAACGAATCATTACCCAATTATATCCGGCTTTTTTTACTTTTGATAAATCAATATTACCGTTTGCATAAGAAATATCGACACCTTTTGTTCCAACAATACTCATAAAATATCTCCTTTCAATATAAATTAAGACCGTACATTATGTACGGTCTTATATGATTTATTAGTTTTCTATTGTACTTGTATCTACTGAATTTTCAGCCACAATTTTACAAAGTTCTTTAAGCGAAATATTGATAGTTTCATCAATCCATTCAATAATTTCTGTTTGATTAGAAACCTTGGTGAGAATAGGATATTTCTCAAAAATTTTCTGTATTACTTGTGACCTCTTGATAGAACCAGCTTTATTCCAGCTCTCATAATCAATTTCTGCATCGGTAATCAATTTAAGAATAACTTCTTTGATTTGTGCTTTTGCAGTAGAAATTTTCTCATCATTTGACTTTGAAAAATATCTTTTTATTTTTTGTATAATTGCAATTATCAATGAAATAATTACAATAATAGAAATCCAATTATCATTGATAAACTGCAAGAAATTCTGAATTCCATTTAGCATATAAATTTACCACCTTTTATTAACCAATAAATTAGTCACTTACTTGATTTTCTTGTGATACTAATGTATCAATATTATCAACCATTGTACCATCTTCCGTTTCGCAAGATGTACCTGCACTTAAAATATTATCGAGTGTTCCAGCATACTTTTCTCTTTTGAACTTCATTTCTTCTTCTGCTTTTTTACCGTTATATGCTTTCATACAATATATAGCATAAATCAAAATCTGTGCAGCTATGTCGGAAATTAAAACTCCGAGATAAGAAAAGTCAGCAAATTTCCACATAGCAACCATTGCATAGATTACGATTGCATTTAATAATGCGAATAAATAAAGTGCAATTAACTTGCTTGTCTCGATTTTAAAACTCTTTTTGTATTTGTTTTTCTCATTTTTAAGTGATTGCTTATATTGTTTTTGAATATTTTCTCTCTTAACTTTCTCTAATTCTTGTTGATACTTTTTTATAGTTAAGTATTTCATAACAGCACCTACTTTCTTGCTATCATTTTTCTAATTACCCTTGAAACCTTATGGTGTATCTTTTATGATTGGAGAATAACTAATAACAATTTTGCAGGGATTTGATACGGAAATACGGTTGTTGCGATTATCAATAGTATTTCCAATTTTAAAAAACTCATAGTTAAAGTCATTACAAATATTATGATTTCTATAAGTTGTAGATATAATTTGGGCATCGCCTTTAACGGTAATAATCTCACCAACAGAACAATTCTTAATTAACATTCTGCAATCCAATGATTCATTATAAATAGATAAATCTCCACTACGATTACAGGTGATTATCATATCAGGATAGATATATCCGATTTCATCTGACATATCACTTAAAATCTTAACCATAGAAGTTTCTGAAAAATTCCACGAAACATATTGCTCTTGACCATATCCAAATGGCTTATCACTTTCCATTGTTAAATGGAGACCATATAATTTTTCGCCAATCTTGATTTTGTCAATATTGAAACTTACATTATAATAGCAAGTATCTCTCTCTTTATCATCTTCATCAAAAACCTGAAATTTCAGGAATTCTCTACGATTTAGCCAACGCATAAGGTCTCTATATTCATCGTTACTGATTTGTCTTTCGTTATAATCATAAAGGTCGGGATTCTTGCAAATATCGAATTCAGTTGATACACATTCCTCATATGTAGTATTAGTAAGGCTAAATTTCTTACCACCATTTCGTGATACCTTTTCAAAAGATAGCTTTGAGCCTGCATCGGCAGTAGTAGTGCTATTTGAGTAATCAAAGTCGCAAATGATAAATCCGTAATCACTTAAATATTGACCATCATACTCAAAATCAATCGCATACATTTGAAGAACCTCCTTTTATAAGTTATTCAGTTTTTTCGATAGTTTGATTTTCAACTTCTTTTAATTGATTTAGATATGAAATTTTATCAGCCTCTAACTGTTGAATACTTGCATTTTTAATATTTGTTAATAACTTTTCAACAACACCCTCAATAACAAAAAACGGTAAATGAGATTCGTTAATCACATTTACCAGTTCATTTCTAAAATCTTCGACTATAAGAGTAATCGGCTTTTCAATAACCCTTTCAAATTCATTTGGATTACTTTCCGATGCCTTAAATTCCATTGTTTGTTGTATTTGCTTCTCCATTACTTACTTCCTCACTTTCTTGTAAATTCTGTTCTTCGGATGAAATGCTTATTGCAGTGCATTCTTCAACCGAATTTTCAGATTTTACAATTTCTATATCTCGTTCCTTAAAAACTAACTGCATAAAATCACCTTTTTTAATTCCAATAACCATATATCAAGCCGTTTTTAACTCTTAATTTTGAACTCGTATAATTTATGCTTACATTGACATTTACTGAAAAATTTGTTATTGCGTTATCAGAATTTCGAGTTACATTACTAACGCTCGTACTTACTGATGGATTTCCAATTCCAGTAATTATCGGAATACTGCCATCAAAACCATTTATCAATTTTGATGTGCCATTACTATCAGTTGCAGCAACACAAGTATTTCCTATTTCAACATTTTCTATTTTGTATTTGTGCATATTGATGTCACATCCGGCGTGAATTGTATTTTTAGACATACCATCAATAGCGTTTTTGCCAGTAACATACGTCCACTTAACTGTATAACTATCATCCGATGAATTCTCTTTCCAAGCCCAAGCCATATAATTAGATGAGTTTGCCAAATCAAACACAATACCTTTATAATTAGTATCGCGATATTGATTGGTGCCGACACTGCCTATAAAAGTGCCGTTATTATAATAATCTTGTCCGTTTGAATTTAACTCCATAATAATTTTCTGCGAATTATTATATAAAGCTAATCCATCAGTATTCAAAATCATCAACCGATTTCCCTTTGAATTATTGATTCTTAAACCACTTGTGTTTAATTTCATAAGATTTACATTAGAACTATTATAGATATTGATTTGCGCACCATATGCAGTACCTTCAATTTTCACAGATTGCGAAATATTATTCCACGCAAACTTAACGGCATCTGCGGTCAGCGTAGTGGTAGATTCTCCTTTTCCATCTGTTACAGTCGTAGTTACAGAATCGACCTTTTGGTCAACTTTGGTTATCTTGTTGTTATAATCATCCTGAACAGTTGAAATTATCGAATCTGAATTAAGATTGATTTCAGATTTAGTATAGTAATTGTTGTTCAAAGTGGATTGCACACTTGCAAGAATATTATTATCTCTAACAGCAATTTGAGCTTTAGTATAGTAATCCTCTAATCGTTTCTCTACTCCTGCATAAATAATAGTATTATCTGTTTGAATCTCGGATTTAGTATAATAATTTTGAGACAAATCATCTCCTAAATTAGATACATCTGTACTTATCTGTGTCAATCGTAATCCGTTACCATCTACAATTAAGGAAAGATTATTGTAATCACTATTGTTTGATAAATCAAGTCCTGCGCCATCGCCTTTAATATGTAATACTCCTTGTGAATCAACATAGAAAATTGGTTCGGTGTTATTGGAAATAGTAACTAAATTATTTTCATTCAATGTTACCTTAAATTCTGCGGTATTAGATTGAATTTTCAGTCCGTCCTGCGTAAAAGATAAACTATTCCCTGCATTCGTAATCTTCATTTGTTCGCCCAAAATAAGTTTACCGACAACTGTTTCAGCATTTACACCATACGCATATTGCAATTTACCCGTTGTAACATCATAATAATAAAAACCACCAATAGCTGTTTTAACAGTTTTCCAATTATCATCTGTAATAGCGATTGTAGAATTTATGATTTTTAATTGAGTATTTTCATATATATCATTAAGAGAATCATATTTGCGAAATAACATACCGTGTTCATCCCACGTTTGTGTCTGTTCATCGGCACTATTCATAATCTTTGTAGCCGTTACAGATAATCCACGCTCAACCCAATTATTAAGCAGTTCACTGCTTCGGCTACCTTTAGCAGCTTGACGTGATACAGAATCATATGAAGTTGCCATTGAACTTGCTTGACTTAAAATGCTTCTTAAATCTGTATATCCATTGAGTGTAGCTGCAACATCAGAAAATACAATCTGTAAGTTTTGCAGATTATCAAAATCAATAGTATATTCAATAAGTCTTAAACGATATATTTTATCATCTACTTTAAGTCTAATCCAATTACCAATTTCAAAATTATCAATAATCGGTTGAAAATCTTTAATCACTAATAGATTTTTAAGAGTTGCCGAAATTTGATGTTGTAAAGTGGCAGACTTGAAAATCTCAATCCTTGCAGTTTCTAAAAATTGTTGTGCTTTATTAAATAATTCGGCATTATCGCAACCATCTGAAATGCAATTTTCATCATTATAAGTATCTTCTCTACGATAAGAAGCAAATTCTTCCCACAATGAAGTACCAAGATATTTTTCAAGGTCAATTTGCTGTTTGATATAACTTCTTTGTTTATCAATCAATGTTTGCAATCCATCTGAAACGAGTTTGTCATTACTATATTCACCAGTAATAAGATTTATTTCTTCTTCGCGAAGTCTGATTTCATCTTCAATGTAACCAAGTTTACGGTAATATTTCATATATATCGTTTGATATAAGTTGTCGTTTGTTTCTGCCCAAATTGTAGAATCAGCAACACCTTGCTCAATTAAAATGTCAATAACAGATTGACAAGCATCGTGAAAACTATTCAAACGAGCCAAGCAATATAGTTTCAAATTTTTCTGAAAAGCAGTATCATCTAAATTAAACAATGATACTATATCAATTTCATCTTTTTGTTTGTAAAGTGACTTATCAATAACCTGCTCAATATATGTACGGTAATTATCTGTTACAGATATAGATATATCATCGGCATTGGTATAGGTGTCATCTTCATTAGAATAATTTGTTATTACAAATTTTCCGTGCCAAGTACGTGTTGTCTTATTGTAAGTGCTTGTACTAATTTTGATTTGGTATCTCGAATCAATAAGGGTTTTGGCGTAATTCAAGACTGCACTATTAACTGTTGATTCAGATGCCTTAGTAATATCTGTTACAGCAACAAATGTATTAGCCATTCTGGAGTATAAACTATTAGCTTGCTTTATAGCGGTTGTATCTTCCATATCAACAGATGGCATTAAACCGCTGCTCAAATATAAATACATATCAATCGTATCATAATATAAATTCATAAGATTGGCATAACCTTTGACGACACTAATGGTCTTATCGCTCTTATCATATTTATTCATTAGATTATTGTATTTTTGAACAATGCCACTATCTAAATTAACAATATAATCATTCTGATAATATGCAAAATCTTCTTCATACTTTTCTATCTTTGAAACCAAAGAGGGTGACATCATTGATTTTAATTCATCAGACAAATACCATATATAATTACCATTTGGATTGCAGTTGGCAATTGTGGCAGTCATCAAGTCATCTCCACCGGTCAATCTAAAACAATTTTTAACTGAATCGACATTTGTAGAGTATTTAATCTCATCGGCTAAATTATCAGAAGATATAAATATATTTGTATCATTACCATATCCATTATTAACATTAGTGCTTCCACATTCGGGGCAAACATCAATAAATTCTCCACGGTAGCCGCAATCAAGACAATATGCTTCGAGGTCATACACACTAATATTTCTTTCAATCTCATTGGAAGAATTTGTTGTAACCTCAATTACAAATAAACAGTTGACATCCTCTGCAATTTTTTGAAAAGCATCATAAATCGAAATGTCATCAAATGAAAAAGAATATTGTTTTGGGGCAAGACTCAAATCTACATATTTGATTCGATAGTGCGGAGCTTTTTCTAATAATCTATCAAGCATTGATATTTTAGAATCTGTAATATTATAAAAAACAGTTGGATTATTTTCATCATAATCCTCTCTTGCTATATCTTCTTCTGTGTTGATTTCTACTCCGTATAATTTAACTTGTGATAATTCTGCTTCTCCTAAAGATTTGGCGGTGATATGTTTAATCAGAGAATTAGTTTCATCAGTTTCTACATATATTTCAAACCATAAATTCCATTCTTTGCACCATAAAATTTGAAAATCCTTGATACTATTCCACAATTCCGTATCAACTTTATTAACACTAAATGAAATTTCAGAGCAATTATTCAATGCATCCTTAAAAACAATGTTAGTAGCTGGTATTGCCCCTAATTTGTTACCATATCTTTGTGCTAATACGAAAGTAGGAAGAATAGCATTATATGTACTATCAAAATTTATTTTTATAGCCAATATCATCACCTCCAATAAATATTTTAATTAACGGTTTTGGATAGCCTTTTTAATAGCACCTCATAATCTTTTTTGTATTGCTTTTTTAATGATTGCAATTCATTTATTAAAGACTGGTATTCATTTTTGGCTTTTTGATATTCCTCTATCACTTTTTTATGCGAGTATCTTAATTCCTCTAATTCTTTTTGTGATTGTTTCAATATCAAATTCTCATTTTTTGCTTCCTTCAACTGTTCATTAAGTTCCGCTATGCGTTCATATAGTTTCTTATTTTCTAATGATTTCATTATTATTTCTCCTTTCAGGCACTAAAGAGAGAGATAAAATAAATTATCCCTCTCTTACATCAATCCCAATGAATATTATTCTTTGCCAAAGAACTGCCACCTGTAAGTGGAGTAATACCGATAGCTTTTATCATATTTTCAAATTTACTATCTTTCTTCATTTGCTCTAACATTTCATTGTAATCTTGAACGTGGTTAATAGGAATAGTAATGTTAATTTCATTATTCTGATTAACAGACTGTGCCGGAGTACCTAATTCCGCAATTTTCTTTTCAAAATTTTTAAAAGGAAATGCAGTAATTGGCGGAGTGCCAAAGCTACTATATACATTATTACCCCAGACACTTAAAGGCTGTTCTGACATTTTACGCAATGTATCTCTTAATGAAACAAAATTCTCTGTATCTTGTGCATTAAGTACAAGTTCAGGCTTATCAGGTGTTCCGTCAAGTTGTGCTAAGCCTGTATAATCAACAAGCCCACCGGTTTTATATCCCTTTAACTGATTTAACTTAACCCAGCCTAAATCTCCGTTGCCTAATGTTTTACCCGTGCTGATATGATAAGGATAAGCACTTCCCGGATTTGTACTTGTAATATATACAGACTTTCCGAGATATTGATTGCCCCATCTTCCGCCACCTGCTGAATTTTCGTAATAAATACCAGATACATATGTTACCTTATCACCAATTTCACCCTTACCATTACCTCGTTTTGTATTGGATTTTTTACTGTTGGTTTTAGCGGTGTTACTATTGGTATTAGTTTTTTTAGCAGTTGTGGTAGATTGAGCTGTTGTAGTTTTCTTTGAAGAACTACGACCACCTGTTATAATGTCAACTCCTGCGGCAATATTATTCAATGTTTCATTCAGCGAAGTTAAAGCATTGCTAAAATTGTCGCCATACATTGAAATAACATTATTAGAGGATGTTATTCCACTTGACCATATATCAGTCATATTGTCAGTTAAAGTATAACCAACACTTTCGCCTGTTTCTCTCAATGTTGCAGAAATATCACCTGAATTTAGATTGATAGTATCAATCATATCTTCCATAAGCATATCAATGTTATCCAAGCGTTCATTTAAGATTGTTTCATATTCATCATATAATGTATCTAATAACTGTTTGGTATCAGAAATATATTGCTCATATTCGGTTTCTGCTAATTCTTTTTGTGCATCAACTAAATCAATCTTTAATTTCTGAACTTTGGCTTGTGTTTCCTCTGAAACATTATTTTCATATGCTGCTAATTGTTTTTGAATTTCTGCAATGTCAGAAGTTTTATCTTCAATCTTATTCTGATAATCGTAAAAACTCTTTGCCTTATCTAAAGAGTCAGTATAAGTATCTATTAAATCCTGCAAAGATTCCAATTGAACTTTTATGCCATCTTCAACAAGACTCTTAATTGCTTGTTTCTCTTCCTCTGCATTCTTAATAGATTGCTGTTGTAAATCAAGTAATTCTTCTTTGCGTTCAATGAGTCTTGTATCTGCCGGGTCATCTGCAAGCTGATTTTGAATGCTTATTAACTCTTTAGCATACTTATCAGCTTGTGCCATATAAGTGTTATAGTTGACTCCGTGCAATCCGGCTGTTGCTAAACCTTTGTCCGTAAAATTACCTACATCATCAAACATATCAGAATTACTCATCAAGTCGATTAAGAAATCAGATTCAGAATTGATTTGTGAAATACGGTCTTGCAGATAATCAAATACGCTCCAATCAATCTCACGCATCTTATCTTCATATTCGGCAAGTGAAACAGTAGCATCATCAATGGCTGATTTTGTGTCCTCAATAGCAATGGTCATATTATACCATTCTTCACTATATTTAGATATTCTGCCTGAATTAACTGCTTCATCTAAAGCCTCTTGCAAGCCGGCATATTTATCATTAAGCATAGATATATTATTTTGCTCTTGATTTGACAACTTCTTGTAATATTTTGAAGATACAAAATAATTCTGTGCCTCAAGCAATGAGATTTTGCTTTCCATATGGTTTGCCTTATTCTCCATTCTTGATAACTGATTATCAAAATCCTGTTCAATAAGGTCAAATTTATCTTTATAGAGTTGAGCTAATTCATTGTTTAAGTCTTGTACGGCTTCTTTACAGTCAAGTGCAGCTTCATAATACTGCTTATATTCATTTATAAGGCTTGCTGTATCGGAGTCATAATCTGTAATACTGTAACTGCCGTTGCGTACTGCTTGCTTTATTGAAGATGATAAATTGATAGAATTTGCTTTAGCCATATATGTGCTATAAGCTGTATTCTGAACCGCAATCTGCTCATTGATTTTCTCAATTTCATCACTTGTTGCATTAAGTCTCTTTTTGAGTGACTTGAACGCACTTTCGGCAACTTTCTTTAATTTATTAACTGCTCTTTGAACACGGTCAATAGCAATTTCAATATAATCTATGGTTTGTGTTGAATCACTGGAAGAATCTTTGCTGTTGCTATTATCACCGTTATTATTTTGTGTTGAACCACTTGGAGTTGTGACAACGCTTCCTTTTGCAGTAATTTTACCTGAACCACTGGAGAAAGCTGTACCTTCGACAAATGCTGTTCCTCTTTTCTTGCCGGAAGTGATTTTGCCATTCTTTAATATCTGCCTTGTTTGTTCGGCATTAAAGATAATGTCGCCCTTTTTGTATTTGAAAAATTCAGCTCCATTATCTCCGATTGTGAAGAAACGACCGTCACGAACCACCATTTCCTGACCGAGTTCTCCACCTAAAGCCTCTCCATCTTCCTTTGTACTCCAATCACCTTTAGCTTTGGCTATGCCAGTAGTAATTGCTGTGCCGTTTGCTTTACCGCTACCAAACAGACTTGAAATCCAGGAAATTACTGAACCGCCAAGAGAATTAACTACCGGATTATATGTTATAGTTGCAGCCTTGCTTTGTGGTTGCCATTCATCAATGGAGTTTTGATAATCTGTAATAGCTTGACCGCTTGGAGATGTGTATTCAACGGAAGCAGTTTTACCTTTTGGCTCATAATTATCAATACGAGAGCTATCTAAACCGGCTTTAACCATCATTTCAGGAGAAATATCAGAAATTGTTTTTTGAACAGTATCTAAATCTTCCTGCTTTGGTGAAACTCCGGCTTCAACGTCAGCCTGAATGTTTGAAACGGCATCGGTAAAATCCTTGTCATCTAAGCCTAATTTGGTTTTTACTTCTTTAGGTATTTTGTCAATTTCAGTTAGAGTTGCACCGATATTAGTTTCTGCTTCGGAAGTATCAGCACCGATAGCTGTTTTTAACTCAATGTCATTATAATTAGTTTGATAATCTTTGAGGTAACTAATTAAATTAGTAACATCATCCTTAGCTTCACTCACATCAACGTGCATAACGGTAGGTGCAGAAAGTTCTTGCTTACGATTCATTAAACCGATAAGCACGGTTTCTGCTTCCATTGCGCCTTCTACGGATAAATCAATTTTACCCTTTTTATCCTTAAAGCCATCAACTAACTTTTGTGCTTCGTCAATTTGAGAATTAACATCCTTTATACTGTCTGTATCAAAATCAAAGTTAGTTTGTGTTAATCCAAGTTCTTTAAGTTTATCTGTTGCAGTTGTGAGTTCATCTTGCAGATAATCAAGTTTTGTAAAAATTGAATCGAGGTTAATATCAAAACCATAATCCGATAATTTTCTCATTATGGCTTGTACGGTTTCAATATCAAGTCCTAATTTCTCGGCAACATCTGCATCATCACCAACACCAAAGTTAATGTCCCAACTTCCGTCCTCGTTGAGTTTTACCCATTCGGAATTTAACTGGCTAACATCGTTCAAGAAATTCAGGCAACCATCCGAGCCTTCCGTGAAGTATCGAGTCATTTTCTCATAACCCTTGTCATAAGCTGCCAATAACTCATCAATACTTGCAGTAGATAAATCCTCATTGCTCATCAACTGAACAGCGGCTCTAAATTCGTTTGTGCCGATTAAGCCTTCGTCATAAAGTTCTTTGATATGTTCAAGTCCACCTTGCAGACTGTCATACATATCTCCTTCTTCTCCTAATGACTGTGCTTCTTCCCACTTTTTGAAAGAGGAGGTTAAACCGTCATACTGTGCGGCAAGAGTAGCAGTATCGTTAATCTGGTCAAGAATGTCCTGTCTTTTTGCGTACAAATCCGCAGCTTTAGTTGCATCATCACAATTCTTAATCTGCTCTGTTAAGTTCTCATATTGACTTGTTAATGATACCAATTCAAGATTATTTGCAGTCTTGATTTGGTTTTCATATTCGGATTCTAACTGTCTTAATTCTTTTGTATTGAGATGTATTCCGTTAGCAGTTTTTTCAAATAATTCATTGGCATTAAAATCTTTGAGATTTTGATACCTATTTGTGAGATTTTGGATTGAATCCGCCGTTAAGCCTGTCGAAGTAACTGATTCTTTCATTGCAGAATACAGTTTATCCATATTATCGGATTCGACATCAATATCAATAGAAAATGCCGTACTGCCAACAACATTACCTAATTCTAATACTTGATTTTGGAAAGCCTCTAAATTTGCAATATCTTCTTCGGTTTCCATTTTGCCAAACTGTTCAGCAAAATCGGCAATCATTGTATTATTTAGGTCGCCTTTGAGTTCGTTAATTGCAACATCTAAATCATCGGTTCTGTCTGCAAGTTGTGGGAAATCTTCAATTAGTTTTACAATATCCTTGTTTTCTAATTCGCCTTTTTGGAATTTTTCAAAAGCATCATCAAGGGCTGAAATCCTATCAACATAATCATCTACTCTGTCGATAAATTCAGGATTATCTTTATCACCTTTTGCAGATATTAAGTTTTCAAAAGCACTGCCAACGCTTTCTCCAATTTCTTTTGCATAGGATTTATAATCCTCAACTGCCGTTTTCCAATCATCCAATGAAAAATTAGACGGGTCGCCTTTAAGATAGAAATAGTCTTGTAATAGGTGTATCTTTTCCGCAGCCTTAGCGGCTTGATTAACGGCATCATCACCTGTAAATTCTGCACCAATTTGAAGTTTCAGGTCATCTTCTCTTGTGCCGTTAATAACACCTTCGGCATATTTCTGTAATGCTTCTGGAGATAAAGTTTCTTTATAGTTGCCCTTTTCATCTGTTACAATCGGTGTAAAGTTTATTGCAACAGAACCATCGGAATTTGAAAATGTTGATGTAAATACTGTTGCTGTGCCGTCAGAAGATACATCCCAACCAGCCTTTTTCAGCTCGGAATTATCAACTGTCGGGCGGAGTGTAAGGTCAACTGTGCCGCCTTCAGATAAATTCTTTAACTGATTTTCAACATTGGTAGAAGTAAAATCAGTAGAAATTTTATATACTATATCTTTATCTGAATTAGATAAACTATCTATCCAATTATTAAAATCGTTGATTTCTTGTTTTGCTTCGTCTGAAAGTTCCGGAGTAGGGAGTGTAAGTTCCAGAGTAGGGGATGCAAGTTCAGGAGTAGGGAAAATCTCTATTCCGTTTGCTTTACTATTTGGGTCTGGAAAACTGAAATTATTTGTATCACTTTCAATAGATTTGCGGAATCTGTTTTTGACTTCTTCTGCGCCTTTTGCGGTATCGGAAGCAAATTTATCGTACCATTCATTATAGTATTTAGAAAATCCTTCAAGCGTACTTAAATAATTATCTACTTCTGTTTCGATAGCATCGCTACTTAATGCTTTATCCTTTATTGCTTGTGAAATCGTTTTATTATTGGTAATATTATCAATGATTTCTTGTCTGTATTTCTCGTAATCTTCAAGAGAATCAATATCAGCGTTATTGTTTGCAACCTCTGATGTCGTAAGTTCATCAAGCAATGTTTTTGCAGCTTCAACCTGTTTTGTGAATACGCCTTCTCCGCCTGTCAGAGCATCTTTAATTTCAACTAACTTTTTCCAGGTTTGATTATTGTTATAATCAAATCCGTCTGTATTTTCTAATGCATCTATGGCGTCATTGATAGCATTGATTTTGTCCTGCAAAGTTAAATCCGCATTGAATATAAGTTTTGTAAATTTGTCACCAAAACCCAATATATATTCTTCATAATCAACAAAAGCACTGCCATAACCTTTTTCTTTCCAAACCTTATCAATAATTTCAGCGGCTTTATCTCTGTTTTCATCATCGCCCCAATAATCAAAGGTTATTACATTATTATCATCATTCCAGTCCGAAAAAATATTTCCTTCGTGAAATGCCTTTTTTGATGCTTCATCGGCAGCATCTACATAGGCTTTTTCAAAAGTGGAAATATTAGTCTGTAATTGTGTTGATTGTATATTCTTTAATTTTGCGAGTTCTTCATCAAGTTTGCCATTTACAAGGTCAAGATTATCAGCTTGCGCACCAACTAATTTAGTAATTTCATCTTGAATATTTTTAATTTCTACTCTATTAGTCGAGTCAGTCATATCAGACTTAGCTAATTCTTTGTATTTTTCTATTAACTCTGAAAGACTATTGGCTTCTTCTACTGATTTATCTGCTACTTCTTTAGATTTTTGTGCCTGTTCTGCTGCCTTTTGATAGCTTTCTTCGGCGACAGAATTCAATTTATTAAAAGCAGTTATGCAAATAGCAACACTTGCAGCTACTAAAAGAAGCGGATTTGCAGTTAAAGTAGTCCAAAGACCTTTTAATGCTGATTTAAGAGATGCAGTAGCAGTAGCGAAAATTCCAGTTGTTGTTGTTGCTTTAATATTTTCAGCTGAATGTGCCTCGGTTGCAAGCGCTGCCGCCGCTTCTTCTTTTGTAAGACCTTTATCCATTAAGATTTGCATTTGTTGAGCAGTTGACAATCCTGTTGTCGTTAAAATTGCCGCCGCTTTTTCTGCGCTTAAACGAGCAGTTGCAGCAGCAACTAAATCAAAACTTGTTGCACCCTGTAAACCCAGAATTCTTAATTGCATTATAAATACAGGGTATATTAAAAATAATTTTGAAAAACCACTTTACAAAATGTATAAATTATGTTATCCTTTATATAAGGAAGGTGATAATTTATGTCTAAAGAAAAAGAAAGAGAAATTATCGAAATTGAATGCCCTAAATGTGGATGCAAACAATCATATAAAAATATATCAAAATATTCTGAAAGCGGAGAATGTATTTCTTGTGGTGAATTAACATACTTCAAAAGATTCAGAGAATATGATTTGCCATCTCCAAAACAAACAATTAAAATAGAATGCCCTTACTGTCACTCAACAAATACCAAAAAGATTTCTACATCTTCAAAAGTTAGTAAAGTTGCATTATTTGGAATATTTTCTATTGGTAAGGTCACAAAGCAGTGGCATTGCAATAATTGTAAAAGTGATTTCTAACTATTTATAAAACTACCTCACGATTTTAGAGAGGTAGTTTTTTTTGCACTTTGGAACATACATTAACAGCAAATAAAATTTGGCTTTTATTTACTGTAAGGAATGGTGTCCTCTGAACGTTCCCATTATAAAAATTTTTATCCCGACATCGCTTTCACGATTGCTACCTATCGGATTATATAATTTGACCTTTCGGCTAATGGGTGCGCTGCTCGTTATCAATTTAATTTCTGTCCGGCGTTATTTTTTAACCGTAGAAAACTTACTCCCGTTGTGCAAACGGTTGACTTATTTACCTTATTTTTCGGTTTCCTATATTATAGGAGTAGTAAGTATTATGACTTCAAGCAATTTCTCCTTTTGTTATTTTAGAACTTTCATCTTATGGAATTATTTTTATCGCCATTATGATAATCATTTCCCCATAATAGACCAAACATCTTCTGGGTGATGTTATGACTCTGTTGAGTTAATCGAAGTTCTTTATAAATGCAGTTATACCTATACCAACTAATGCAGTACCAAATAAACCCAAGTTCTCTGTCAAAGAATCAAATATTTCTAACAAATCTGTTAAAATATCTATTACGGCACCCATTTCATCAGTTTGGAAAAGATTTTGGAATACACCAACAGCTGTTTCTTTTAATGCGTTTAATTTGAATTCAAGAGACTGTTCAATAATGTTCATCTCATTCATTGCACTTCCAGCACTATTGGTCATAGTTTCCAAAGAATTTTCAACTGCACTAAAATTATTTAAGATAGCAGCAACTATCTGACCTTGACGTTTACCAGCTAATTTTTCGAGCAAATCAGCCTGTTGTTTGTCTGTTAATTCATCATAAACATCAGAAATATCTCGAAGTAATTCTGTTGTTGATTTGAATTCTGTTTTTGCATCATCTTTAAATAATGACACGCCAAGAGGGTGTTCAGCACTCTTGGTTAAATCAGCAATATCTCCTTCCAGTTCTGCAACGCCATCAATAAATTCGCCAGTTTCCTCATCATAACCACGAATTCTCATTGATACAGTTTTTAAAGCATTACCTACCGATGCTGCATCTCTTGTGATTTCTGTGGCTGCCGTACCAAGAGCAATGGTTTCTTCAAGGGTATTGTTTGCTTCTTTCATAGCAGAAGATGACCTTGTTAAAAATTCAACAATATCACCATTACTTACCGCTTGTGAATTACCAATAGCATTGATTTTACTTGCAATTCCGTCTAATGCATCATCTGCTTCGATATTAAATGCCTTCATAGCACTAACAAGACCATCTGTTGCCTTTTCTATATCTATATCAGGAGATATTGATGAAAAAATAGAGGAAACTTTTGCCATTGTTTGGGCATCTTTAATGCTATATCCTAATCTTGACCAATCCGCTGCTGCCTGAATTACTTCCTCTGTTGTCGCACCGAGTTGCTTTGCAGTATCATTCGCAGAAAAGTAAAATTCTTTAAGTTGGTTAGAGGTAGCATCTGTGGTTTTTTGTAAATCAACAAGAGCAGTATCAAGACTCACAACATCTTGAACACCGCTTTTAATAGCATTAAAGGCAGAATAAATAAGAGTTGAAACACCAACATACCTTGTAATACTCTTAAATGCACCAGAAATACTACTACCAAAAGATTTACCTTTTAATCCTGCTGATTCAGCAGCCATATCTACTCTCTTGAAATCAGCAGCTATTTGATTTGCATCAGCAGTGAAAACATTTCCTTGTGCCGATAAATGGTCTAATTTATTTATACAATTCTGAATCTGTGTTCCATAAACCTTTGCTGCTTTGGTATTATTATTTAGCCAACTTTCCATTTTATTTTGTAAAGTGGCAACTTCCATAGCACTCGCAAACTGCTTTGTTTCGGCAGAAACAACAGTCATACTATTTTTAATTTTTAATAAAGTGCTATTGAATTTTTCGTATTTAGAAACAAGTTCTCCTTCACTCATATTACCTTTTGTAAATTCTTTTTGTAATGTATGTAAAGTTCTAAACTCATTTTCAAGTGATTTTAATTTATCTCGTAAAGCAGTTGTATTACTACCGCTGCCCATATTATTAACAGCGGTATTTAACTGATTAAATTTCTGTGTAACTTTTGCAATAGAGGCATCAATTCCGCCATTGTTAATTTGAGAATTTATCTTATTCAACATTGACTGCGAGAACTGTTGACCTGCCTGATTGCCAGCATTACGCATTTGACCTGCGATTTGAGTTGATAAATTATCAACTTTTACATTTGTCAAGTTTAATGTAAATTTTTGACCATTTAATGCTTGCTGAATTTTAACGCCAAGACCCTTTGTGTTAAGAGTAAAATTATTAAGAACAATTTTCTCTTTTTCAATCTTTCGTATAGATGAAGGTATCTTTGATGTATCTAACTCTGCAACAATTCTCACTCTAAAATCAGACATATTTTAACCTCCTTTCTTCGTTATTAAATAAAAATAGCCACCCTGCAAGGGTGACTGAAAATTATAATTTTTCATATAAAACCACCTTATTTAATAAGATGTTCTTCGGTTTAATATCTCAAGTTATAAATCTGCTAATCCTTTTTTCTCAACTTGATTGATACCTTCAGCTCCGAAGTATTTTTCAAATTGCGACTCATTGGTTCTATCATCGTAGATTCTAACCATATCACTTGATGCCCATCCCTGTAATGACTGAACAATATTTTCAGGTAAGTTCTGTTCGAGTAAATAACTTGTGAAGAAATGTCTTGCACAGTGGAAATACCAAACCTTACCTATCTTACCGAGCATAGAATTAAATGTTCTTGCCCAAGAATCCATAGTAGAAATACCAATATGCTCATCTAACCATTTACCGTCTTTATACTGTGGGAATAACCAATCACTTGTAATACCAAGTTCTTCACGCTGTTTTAACCACAAATCAAGGTATGGCTGGAACGGCTTCGCAAGAATATAAACATCAAGTAATTTACCTCTTTGACCTCTCCCTTTGGTTTGCATTTTCTCCGGAGTCTTGTATAAAGCACCGTCACAAATTAAGTTTTCTTTATCAAAATATGATGCCTTAAATCTTGTCAATTCTGCCTTACGCTTACCACTAAAAATAGCAAGAGCAAGCATACACGCCCTCATATAATCACCTTTATCAACAAGAACTTTAAGCAACCATTGAACATCTTCCATTTGAAGAACTGACTTTGTTCTTACGGCTTCATCTGCTGGTGATTCAATCTCGCTCCAAATACGTTTATAGTCAGGAAATTCATCATCTAAAATTTTGATGATGTAATTTTCTAAAGAACGTAATGTTGCCTTAAATGTTCTGATTCTCTTTGGAGACCATTTCCACTCATTCAAAGCATAATTTTGGAATTTAATAGCTTCGCGCTTTGTAATATCAACAAAGAACTTATTCTTATTATTTTCAAGACACCAGCACCAAAAAATATGTAAATTTGCTTTGTATTGCTTGATAGTGCCTTTGGATTTATCAGTAGAACTTAAATACTCTAAAAAATCTTCCTCTAATTGTTTGTTTTCCTCATTTACTTTATCTAATCTTTTCTTGTCAGTTAATTCATTATTATAAACAGTAGTTCTTCCATCTTTCATAGAAATACCTCCTTTATAATGTTTTAATTGCAAGAATCATTATTTGAAGAATTTCTTTAGAGTCCTATTAAATGTCTTTTCCATTTTATTTTCGGCTCTTTCCCAGAAGCCTTTTTTACCAAGAGTAGGTTTTGCAGTTGCACCACTTTTAGTAGTCCACGGAGTACCGTAATTTGCTAATTCTAACACCTGTTGCATACTTGGATTATCACCACTTGTATATTGGTAATTTGTATCTAAATAAGCATCAAACGAAACTTCTCCGCCATCTCCAAAAGATGAAATAGTGGGGGATGTTGTTTTCGGTGTATCGCCCAAAGCACCTGTCCTCTCGTACATAACGGGTTTACCTTTGGTATAAAATTTTCCAGTCTCATCATACATATCTGCCAATACCTTATCAGATGTAACGTTCATTGCCTTTCCCAATTCCTTGATTAGCGTTGCATTTAATTCATTCATACTATTGGCAGTCATAATATTCCACCTTAATCTTTCTTTGTAATGTCCTTAATTCTCTGTGACTTTCCGTATGCCGCTACAATAGATTCCGCGCTTAAATTGCCATTTGATACATCTTTTGCAATATTAGTTAATTTTTCAAGATTTTCTCCTGTGAAAACAGGACTAATTTTATCTACAATCATCGAAATAGCACTTTGAATACTATCAATTATATTACCAATAGAATTCTTTTTCTGATTAACTATGTCAACGGCATCTGTATAAGCATTGCAAAAATCCAATCTAAATGTACCATTACCTTTTAACGCTTCATTATATAATTTAAGACAATCTTCATTTGCAAGAAGAAAATCAACATCAAGTTCACCATCTACATCTGAAAAATAGTTGTCTAAACTTACATTATCAACAAAGTAATTAAAGAAAACTGTAATAGCATTTGTTCTTCCAAAATGAGGGGTATAGTTGTTTTCATCATCAAAAAATTTATTAACAATAGCCTGAACTGCTGCTGAATAAATCACAATATCAACGTTGTCTTTTACAATAATTTCTTTATTAGCCATAATAAAATTCCTTTCAAATTCATAAATTTAACGATAAAACTATCCTTTTATTGTTGTCTTAAAAACTCATCAATTTTATATGTAAACCTTGTACGAGCCTTGACCTGTTCAATAACCGTATGATTTATTTTATATTCTATGAGGTCATTGTAATTGAAACTGGTCTTTGGAACGACAAGCATAATCTTATTAAAATCCTCAATATGAATAAATACGGTTTTTTCAATTTGTCGGAACTCGATGATAAAACCACAAGTAATACCATCATATTTGTTCCATTCATTTAATCCTTGTATTTGGTGATAGTGAATTTCTTTAGTTTTCAATTTGTCTCTCTCAAATGAAATCGACTTTCCTGAAACAGTTTTCATTTCTAAAGCATATAATTTGTGCTTTCGTGAATCCCACATTAAAAAATCAAATGGATTTTTATTGCTAAAACGAAGATTTCCACCACCAAATGATTGTGCGGAATCGGGCAATCGGTAGAGCAGGGCATAGTCGGGAACTGATTTCTTAATCTGTTCTTCAAAGACTTTACCTATGTTCTTTGCCATTGTTCCCACTCCTTATTCGGGTTTATTTTCCAACCACTTTTTATATACAAAATTTGTTTCACTCTTTAAGAACCAGCAAGCAATTTTACCGGGTTTGGTTTCATTCTCATATATAAATTTTGGCTGGCAACCGTGAGTGGCATAAAAGATGATTTGTTTGATACAATCAATAGCAACAACATTGTTTCTACCATAACATTCAAACATTTCCTCTTTCGACCTAAAATTTATATTTTTCATTGTCTTTCTCCTCTTTTTAACCTAAAAATCAAAACGCAAAAATTAAAGGGAAAGATACCTCATAAAGTTGTAAGAGTAATCTTTCCCTTATAAATCAAAAATACAATACAACTTTAAGCATCTTTTTCTTCATCAGTATGAGTTTCCTCTACTGCAATTTTTGCACTTTGTTTCCCAGTTGTTTTCTTAATAGAGCCTTTCTTTTGTGTTAGCTTTTTATCTACAACACTTGGCTTATAATCTTTATCAACAATGAAGTATTTTCCACCTTCATAATTTACAAAAACTGTATTAACATCTTTGTGAATAGATGGAAATTGAATGTCGGTATCTCCATATCTGACAACAGTAATTGCTTCATTATTGATTTTAACTAAACATTCTTTTACCATATATCTACCTCAATAATAAAACGAAAGGGTTACGATTTCTCGTAACCCCCTTATCAGTTAATATAGTTTATCTTACTCTACATCATCAGTAAGCTCAATCATATCGAAAATGTTGCCGTCTTTATCTTCCATAAGGTCGAATGTAAGAGTAACACTTGCAGGGTCGCCTTCAGAGCTGAAAGACAACTCAAAGTTTCTCTGGATTGAAGCCTTGTAAGCAGTCATAACGAAAGGAGTGAGTAAACCTTCCTCATCCTTATCAACAGTTTTCTGTGTGATGTAGTAATCCTTTGGCAATTTCTTATTATTGAAAGAAATCTTCTTAATGCCTGATGTGCGAGTTACAATGTAACCAACTTCAAATTCAGCACCAGCAGTCAATTTCTTATCTGACTCGGCAGTTTCAGTAAACTTGTTGGTAGCAAATGTACCTGCAATAGCAGCTGTTTCGTCACCGAACTGACCCTTTGGATATACAAATACAGTACCAGCTTTAATTTCACCATTTTTAACAGTGATTGAAAGCTCGCCTTCAGTTTCACACTTAACTACCTGTGAATCAGCATAAGCAGCAGTTGTCTCGATAACACCATCAGAGAGCAATGAGAAGAACTTGAAAGGATAAACCTGCGCTTCAATAGTCATTGTACCCTCTAAAGGATTAGCAAAAGCAATTTTACGAGAACCTTTAGCCATAGCATAAGCACTATCACCACTTAAACCAGCAGTAGTTGTATTAGCTGTGTCAAACTTTAAGAACGGAGCCATTGTCTTTAACACACGAATGTCAACGTCACAAACTTGACGATTAGCCTTATTTAATTCTGGCATAATAATAATCCTCCTTAAAATAAAAATGAGCCAACCTTATATGGCTGACTACTTTTTGTCGTATTCATTTTTGTACCACAACGAAACATCGAAAGTCTTTTTCTCATCACCCCATACAGATACTCTTGTAGAATCAATATCATACATAGAGTTCGTTTGAGTTCTATTAAAAGCATCCAATAACTGAAATACCGTTAAATTCCAAATGTTTGTATAATTAAGTGATGGGTGTTTATTGCTAATTGCGGATATGATATTTGGAATTGTTAAATTCAAATCCGATTTTTTTGGAGCATTTTGTTTCGCTGCTTTTTTCATTCGCTCCATCAACTTTTTAGCCAAATTGTTTTTGAATTTGGACTCATCAATTTCATCTTTTGCGTTATAAATGCAACATATCTGTTGGATGAGTTCAAAAACTTGGGGCAAAAGTTCTTTAGATATTGCACCTCGAATACAATCTGTGTCAATATCTTCTATATTATCAACTTCTTTGCGAAGAAGTATAAAATAGCCCTCTCTAAAAATGACGGACTCAACAAAAAAGAAATTCAATATTTCAACATATGCGTTGCATAACTTTTCATCTTCAAGTATAAGATTATATAAAGTCATATTTTCTTGTTGCTCTTTTGTTAAGGATTCCCAATATTCCTTACCGCCATTTTCCTTTTGTAATTCGGTGTAGTAGATTTCAGGTGTCATTTTAATCAGGTACTCATAATATGTAAACCTATCAAATGTAAGTTTAGCAATTTCCTTCAATTTTGGTTTTCTTAATACACCGACAGACAGCGTAATAGGAACAGGGCTTATTTGTGTTCCATAATCTAATCGCATTAGCGAAAATTAGGCACGCTAAATGTCATAACGCAGCCATAGAATCTTGTAGCATTATAAATATCCACGCTGTCAAGGGATAATTCTCCAATGCCAAAACTATTTGCAACTTCTTTATCATTTATTAAACAATCTTCAATCATTTGTGATAAAATGTCTGCACGATTTCCGTAATAACCTTCCTTTTCGTAATTGTCTAAAATATCTCTATGACAAATTGCATATAATACAACCTGACAATGTTTTATGTTAGACTCAAGGCGTGGCATACGAACATCATAATATATAAATGATGAAGTATCTATAATAGTATCATCTATAAATAAATGAGATTTAACGTGGTCTCTAAATCCTTCTTTAACTTTACTTGCATTTTGAGCAGAAATATCACCTAATAATAATTCTTTAATATCTTTGCTTTTGTAAAGAGCAGCGTGAATCTCTTGCTTAAATCGACCACGCTCGGTAGTAGATTTTAACTTTGCCATAATAGCCCTCCTTACATAAATGCTTTGATTTTAACGGTGATAGTAGCTCGTTCATATCCATCTGCAAATAATGATAACTCAAAAGATTTATTGATGAGCTTATTGTTATCAACAGAAATGCAAATTGAATTTCCAACATATTCAACGCTCAAACTATCAACGAAATCACAGTTAATTTCCCATTGTGGTGTTATATCGGTCTCATTGCCCTCTGAATCATAGAATTTTGAAATAAAAACATTTGGTTCAAGACCCGAATAAATAATCGGTTCGTCACAATCTATTGAACACGATAAAATACAAGTTTTATCGTCATTTTTGATTTCATTTGAAGTATCACATAACCAATAGCCTTTGCCATCAATCACATAATAGCCATCATTTTCGTGCTGTTCATCTTCATATGCCATAAATTCAAAGTGACCGCAATCTTGATAGTTATAAATCACATTATCCATACGAGTTAATTTGTATGTAATAAGTTGTTTTGATGTATCAACGGTAACATCGGGTGAAAAATTCTTTTCATACACTTTGCAACGCATATCAATAATAAAACGTTGTTTATGCGGTATAAGCAAACATTCATCATCACAAGGAGCTGCAATCATAAGTTGGTCACTTCTTACGAAAGTGAATTCATTACTTGTTTCACCATTATTGTATTGTGAAGCAGAAGAAGCACATACCCATCTTTGAATTATCTTACCTTGCTGATTTCTCCAAGTTAAAAGATAATTACAAAGCGACATTACACCTTTCTCGTACATTCCATTGTCATCTACAAGACCTACAATAAGCCAATATCTGTTTTTATAATAAACATATTGACCAGCCTTGCAAGTTCCAATAGGTGCTAATATAGTCCTCATTAGAGAATTCAATTTAGTATCTTGAACTTTTCCTTCAATAATAACCCTTTTTGGTTCTCTTTGTGATAAATCATAGTTACATATCTCAACATCTTCTGCGAGAGCAGATTGTAGAGCTTCAATAAAAGCGTCTTGTGCAAGATTATCAAAATTATCACTTTCAAAACCACTAACTGTATCGTAATTAGTGTTCATCAAGTACCATTCTTTTGCCATATCACATCACCGCCTTATGAATAAGCCGTTGGTTTTTGATTGGCTACCATCTTGTCACTTTCACTATTACTATATTCTGCTTTTGCTCTTGCCGCTGTTTTTGTATGACCTGCTCCGTCAATACTTATATCTTTCCCGACTATCGAAATTTGTTTATTGACCTTTGACCATTCGCGCTCATCGTACATCTGCAACATAAACATTGCGAGTGTATCAATAACATATTGGTCTAATTTACCATCGAATTCCATTGTTTCCTCATCAAAAACGATAGGGTCAAGTTCGACTGTATATCTACCGATTGCTTTCTTTAACCAAAGCAATTCAAGGGCTTCTGGAATTACAACTTTATCCTGAAATGATGATTCAAAACTATCAAAAACCTCTTGTGCTGTTGTATTCATAGTAAGCACCTCTCTTTGGTCTTTGTATTAAATTTTGAAGCCTGTATGTTTTTCAGCAAAAACAATCTTTCTGTAATCATTGAAACCAAGTCTCCTAATAGCCTCAATAAGAGCAAATTTTTCTGCTCTTGTGCTAATATATACAGGTAAATTAGTTTCAAATTCAGCCTGATTCATACTGAATAACTTTTCAACTAAACCATCAGTAAATACCAACTGTGGTCTGTTTTCATCTTCAAATCCTACCCACTTACGAGTAGCAGCATCCTCGATATAAAGTGTTGCGTGGCTACCATTTCCAGTACCAACAAATAATGTATTGCCGTCATTGATTTGAGCCTGAATTTCATTTCTTGACAATCTTTGCTGACCGCCTTGTGTAATCTTGATAGCGCCTTCGCCATCGTGTTTTCTCGCAAAAGATACTTTCCAGCCGGCGAGATTTCTTACTGTAACCTTTTCGTCAAGATTTAATGGCTTTTCTTTTGGGGTAGTAGCCTTTTTAGTTGCACTTGCAGTAGTGCTTGTACCATCTGACTTTGCAGATGCATTAGTTCTTCCTGCCATATTTCAATACCTCGTTTCAATTATCATTATGTTTGATTTCAACTAATTGTATGTTTTACCTCATTATAGAGTTTGATTATATTATCAAGCCTTTCGGATTTTCTAAATACCCAATAGCGATTTCCACTTGTAGCATTCACTTTTGATATATAACATTTTTCTCCGAATGCTGATAAGAAGTGAAATAAACGCAAGGAATAGCAATAAAAATTAACATTGTTTTCCATTAAAATTTCTCCTACGTTTTTCATAGATTTGTTTGTAGGATTTTATTTATATTTTCAAAATAAGAAGAATCACAACATTTAATTTCAAGTAATCTATATCCATTATTTTGAGCATATATGCGTTTTCTCTTATCGTGTTCTTTTTGAATATTAAATTTTTTTTTTAATTCCGTTTAATAGCGCAAGTTCTACAAAAATGTCCTTGTAATAAATCTTGCGCCCTTGATTCAAAAATATTTCCACAATGAACGCACTTAACTTTTACTTTTTCTTGCATTATTATATATTCACTTATTTGCTCAACATTTGGATTGATAGATTTTAATTCGTTGCGAAACCATTCTGGTGTTTTCTTTTTAGCAGTCATAAGGTTTTCATCTGCACATAAATTACACCCACATTTTGAGTTAATAAAACTATGTGCTGTCTTTGAAAAACATAATCGTGTTTTGTGCATCTAAATGTCATCATTTCTTTTGAACTTTTATATTCACTTAACACTTCTATTTGGGGAAATTCGGTTTTGATTCTGCTAAAAATTGTTCATTGGTTTTGCTTGCCACAATCTATCCACTCCTTAATATATAAAGTAGAGTACCATACCGAAGTATGGCACTCATAATTTATCTATTGAGTGGCAGGTGTCTATCCTACAAACTCAAACAGAGACTTGAATTAGTCCAAGCCTCCAATGTTTGTATCATAAATCGTTCCAATTTTGTGTTCCTGACCCCTTGCAACGTCACAAGCAACTTCAAGGTCGAAACGAGTTTCAACCTTACCAGTCTTAACATTGTTACCTGTGAATGATGTGAGACCACCACGAGTCCAAGTAGCAATAGGAGACTGTACGCCTGAAGGAATTACGAAAGCAAGACCAGCAGGAAGCAATGTAGCAAAGTTATCACCATCTTTGTTCATTTCATACTCATTGTATGGGTTAGGCATTTCAGCAACAACAGAACCTCTGTACTGTGAAAGAATGCCATTAGCGGCAATTTCGTTCATAGCCTTTTCAGAAATACCTGTGATTGTGTTAGAGTTAATCTGACCAACATAACCAGCCCAATCATTAAACTGTGAAATAACAGCATAATCACCGATAATAGTTGGTTTACCATTTCTACGAACATCCTTGATTACTTCATCAACACCAGCCTGTGTTAAACCAGCACACTCAACAGTGTATTTAACGCCAGTAGCATTCTTGATAGCATCATAAACCTTGTTTACGATGAGTAACAAAGCCTTGTTACGAATATCTGTCTTAACGAGAGCAATACCCTCATTTTCCTTGCTCATATCACCAAGAGCGATTCTGCGATAGTCAACAGCATATCCACCAGAAACGGTATCTGTACCAACAGGGTATCTTTCTTTCGTGATTACAGGGAATACAACGTCACCGCCAGCAGCCTGTGTGCGAGAACGCTCACCAACGTGATTGTAAACTTCACGCTCGATTGACTCGTCATAACCTACGTTCTTATAAGTACCGAAAATACCAAGCAACTTGATTTCATCAAGAATAGGAGTTTCGATTACGAAACGTCTTAATGTATTCAATTCAGCAACAGCAGTGTAATCACCATTTTCAGCACGATTGCCTAAATCCTTGATGTAGGTAACAGCTTTATCAGCCTTTGCACCGAACTTGCTTAATTCCTCGCCATTGACCATTGCAGAGAATACTTCTACAACTGGTGAAAACTTATTGAATTTACCGTCAAATGCATCTGCATCCTTACGGATATTATTAAGTTCATATGTAGTCTTAATCATAGTTATATGTCATTCCTTTCTATAATTTTAGTTATTAGGCAACGCAAACCTTAACCTTAACGGCATTGCCAGTTAAGCGGCACTTATCTGTTACCTTAAAATAAACGCCCGATTCTGGAGCAACAGAAGCAACTGCTAATTTGCCCTCGGCATTAACAGTAAGTAATGTAGTACCTGCAACGAGGTCTGCATAAGTCTTTTCAGAATCATAAGCAATGTGCTTATCATCAACTACAAGTTTTTGACCTTCCCAAGCCTTAACATTGTAGCCATTTAAGTATTCGCCAGCAGCGAACTTTACATCGTCAATATAAGCATCGTCACCAGCAATAGTATTACAAACAAGATATGTGTCACCATCATCTGTGATGAACTGATAGTTTGCAACTTCCTTTGCAGACTGTAACACAGAATTGAGAACTGCATTATCAATCATACCGATAGTCTCAACTTTAATCATAGTAGTAATCTTCCTTTCTATTTTTTAATTAAAAGATGTTTGTATCTTCTGGAACATTTGTGCCAGTATCTACAACACTAAAAATATCTTCGATATTTGCTTTAGCTGCATTTTGCTCTGCTGCTACCTTTTCAGCATCAGCATTAGCCTTTGCGGTTTTACCGATACCTTCCCAAATCTTATTTACAACAGAATTGATTTCAGAAGTAATGGGGGCAGCCTCAAAAGCCTCGATTTCAGCCTTTGCGTATTCTCTTTCGGCATCAGTAAAAGCGGCAATGGCAGCATTTAATTCGCCAACACGCTCTTTGGCTTTTGCCTTACCAAGTTCGTCTCTCAAAGCATTCATTTCTTCATATAAAGCATCTAACTTTTCATATGTTTCAGAGAGTTCTTTTTTGCACTCATCAAGAGCAGCCTGAATCTTTTCTGAATTAGCAATGGCTTCGTTCTTTTCTGCTTTTTCTTTATCAAGGCACTTATTAAGTTCCTTTACTTTTTCATCGCATTCCTTTTTACACTCATTGATTTCAGAAGTGTGATTTGTATATGCAGAAACAGTCTGTTCAATGAGAGCTGTAATTTTAGCTTCATCCATTGTGTTCGTTTCCTCCTTATGTTCATTTAATTCAACTAATTTTGCTGTATCATCCGAAGGTGTAATGCCTAAAAGAGCATAACCGGAATGGATGAATTCAGTTGGGATTCTTCCTTTGTCTTTGTAGCCATATTTATAAACAATTCCGTCATTATCTTCGGTGCGCATAATTTCTACGCTACCTTTTGGAACTATCCCATTTGCGATATTTTCATCCAATTTCTCACAGAAATTATGATAACAACTACTATCTATTTCTCCAACGCCGATACAAACCCAAACCTTTTCACCATTTTCATCTTCGATTTCTTTGATGTAACCGTCAGTAAATGTTCCGATTGTGGTTGCGTTCTCGAAAATAGGAACGCCATCAATGATGTCAGTCATACCGTGTCCGCATAATTCGGTTCTTTCTTCATCCAAAAACTCACATCTTAAAAACATACCTTTAATACTTGGCAATGCCTTTTCGCAATACTCTTTAATCCAAGTAATACCGTTGAGATTGTATTCTGTGCCAACTTCATTAACTTCATCTATACAATCATCAGGATGAATTTTATATAAGATAATTTTGAATTTACGCCTACCGTTTTGACCTTTCTTTTTTGACTCACTAAAAATCTCAAATGTTTTCATTCATTCTCACCACCTTTCAACCAAATTGTTTATAAAAGCGATAAAACCACGCTTTTATCAATATAAAAGCCCGTTACAAGAACGGGCATTTAAGCATTATTTATTATCCGAGGGAGAAGGTGAATTGTTTCCACCATTCTGCTTCGATTGTACTGTCTTTTCTTTTGGGTTATCCGTAGTTGGTCTGCCACCTTTATCCTGTAAAGCGGATTCATTGTTTGCAGATAATGTATAGGAAGTCTTATGTACTGGATATTTTTCTTCTATATTGTCAGCTTTTTCTTGGTCTAACAATGCAAAGAACACATCGGCAGACAAGCCACAAGCGCTTGCCCAGGCTGTAAGAGAGCCTTTTCCTTGAAGATATAAGTCTTTCATATATCCTACCATTTTGCTCTTATTTACAAATGTCATAGGTAAATATTTACATTCAACCCAATTTCGCTTATCTGCAATGATATTTATAGAAATACATTTATTGATTTCTGTAATAATTTGTTCAACCCATTGGAATAACTGCGCTGTAATAAGTTCAAGGTTATTTTCCTGTGAAGAATAACTACCACTTGAACTACCATTCAATAAAGAACCAGCAATACCCATATCAAGTGCAATCTTATCACCAAGATTTGATTCATATTTCTCATCAAAAATATCAGTATTTCCAATATCTAATACATTAAGTTTTGTGCCTGCTGAAACCGTAAAAAATGATGTTCCACCACGGTTGTTTTTCTTCATAACAGCATTTTTAACAGTTTCGTGCTGGTTTTCTTGCTGTTGTTTTGTAAGGGCGCAAGTACCTTTATTTTGACCCTCTGGAAGTGTTTGATAAACAACCTTATTGTTTATTTCGTCAAGTACATTTCTCTTTGTAGAAGTAAAATAATCATCATATAAGATGTCACTGATAGCAGCCAAAACAAGAGGTCTGCCATATTTTTCACTTCTTTGGCTACGAATCTTATGAACAATAGTTTTCGTATTATCTAAAACTACCCAGTTATTACCCTGCATTCCGTTATTGTCTTTGCGCTTTTGGTAGGCTTCTCGGATTTCTTTTGGAAATTTTTTAAGTTTTCTTTCAGTCTGTTCTCCTGAAGGGTCAACAAAATAATCCAAATTAAAAGCAATTATATATGAATTATTCTTTATTCCAACTATTTCCGTATAATCAGTCGGGAGAGAGATAATGCTTGCATTTATACCAAGTTCATTGATTTCAACAATGCTATTAACATCATAATCATTAAGTGTTTTCTCCAACGAAACTGGTTTACCTGTTGTTTCAAAATAATAAAAAGCAATACCTTCAATCATTCCACGCCAGAGAGCATCACGAACTATTTCTTTATCTTTAATAGTTCTTAATGTTGATTCCATCAACTCTTTATTCTTACGCTTTTTATTATCATTTGTACCGTGTGTAACAATTACCTTATCTAATGTAGGTATAGCGGTCATATAATCGACTGTATTGGTATATGTACCATTCATTCCATATAAAATTAAGGATATTTCTCTCAAAATCTTGTTATTGCCCATAGGGTCTTTAACCAATTCAGCAAGTTGCTCTCTGGAATACAAATCGAAAATATTTATTCCAAAATAATAATTGGAATAAGCCTGTTGACTTGAATAAGAAGAAAATTCATAAGCAGGTTTTATCGCCGAATTGTTTTCATATGATTTACCACGATTATTATTGTTTTTCTTCTTATTATCTGAATTTGTGTGGTTAGGCATATCTACCCTCCTTTCTTAATTGATAAATGTGCCATACTCATAATCTTCACCAGCATTGATATTTTCTCTCTCAATAAGTGAAGCAAAGTAATTGGCATAAGATACACTTGTATAACGGTCTTTTCGGTTAGTACCTTGTTCGTGTATCATAATAATACCCGTATCGGCTTTCTTCTCATAAACAAGACTTGTAGTTTCGCTGATGAGAGCCTGTGTTTCAAGGAACGGAGCTTCATAAAATAACTGTTCCTCTGCATCAGGGGTATTCATATATTCTTTGATTTTAGGTAATGTTTCTTCTTTTGCAGTTTCATAATTTACCAAAAATTCAATTCTTTGTTCAGAAAGAATTCTTCTGAACTCTGTAGCAATGTCACTATTCAATTTTTGAGTGGCATTAACAACATAAATGCAAGGATTAGCGCCCTCGACCTTTATACGGTTTGCAATTCCATCATCATTCATACAACAAAGTGGGGTATAGTAGATATTTCTTTCATCATCATACATTTCTCTTGCCAAGAAATCGTAAACAGCAATACCGGCATTACGCATATCTAATACGATATAATCAGCACCAAAATCCTCAAATAATTGACGAATTCTGATTGCTTGTCTAACTGTATCTCCACCTTGAACTGATTCAATATAGGGAACAAGTCGCCTATAACCATTTGCCATAGTGACATTTTGATTATCACGATTATATGTCGTGAAATCGGGCAACAATCTCATACAAGAAAAGATAGAATTATCATTTTTCTTATTTTCAATAAACGCCATATCACAAGATATAATACGAACCTCTCCGCTTTGTTTTGGTATGTCATATATATTCTTTTTACCCATATGAACATCCAATAAATTACGAGGATAGAATGGGCGTTTAATTGTCTGGTTTTGTTGCAACATTTTATATGTAAAGAACGCCGATTGATTTTCTTTCAATCGTCTATTCTCAAATTCTAACTGCCAAGTAATGGGGTCTTGTTTTTTCTTTTCTTTTTGCATTTGCTTTTGAGTTCTAATATTATGTTTAAGAGTGATACTTTCATCAAATGCAAGCAAACATCCACCTTGCTCTTTAAGCATACTTTCATAAGCGTTATCAACAATTTCCCACATCCAATGTGGGTCAAGCCAAGATGAGCTAATGTAAATATCAACAGGTTCTTCTTGCAGTTCTTTAATTTGAGCATAGAATGGGTCAATCATATAAGGTGGTTGTCTAATTGTCTGGAAAGGAGATAAAATACTGTCATCAATATTCTTTTCAATCTGTCTAAATTCTTCACGAACAACACAATTTGAACGATGTCCTCTACCATTTTCAGAAGCAGGAACAACAACGATTGTACTACCACTACGGAAGTACACAATAACCTCATTTTGATTATCCTTAATCCTTAAAATCTCCTTGCGCAAAACAGGAGACATATTCATTAACTCATTTCGTATCTTTTCAGAAATAATAAGTTTACTTTGTCCTTTTGTAGCAGATGAAAGCACTATCTTTGAGTGAGGATATACGATACAACGGCAGCAAGCATATAGAGCGATAATAAATGATTTTGCGGCTGCACGGCACGCAATAATAACTACAAATTGACATATTCCCATTAAATAGAGAATAATTGCTTGATAAGGGTGTAAATTGATACCTAAATAATCAATGGCAAGTCTATGTAAATTTCTTCTAAAAAAAGTATTCCAGCGCAAAACGTGGTCAACATTTCTCTCGTTTCCGAGAAAACTATTTGTAGGAAATTTCTTATATAATTCCTTTTGTCTTTCATCGGCATAACGATTTTTGTAATATTTACTCGGTGTCTGCATCAATGTACTCATCGTCATCACCGTCTTTTACATAAAACTCTTTATCACGCTCCGTAGTGCCATATTGCAAATTTCGGAGTGGTCGTAATAAAAACCTCTTGATATAATCCATAAAGCCATCGTGGTCACTATAAAGCTGCTTATTTTTGTAATATTCCTCTGGTGTATATTGTGAAATTCTTGAATTCCAAACTCCGAGGCAATCATCACTGTTTGCTTCTGCATCAGCGGCAACTTTAAGACCAGACTTAACGAATGTTGAGTTATAATATTCACCCATTTTCTTAAAGTTTTCCATATCGCCTTCACGAACACATTTCAACTGTTGCATTTTTGCATAACAAAGGTCGCTTATAAAAATTTCTTGGTTACTATCGCAATGCGAATTGGCACTCTTTAAGAATTTATAATGATTATTAAGATTTTCATAGTCGATAGGCATTAAACCAACGCCCCATCTCTCAATATCCTCTGGATTGATTTCTTCTGATTCATCATCCTCATTACCATACTGGTCAACAACGGCAACTCTTTTTTCTTTTGGTTGCTTTCTATCTCCGGATAAAGAGAAATCACCGTTTTCAATGGTTGTATCAAAAGTTTTTCCTTTATTCTGATTCATATTAAGTTGTCTAAAATATTTACCAACAACAGTATCATCATTGGTATCACACTTATCAAATAAATCTTCATTGAAATATATATCGAAAGCCATACACATTCTTTGCATAGCCTTTTTATTGCTGTGATATTCTGCTGCATATTGACCGAATTTTCTTGAAAAACATTCTTTGCAAATCGGTAAAGCACCTTCAGAATAGAACTCACTATTTGATTTATAAAAATGAGTAGAATTTTTTGGTTCACCGCAGGAGCAGCAAACACACTTTTCAACTGATTTCGGCATATTTGCCACCTCCATACATATCAACTAATTTTTGAATTAACAACTAAAAACGGGCTGCATAATGCAACCCGTTAAATGCAAAATATGTAATCTAATCGTTATAATGATTAAATATATAATCAATAAAACTTAATGCGTTTGAAATTGCCTGTGAAGCCATAGCTTTTGGGCAGTTGCTACAATCGTAACAACAATCTCCACAAGAATCTTCATTATCATAATCTGCAATAGAAATTTCAACTTGGATGCAATCCTCATTTTCTATCGCAATTTTTGAACTAACATTGCCATCAAATAAAATAATATCTGAATAACAAGGAATAATTGTGTCTGTATCTTCATCATATACAGGTTCAATAGTTACAGACAAATCATCATCAATAGTCAAATAGTATTCTTTTGCATAACTATCTACAAATTCATTTTTGATTTCGATATGACCTAATTCAATTTCGTCATATTCCATTAGCCATCTTAATAAATCAATAATGTCTTTCTTGAAAAGAACTACACTTGTGGTTTTGTATTTGGAAGCTAAATTATATAAATATTCGCCTAATTCAGCGTAATCTGTAAAATAAATCATTTCCATAGTATATTACCTCATTTTCCATTAACTGCATCTTTGATAGCTTTGCTAACCCTGCACTTAATTGATTTTACTGATGGGAATACAACTATTTCATCTGTTTGAGGATGTCTGCCTTTTCTTTCAGCACGTTCAACAACCTCCATACTAATAAAGCCTTTCCATAAGATTTTATCTCCGTCTAATAAAGCATTCTTAATAATTTCCTCTAAAGTATCACAAAAAGCTGTACTTTGTTGAATGCTTTTATCATTGATATTGCCATACATCTTTTCGGCTATTTGTTTGATAATTTCTGCTTTGCTCATTTATTTTATATTTCTCCATTTTATTTTAATGTTATAGGGTAACACGCTTCAACACCGTCACCATTGACAATGCACACCATTTGAGATGGATTACCACTCAAACGCTTTGAAATAGTGTAATCATCGGTAGTACCGCTAAAGCTACCACTCCTAATTATTTTAACACCGGAAATATCATCGTATGAACAACGATGTAAATGACCATAAAGAATAGCCATTGGTTTGTAACCGAGCATAAGAACAAGTCTTGAAACTCCTTTTTCGCTATAACTATCAAAATCTCCGTGTACCATAAGGTATTTATTACCTCTTACTTCAATACAGCCAATAGTCGAATCGTAATTATTATCATCAACAAAATGAATATTGGTTACATTAGATAACTTGGCTTTCATATACCACGGAATTAGATTATCTAAACGATTACCTCTTAAAACTTGGTCTTTGAATGATGTACGAGAATGGTTTCCGGCAACACCATTAACATATACATTTACAAAATGTTTGCTTAACTCATAAACGAAAGCAGAAATCAATTCAGCACTTTTCTGTACTTGTTCTGTAATATTTTCTCTGTTTTCAAGTTGAGTTGTAAAATGTATTTCTCCATTGAGAATATCGCCTAAAATACAAATATATACATTTTCAGAATTATGTAATTCTCTAATACTAATTATCTTCTGTAAATATTGCTGCAATCTTTCCTCTGCAATATCAGAATTATATTTTCCAAAATAATTATCTGTATCTCCACCTAAATGAAAATCAGATAATAATACAAGCATATCATTATCAGAAGAATATGCTTCTTTTTCAATATTTGGAAAAACAAGTTTTCCATTTTCTATAATAAGATTTTCGAGCCTACTTAAATCTTCTTCCGTTCTTGCAAGTTCTCTTAAAGTCTTATTCATAGCAGTTCTTTCATCGGAGAGCTTTTGCTTTTCTTTTCTAATTTCCTGCTTTTCGGCTCTAATTTCAGCCAAGTATATATCATTGGTTTGAGATGCCAATTTAGATTTGAAATACTCCGAAACGAAAGCTCCGCCAAAAATTGTTTGTGTGGCTTTGCGCAAAGTGTCATAATGAATATCCAGACCATATTTATCTATGATTTCTTGCCAATCCATATCTATAATATGGTTAGCTTTCTGGTAGGCATCTGACAAACACAATTCATACTGTTCTGGCGTTAATCCGTACTCTTGGATTTTTAATTCCAAATCAGTCATTTGTCACCTTTCCCTTGTTAAATTATTACATCGAGGTCGCAATCATTGCCCACAATATAATCTGTCGCACCAACCTTTTTTGCCTTTTCGGGCAAGAAATACCACTCACAACGATATTTTTCGTTATAAAGGTTTTCATCAATATTGGTTCGACTCATAATGTATTTTCTTGTCTCTTTTTCAAGCTCAACAGTTTCAAATTCCATTCTGTCACGCATTTTTGCAGTAGAATCAAATCCCATTGTTGAACCATCGTGCATAAGAAATTCTGCGTGTGGCATACAATATCTCTTATGACCTGCAATAAATATCAAAAATCCCATTGAAGCAGCCAATGCAAGATTTATAGTATAAACAGGAGTTTTTGAAAGACGAATAGCATCAATTAAAGCATATCCATCAGAAACCGAACCCCCTGGTGAATTTATGTAAATCTTAATAGGTATTCTATCCTCAATAGGAATATCTTTGTCAAGTCGGTTGTATCGCAAGATATGATATACAGCAGAATCAACAATGCCCTCATCAATCTCACAATTCAAATAAATTCGTCTTTGTTCATTATCTTCAATATCGAATTTATCTGCATAACTATAGTTATAAACTTTAGAAATCTCTCTATCTATATCTTCCATTTAATATTCTCCTTATAATCGAATTATCATACCACGGTATGATTCAATGACTCTATAAGTTTTGTCATTTTTAGATATGGCTTCTGCCATTTTAGAAGAAAGACATTTCTTTGCTTCTTTTGAACCGTGAACTAACACGACTTTATTTGTATTCAGAGAACTTCCATATTTAACTAAATCGTCACAGTTTGCGTGGCTACTAAAAGTAGATAATGTAATACAATCTACTTTATTTGGGATTAGTTCTCCGTTAATTTTAATAAACTTATTATCTCTATAATTCTTGATACGATAAGACAAATATGAGGGGTTGTCTCCAACATATCCAGAGAAAATAATCATTGAGTTTATATCCTTAATATATTTTTTCAAATATCCTACAACTCTACCATTTGTGCAAAATCCAGATGAAGAAATAATAATCTTTGATGTATCATTTGCAATACATTTCTTTGATTCATCTTTTTCTTCAATGAAATGAACATTATCCCATTCACATACCGTTTGCCATTTTTTAAGGTCTGAATCGTGTAAAAGTGAATGATATAATTTGGATATATCACAACTCAATTTTGAATCAACAAAAATAGGCGTACAAAAATCTTTCTGCACACCGTAAATATCATATAAATTTGTCAGTAATTCTTGCGTTCTACTAAAACTAAAACAAGGAAAAATTACTGTTCCTTTTCGTTCAATGACCGTGTTTATGGCTGTCTCTAAATGTTTAATATCATAAGAACGCTTTTTCTTTGAAGTTCGTTTTGATTCTCCATATGTACTCTCCATAATTACTACATCATTAAACATATCCGGTATCTCGGTATCAGTTACATAATGATTATTTGAATGTAAAGCACCCATATCAGATGTATAAAGCACCTTCTTTGAACTGCTGCTATCTCTCATAATAAGTTGTAACTGCGCAGCCCCGAGACAATGTGAATTGTGCAACCATTGAAAACTTATATTATCGTTAAGCCGATAGACTGTGTTGTATTCATCATATACCTCGATTAAATCAAGTGTCTTATAAACATCTTCCTCATCATAAAGAGGTTTATACTCTCTTTTATATCTCTTTGAAAGAACCCTTGCTTCATCTTGAATAATCATACAAGAATTAAGTAATAAAGGTTTCATTATTTTTGCTGTATTATCTGTGGCAATAATCTTACCAGTAAATCCCTCTTTTACTAAACGAGGGATTAACCCACAATGGTCTATATGAGTATGGGCAACAAAAACATAATCTAATTCTTTTGGCTTAAATTGAAACTTTTCCGAATTTATCTTGTATGAATCCAAATAATCATTGCTTCCGGATTGATGTAATCCACATTCTAATAGGCATTGAGTATTTCCAAATTTAACAAGATACTGCGAACCTGTAACATCTTCCGAAGATTTACCGGTAAAGAATATACCGTTATTTTTAAGTTTCTTTTTCGCCATAAGATGTTCCTTTCTTTAAGAAAGTTTTTTCGCAATATCTACATACTTATCTTCAATGTATCGTCTATTTCGTGTACGATAAAAACCAATTTGATTTTCATTTTTATCAATAAATCCTTTTGATGAATTTCGTACTACTTCATTTTTAATAAGTAATTCCATTTGCTCTTTGGTAACTTCTTTCAAATTGTTATCCACCTTTTTCAAAATTTAGCACAAAAGCCATTTGGAGCTGATGACAGGAATCAAACCTGCAACCTACTGATTACAAATCAGTTGTTCTACCAGTTGAACTACATCAGCAGATAAACCGCTAAAGCGGTTGTTGATTATCTTTCCAAGACCATAGTTAGAAATCAACAGAAAAACTATTCTGGCTTGGTTTACTTGGCTCTCCGAGCAGGACTCGAACCTGCGACTCCCTGATTAACGGTCAGGTGTTCTACCGACTGAACTATCGAAGAATGTATTGGTACGGATGACAGGACTCGAACCTGCGACCCCTTGCTCCCAAAGCAAGCGCCCTACCAACTGTGCTACATCCGTATATAATGGCGACCCCGATGGGAATCGAACCCACGACCTCCAGCGTGACAGGCTGGCATTCTACACTACTGAACTATGAAGCCACATTCTGGTGGGCAGGGCTGGACTTGAACCAGCAGTGTCAATTAAGAGCCGGATTTACAGTCCGGTGCGATACCAATTACGCTCTACCTACCCATATGGTGACGGTGGAGAGGGTCGAACTCTCGTTACGAGATTGAAGGTCTCGTGTCTTTGCCGCTTGACTACACCGCCGTATTACGGAAATTGTTATAACTATACGATAAATATTTAGAACAATTAGTTTCTTGTAAGAAGGAAGTTATAACCTGCGCCGTATAAAAAATATAATATTACGGAAATTTAATAATCAATTACTTGCATTCATAGAAGGATGATTATAGCCAGCCATAATAAAAATTGAAGTTTTTATCATTTCTAATAAGGGGTGCGCTGACGTGACTATTGCCACGCCAACGCCAATCAAGAAAAGAGAAAGATAAAGAAATGAGAGTAAAGGGCTATATTTCCCTTCATATACGAAAAATCGTGTTTTTCAAAAATGTTTCTAAATGGTATGCAAACCCTCAATTATTGATAGGATAGTAATGCAATCTGGCAATTTTATTTATTTCATCTAAAAATGGTTGTGCTAACAATTTCCAATTTCTCGGCGTTTTCTCATCAATTCCTTTTGATAATTGTTTCTATAAACCTTTTGACAACCAGCGCACCTTGAAGTTTTATTATTCAAAGAATCCACTTCAAACTCTTTTCCACAATCTACGCATACAACTGTTTTAGAACCTTGAGGCGCGTATGTAGCACAGTCTTTGCAATATTTCTTTGTGCCGGCTTTATTTCCACGAGTAAGAATTCCACAGTCTGCACATCTGATTAAATTTTCACCCTTGTATAATAAATACTCATAACCAAGTTCTCTAAAATCGGAAATAAATAATTCTTCCTCACTATCATCGTTAATAAATGTTACTCGACAATTAAGATTGTCATTCCTCTTTGAGAATTCAAGTAAACCTTTTTGCCACAACTTGCCGATTTTAATTTCTCTTTCATCAGCTTTACAAGAAATTCTTGCGCAACTAAAAATCTCTTTTGAATCTGCATTTACCCAGCCATTATTTCTTGGGTTTTTTATGTTATTGAGTTTGGCAAGACAAAGCATTGTAAATGCAAGTCGTTCTAAAACTTTGTTTTTTAATCCAATAATTGTTTCCATTTCTGACTTGGTTACTTTAACTCCGGAAATTTCAAACAATTCAAACGAGCCGGCATTCGATGCAATCTTCTCGGCGCTTGTTTGCCAACTCAACTCATTAAGTTCATATCTTGGATAATATTTTGAAAGATAGTCAAGTAAGAGAGATGTGATTTTCTTTTTACGATAACCGAAATAATGATAGTAATACTTCGCAAGAATAGAAAGCGTATTAAATGGTTTTGAATCCATCAAGCCATTTCGGAGACAATTTTCAGCATATTCTCTTTCGTTCAGGATAATCACTCGAATTCACCTCCAGTTCTTTTTCACACATTTCAAACTTTTTACCACAGTATGTAAAATCTCCACCGCTATCAACAAGTTTAGGATAATGTATAATGTTTTTGTTATTTTTAAGTAAATTACTTAAAATTGTTTGCCCAACAATATCCCAAGCAAACTGCTTAGATTTTTCTTTTTGATAACATATATCTAAAACAATATCACATAATTCATCTTCATTTGGGCATACCTTATAGCACTCATTTTTGAAGAAGTCAATGAGATGCTGTCTTTCAGCATATTCACTATCTTTATCAATCTTTTCTGTTCTGGCTCTCTTGTGATAATTCTCGACCCTTCGATTATATTCTTTATAAATTTCTAAAATTTGATTATAATTATTCTTGGAATAAACTACACCGCTTTTCATTATTGTATAATCAAATTCTGATTTATTAGTTGCAGCCATAAAACTTGAAAATCTTGAAAGATAGCCTTTGAATGCTTTTTCAAAAATCCAAGAAATACGATTTACTACACAAGGATTATTGCCGACAGGCATTAGCATTTCATAAAAATTGCAGTAATCAATCATCTGTTTGGTTTTGCCCTCATAATTTTTCAAATCCTCAATGCCCTTTATCCCATATTCATTAAATCTGCGAATAGCACCTTTATTATTATTTCTCACGTAATTATCATTTTCGGATTTGAGCTTTGGATATACATAAGTCATAAAGTAAGGTTTCTTTGCAGCGGCAATTTTGAAATTAAACTCTTTTTGTGATTTAGTTTCCTCATCGTCATCATCATTTACTTTGCATTCGTGCAGAGTAAACCAATTGGATGGCATCGGCTTTGCGATTATACCTTTTGCACGGTCAATCGTGTTTTGTTGATAAAGCTGTCCGCACATAATTCTATATGCAAGAGTTTCGTATTCAGGAATACCTTTATCAAATCCAGACTGAACCTCAATCATACTTGTAACGTGATTTGTAACCACTCCGATGTCATCATTGAAAGCAAGTTTATTTGCTTTAATAATATCATCTTCTGTTGGTATTATCTTTTCAGCTTTTTTCTGAAGGCATATGATAGTAGGAGAATTCAAGGTGCGGTTTACAATTATTGGATTATCAGTACACATATTCGTGTCTCCGTCTTTATCAGCACCATTTTCAGCTTCACAAGCACTATCCCAAGAATTATATATTAGAGCAGTATCAATATAACGATACCAATATGCTGCCTCTTTGGATTTTGATAATTTCATTCGGCGTATATTATTCTGACACGTCATTGGCGCTCTAAAACAGGCAATTTCATCTGAACCTTTATCAATCCAATATTTATGATATACTTCTCCTGCTTTAAGTAATCCAGTGACTTCCATACCAAACATATTTTGAGCAAGAGCATAAGGGTCTCCGCTTATCATTGCAAAATTTGCATTGATACGAATTGCACCACGCTCACCCATTTCAATGCGCTTACGAATCATATTATAAATTTTTCTGCGTATAAACGGGTCATTGATGATTCTCTCATCAATCATTAGAGCCTTGATATAATTTTCAAGATGCTCGTCAAATACATTCTTATCGTTAAGACCAAACCCAGCAAGAAAAGTTAAACTCTTTCGATAGTCAAGACCAATTACATCCTGTATTTCATCTATGGTTGGTTGGCAAAGTTCTTGAAGTTCATCATCTGTAAACTCATAACTTTGCAAAAATTGATAATTGGTATCACGAACATTTTCTAACTCTATCGGAGTAGTCTTTGCAACAGAAAATTGATAATGATTTTTCTGACAATTATCAAAATAGTCCTCCCAATTCTTATAGCTTGGCCAAAGTTTGAGCATTGATTCTGTTAGAATAACTTCTGCATCGCGAACATCCCGTGTTTGACCCCAAACATCTACAACCTCATAAGTACCTGCAACCTTTTCAGCAAACTCAACAAAATCAAACGTATAAAGCATACCTTTAGTCCAAGCATATCTTGTATTCATCCCCGAAATTGTATGTTCACCATCACCAGAAAGATACTCATTTACCTTTTTTGAATATGAAGGCAACATCAATCCATAACCATCGGAGTCATTATGCTCAATTTCATAATCATTTTCGTGTGTGAGTTCCGGTTCTCCGTCAACTGCATCGTTAATAAGAATTACATCTTCCTTGAACTTTGTTATGCAATCTTTAACTACGATAAATCCTTTAGGAAGCGGAAGTGGAGTAGAACCTGAACAAATCAATGCTTGATATGCCTCAAGTTTGGCAGGAACAAGTTTTTCCGTCATATCTCTGCCATTATCAAGTCTCTTTTTAAGCTCTGGATATAATTCTTCATTTACATAAACAATAGTTGAATTTTTAATTCCACCATTTGTACCCAAAAGCCTACGATATTTAATTTTACATTCCTTACCATTTACAATTCCATAATTGATATAAAATCCGAGATTTGCTCTATCATAGTCTGCATCACTATTCATAATTACACATATGTAATCTTTTTGGAATTGCAAATTATAAAGAGTATCATAATAATTGTTAATGAGAACCTTGTTCTCCCTGCTTTTTGGTTTTTTCTTAATGGCTCGAATCTTCTTCTGAATACTACGAACCTTATTGTTAATATCATCAACGCCATTTATTTCATCAATGAAACGCAAGCATTGACTGTTATTAAGAGATACAATAATTTCAGGGCAGGTTCTTATAGCCGTTTTCAGTGGCATATTAAGTTCCCATTTTGCTCTTTTGAGCATCTTACTCTCAATCTTGTAAATGAATTGATGAACACTTTTTTGCTCCATTCATTTACCTCCCTGCGTTTATTTTTTTTACTTATTCGTTTTCAACCAAGAATACTTGAAAATTAACCGTTGCAGAATAGTTACCTGCTTTTGGATAATCACAATCAAATGATTGGTCGCTTAACCCAAACTGTATTTTTGATGTTACATCATCTCCTGCAAAATAACCAACACAATGATTAGGTAGTATATCAGGGTCAACGGGATATGATGGGTTAGAATTTTCAATAATATCCTTGGTTAATGTATTTATTCCATTTTCGTGCTGAAACTCGATTCTTCCGTCACCATTTACATTTGCAGTAATTTGATTTACTATAAAAACTATTTCTTTAAATCCTGGTGTTTCAATAGCTGGAGAGTTTCCGATAGTTGGTTTGGGTAAAGATTGTTCTCCGTTCCACTCAACTGCATTTTCGTCTTTTGCTATTCCGTTATTAGTATTTTGTGAAAAGAAAAATCCTACAAACCCAACACTAATTAACAATATAATTACAATGAAAATTTGTAATGCTTTTTATGTTGTTTTTATTTGTGTTGCTCATAAATATTTTTAATTAGCAAGAAAAACACGGAAACAACGTTCCGCTTCCAACCAAGTAACTTTAAGGTTGTCGTGTTCATATCTTAAAAGTTCAGCGATTTGATATATGTAAAAACAGTAGTCAATATGACCACCTCTAATATTTTTAAGTACACTATTGATGAAATCACAATATCTCTGATATTGAGTTTTGCCGTGGTATTCCTGATATATGGTTTTTGATACTTCTCTTACGCTCGGCATCAAAGACGAGTTACATTGTTTAATTTGAGATTTTAGGTTAGTAAAGTCGGATTGCCATTGGTTATCAGTATAATCTATTGGTGGGCTTTTCGTGTTCTGCGTTACCATTGCCAGTACCTCCTTTCTTGTAAAATATAAACCTACCCCCAGTAGGTTACAGACACTTTTTATATCTACGTTGTCATTATAGCACCTCTTAAATTATTTGTCAATGGGTTTCTCAATATTATTTCTATTTTTTTATTGCTTATTTCTTCCGAATTAAAAATGAAAAATTTTTCTTTATATATATATACTATTATTGATTTTAATACAGCATAAGGATTAAGAATAGTCTTGATTTCTATATATAAATTAAGACTATTCTTAATCCTTATATATATACTATACATAATTGTATTACTTATTTATCTTATTAAAGTATAGTATATATACGATGAACCAAAAGAATATTATTGAGTAAAATACATATCAAACTCAAATTTTCGGAGTGAAAATACCGAATTTCAATCACGATTTTTACACCGAAAATGCTCCGAAAAATGATATTAGAATATCAAATTAGCTATACAAAAATTATGTAAAGTCTGAAAAATTGATGGTTTGCATTATGTTCTGAATACCATTTTTGCGGAAAATAGAATATATTTTTCGGTACTCCGAAATTTCGACTTGCAAACCTCGAAAAATTGAGGGTTTAACTTATTAAAAATGTATTTTCGGTAAATTTCGGTTGGAAGTGTAAACCTCGAAATATTGAGGGTTTGATAGTATAAAAATTATTTTTCGGTAGCTCTCAATAATTGAGGGTTTGTAAGGGATATAATTTTTTTGAAAGGGAATGAGATGAAAATTAAAAGGTGAGAGTGAAAAGTATCACATTGCACCATTTGGAACTGTTCCGGGATTCTTGTAGATGTAAAGCAACCCCCTTTATTGAGGGTTTACAATGCTTTAAGTCTATAAAAGTACAAAAAACAGACTTGCAGCATTGAATAAATCAATACAAATTTTCTTTTGTATGCAGATTTATACAGATTTTCAAAATATGATTTTTTTTCAAGTGATTTTTGATTTTCGATTTTTTCGGATTTTTGACGGATTCAAAATATATTTTCTTTTCTCTCTATTCCTCTTTCTCTGTTCCTCTTTCTCTGTTCCTCTCTCCGTTTCTCTGTTGCTCTCTGTTCCTTTTCTAATCCATTATGATATTATATATATCAATATTCAATTACATTTTACCCGGTTACCCGGCAATTATTGCAATTATTGCAAGCGTTCCGGGATTTACAGCCCTTCAGATTTTACAGCCGTGCAGCCGTTCCGATGGTAGAGCAGAACCGGCACAGTATTTTATATATTTATATTACATTATGCACAATACAACCGCTATATTATATGCTGTCGATTATGCAATTTTAATAAATCACAAAAAAATCAAAAATATTTCAAAAAAAAGGCTTGACAATAGTTACAACCTATGTTATTATTGAGTCACAACAAAGGCAGAGCAACAACGCAAGCCCTTTACATTTCAATTGCAGTATTGAGAAACGCAAAACAAATTTCAGGAGGTCAAAGGTTATGACTAAAACATTATTGACAATAGGACTAAACGACAAAGACACGGAACGCCAGGAAATAACAACCGGTGAAGCGAAAAACACAATAGCTAAAATATTATTGAATCAATATAATATTTTCGCTTTTACAATGTTCGAGTGTTTCGGCGTTTATAAAATGGAGTCAACCGGCAACATAGTTTTTGAAAATTCAATCCGTGTTGAAATTGCAACCGATGATGAATTGACCGCCGCCGATGCAATTATTGCAACACTGAAAACAGAATTGAATCAAGAATCCATAATGATGGAAAGAGAAACAAAAGAAATATTTTTCAAATAAGAAACAAGCAAGAGAAACGCAAAATATAACAGCTGCGCTAACGGCTTGACGGGCAGAAAGAAAATTAAAAAAATAAACGGAGGTAACAATTATGTATGAAGAATTAACTAAAGCCTATAATGAGCAAAACGCAAAAGAAAATAAGAGAAATAAAAACAAAATTTTCTCTTATTCTCTGTTAGACCACAAGAGTTTTTGCAAAATTAAAGGAGGGAAATGCTGTAATGTAATTCGAGACTATAACCCTTGCTTTGATTACGAAATCATCAGTTTTACCGATATTGAAACAGGTGAAAAATATTCAGTTTGTCAATTCTATGTCAAACTTAAAGAAATTGAAGAATAACGGCTTCTGAAGGGTTGAGCCTATCAGCCCTATCCCGTTGAAATTGTTTCAAGCGATAATTTCATAACATATCTGATTATTAAAAAAATAACTTCATCCATTTTACGCTGTGATACCGGCGAAACGGTCAGAAAGGTTAAAATTATGACAAGAAACAGAACAGCAGCATATATAAACAAATTCAGAGCTATTGAAGCGCCGAACGGTTACAAATTTGACCTTGCAAATTATCTTTACAATCCGTCATACGATTATAATTATCCGTCTTTTGTAAAAATGACAGACGAAACAGAAACAACGCAGACCTTCCGCCGTGTATATTATTTTAAATACTGGGATGGCACAGGGGAATATAAAGCAGAGGAATACACAAGGGAAAAGAACGGCGGAGACTGGCAGGTTGTAAAAAATCGTACTGAAACGGTACTTGAACAGTCGAACCGTTACAACGTCAAAAAACTTTTAACATTTTGTAATTGATTAACTGAACAACCGAAGCCCGGCGGTTACAATACCGGGCAGAAAGGATGGCAGACAATGACACAAAAGGAATTAAAGGCGGCATATACCGAGGAATTAAAAAAGGCGTGGAATGATGACGAAATGGTTAAATATTGTAGCAAATCAACCGCTTTTGTCATTGAACACAACGGCGCACTATACGGAATTAAAAAGCCGAAAATTGAAACAAGTTTTTGCTTCGGTTATGGTATAAATGGAATCGCTGACACCGAACAGGAGCGGACGGCGGAAGCAATGGCAGAAACAGCAAGGAAAAGCAAAGAATATTTTATAAATCAAAATTTAGAAAATCTCAACCGTTGGATTAAATCCCTTCAGAAAATTCTTGACGATATGGGCAAAAACTGGGCTGAAGGAAGTCATCCCCGATATATGATTGAAACGGGCGAGCATTACGGCGGACAAAAAGAGGATTGCAGACTCCGTTATTATTCAATCGTTGACACGTTCAACGCATTCAACGGAACAATGGGCAAAATTTGCAACGATACTGAGCTTATTAAAAAATTGATTGCCGGATATGAGGAAGTCAAAACGGAATTTATAAAGCGACTCAATGCCTATTTGAAACGCTATGGAATGTCAAAGGTTAAAACCTGGTCATATTTGAGCGATTAAGGTGGACGAAATAAAGGAGGAAAACACAATGAAATTTGAAACAATGCAATCGGAAATTATAGCGAAATGGTCAGAACACTTCAACGGAAAATGTGATGTTGAAATATGCAGAGTGTACGGGCGCTTTATATTGATTGAAATGAGACTATCGGAAAAAATTGATATATGCAGGGAGAACGATATTTTTCAAATTAGATTTATGATTGATTTACCGGATAATTTCAACGAATCGGAAAACTTGCCGAAAAACTTAACAATTACCAGCAACGCACGAGACTATAAAATCAAGCCGAAAGCGGAAAAAATTAAATATCTTGTATATGAATACCGAAGAGTTCCCTTCAGAGAAGTAACGGGAACGCCAGAAAAGATTATACAAGTTATCGGAAAATTTATTGATAAACTTTATAAACAGTTTACAGCAGATTACAAGAACGGAAATATTACAAACAACTATATCGAAATTGTAAAAGAAAATTTGAAATAATTAAATAGACTAAACCGGAAAACAACGGGAAAGGCAGAACCCACAGACAAAAAAAGGAGAAAACACTATGAAAAGAATTTTGACAACAACTGCAACCCCCGAAATTGATAACGATGATAATTGTACTTGTCAGTATTTTGACCAGTTCGGCAACTCTTATTTGGTGGAGTACGCAGTAATCAATCCAAAAGCCGAAAACTTTGAAGATGTTTGCGATTGGGATGATTTCACAATTTACGACGGCGGTTACTTCGATGTCGATATTACGGGAGAATTTGAAGAAATCTTCATCGAATCCGAAAGCGGCTACAATCAAGCTTTTGTGAGCAAGAATAATTTAACCGATAAAGATATTGACGGTGAGATATTCAAGGAAATTCCACTAACTTTCACATCTGAAAGTACATCGGGTGATATTTTTGAAAAAATCGTCGCTCTTGGGTACAGTGAAATAAATGCCAAAAGCAAGGCTTTGAATGACCTCAAGTATGCTTGTTGCACCGATTTCACAAGTCCAGCAAGTTGCAAAAAAGGTACAACAATCGAATATTTCAAAGCATACGGAATCCCATTTTATGATAATTTCGGTTATGATAAAGACGAAATAGCAGAGTTTTGCGGCTGGGAACAATGCCTTATATATGAGTACAAATGCTATAAATTTGCTTTACCTAACGATTTTAGCAGTTACAAAGAGGGCGGAGAAATCGAGTCGGACGAAATCCGTAAATTTGACTCTTGGAAAGATGTTTACAAATCATTGAATATTTAAAAAGACGGAAAGATTAAACGAAAGGAGAAAGCCGAAACGGGCAGAAAAAGCCCGTAGCAGTGAGATGGGCGCTCACTACCTGACGAGGCAGCCCAGACATAAACAAGGAGGAATAATAGAATGACAATCAGAGAATTTTTAGAAATGGCAACAGATACAACAACGGAAAATATTGTACTTTATAACTATGAGGAACAAGGAAATTTTTACGATGGAAAAATTGATACTTTAATTGAAAATGTTGACGAAAATCCAGAATCGGATTTGGCTGCAATATTTAACAGCGAGTTAAAGCAATGGGATGTTTGTGACGGAAAATTAAATATAAATTTTGAATGGCTTGATATATATGACAATAATCCCGAATTATTAAAAAGACACTTAAATGAATAATGGGAGGAAAATTCATAATGACAATAGAAAAGCTATGGAAATCCGCTTGTCGAGGAGAAAATGACAAGCTCAAAGAATATTATGAGAACGGTGGAAAAATCAACAGGAGATACAGAGCCTTCGGAATGACTCACAGCCTGATAGCAGGAGCTTATCGCAACGGAAATCTTGACACGGTGGATTTACTCTATAAATACGGAGAACGCCCGGAAGCTCACGAAATGGACGAAATAGGCTATATTCCGGGCTATGCAATACTTATCATAAGAACAGACGGAAAAAGGCAATATGTGCCGTTTGCAAGCAAGGAAAACGCATATGCAATATATCACAGCCTTCAGCGTGTAGCAGTTGACACAACGGAAAATATTGAATCTCTGGCTGTTCAATGTGATAATGTTATAATGGAAAAAATCAACTATTAGAAAAATTTTTGAGAAATTTCAAAAAAACACTTGACAATAGGATAAACCTATGTTATAATGAATACAGAAAACAAGGAAAGGAATGGCGCAATATGAAAGAAAAAGTTACAGCAAAAGATAAACAAATGCTGGCACATCTTGTACCATATGGAGAATTTGCGGATATTTATTTATGCTTTATATATTATAAAAACAAAGATAAATATATGGATTCTGTATTCAATAAGGTTAAAATGTGGGTAGAGGAAAACGGCGGTAGAATAGAAAAAATACAAGGCAAGGCAGCACCATCCTTTGATAATCCTACATTCGGAAAGAATAAAAAATATATACAACGTGATTACGATAAAATAATTGACGGAGAGCGGAAAGGATATAAAGTTAAAATTGTTTTTCCTACATTTAATAATCGTGATATGAAAAATATTATGTCAACAATTTATCATTAAGTAAAAATTTAATCATTAAAAACAATATAGAGAAACACAAATATTAAGGAGGAAAACTTATGTCAACACCGAATTTTAGAGATATGGAATACAATATGCCGATGGTATGCGGAGCATTAAACGATGACGAAACCGAATGCTATATTGAATTTGAAACAGCTGAACAATTAGCAGAGGAATTTTCAAATAGTTTAACATTTCACGATATAACAATCGAAAGCGGTTATTACTATGGATTCCAATTCTGGGTAGAGGAAAAGTTCAGTAAATATTTTGACCTTGACAAATCATCGGAATACTGCATTGACAATGACGATGCACATTATTATTTTGATATGTTCAGAAGTCAAGCGTTAAGAGCAGCCGATGCAGAGAAAAGGAAAATCGCAAAGTGGCTGGAAAAATTGCAGGAAAACGGTTTTGAAATTCTTGTATGCACGGCAAAATTCACCAACGGCGAGGCTATTTATTCAAGAGCTACACCGAGAACAAAACTTATTGCGGCAGCAATAGCATAAACAAGTTATTAACCGTCACAGACGGAAAAATAAAATTTTTTGCAAAGGAAGGTAAAACATTATGAAAATCTTTTTAATTGTGCTGGCTTGTCTTTATGTGGCTTTTAACTGCGTGACGGCAAAGCTCATCGGAACAGAGGAAATGAAACAGAGATTCATTGACGGACAGTGTATAGTTGGTAAAATCGCTGCAAACATTTTCTATTCACCGGCGTGGTTGCTGAAGGGTGTTAAATTCCTGGCAGTCAAGTTTATCAAATAAGATACATAATGAGGTGTGAGCCGTACCAGGCGGTGCGGCTACACCGAAAACCTACACAAGAAAGGAAAATTATAATGATATTAAAGGTAAATGATACAGAAAAATTCAACATTTCAATGACACTACACGTTGATGACAAAGCAGAGGAAATCACGGTGCATATTAAGCACTGGGATAAACAGACCGGAGTTATAAACGGATATGATTATCCGGCAGCGGAATATTCAAAAGCCCTTGCAAAATTCAATGAGCTTGAAAATATTAAAATTGCAGGTAAAACAATGTTAAAAGCAACAAACATATTATGGGATGTCGATTATGATGATGACGGAGAATTGCCGACAGAAATTGATATACCTGAAGGAATGACAGACGAGGACGAAATATCTGATTATCTATCGGAAGTAACAGGATATTGCCACCAGGGCTATGTATTGGAGGGAAAATAAAATGTTACAACCTGGAGTATATAAAGCAGATAAAGGCGGATGGGATGGCTATGAATTAACCGTTGATATTAAAGAAACGGAAAAGTCTTTGATTTTGAAAATCATTGATTATAAATTTAGATATTCACCGGCACAAATTGATATGCTATTCAAAACAGATTTTGACCATATGAGTTATGAGGAACAGCAAAATATTAAAAATGGAAAATATCGTGCAGTTATCAAAAAACAAGGTGGAGGTCACGCTTTGAGGTTATGGGGTGATAATTCATTTACTTTATATCCATACCAGTCTGGTATTCCTTTTTACTTTGTAAAGCAGTAAATAAAACTAACATTTCATTGATATTAAGGAGGAAAATATTTTGAAAAATCCGAGATTATTAAGTAGTAAAAACATTACGATTTTTGTCTTGACCGAGAATTTGAGGATTAAGTTATTGACAATAGTATAAACCTATGTTATAATATATAAGAGGTGATATGATATGCCGAGAAACAAATTACAATCGGAACATATGACAGACCAGATGATAGGTAAATTAAAAAGAGAATGCCGGAAAATTCTCCGACATTACAGGTAGGAGCGTGATACAGTGTATCTATTAGTTACAATATTGATATTGCTTGTATGGGCTATATATAGCATTATAAAGGCAGCACAGCCGGCTAATCCTCCTATTGAGGATATGGAACAACACCTAAAATATATTCAGAGCTTACCAAATCAAAAGGCAAGGAAAAAATATCTTAAAAAATTAAAAAAATTAAAATAAGAAGGAGCTTTATATGCCAAAGAGCAGTCAGAAAAAACTTGATTATAACAAAGAATATAACAGAAAAAACGGCTATGCAAATCAGGCACGATACCACAAAACACATCCCAGCAAGACATATGGCTTGCGAGTGTTCTCGCACGAGACGGATATTATTGAGCAGCTTGAAAGTCAAAAAAATAAATCCGGTTATCTTAAAGAGTTAATCAGAGCAGACATTAAAAGACAAAAAGAACATAATTAAAGAAAATTCCTGGCAACAGGATTTTTCTTAAAAAGTTAGAAATAATTTTGAGAAAAACGCTTGACAAATGGTTAAACCTATGTTACAATGTGTATAGTAAATGATTTACTACACCACAAAGAATAGGAGTAAAAACAAAATGAAAGTTACAAAGATTTATGTAGTCAGAGTACAGGCACGAGATGAATGGGGTTCAAGAAATTTAGACGAAGCATTTTTCAAACTTGAAAAGGCACAGAAGTTTATTGAAAGTCGCGGCGACAATCCAAAGCAGTTTAGCCCATATTATTATGAATCATCAGAATATAGATATTATATTGATAAATTAAGCATACACGGTAAAAGGAGATAAACACAATGAGAGATTTAACAGCGTATGCAATAGAATGTATGACAGAGCTTGATAATATCGGAATTGAGTATGGAAATATTATTGAGTTCACGGTAAATACAAGAGCAAAGAAAAGATGGGGGCAATGCAAGGCTGTTCCGGGCGGATATTCGATAAACATTAGTAATGTATTGCTTGATGAGAGAAACGATGTAAAAGGACTCAAGGAGACAATTCATCACGAGTTACTGCATAGTTGCAAAGGCTGTATGAATCACGGCAATAACTGGAAGCGATTAGCACAAAAAGTTAATAGAGCTTATGGTTATAATATTAAAAGGACAAATTCAGCAACCGACAAGGGTGTGCTTGAAGAAACAAGACCTCCTGTGAAACAAAGAGAAATCAATCATAAGGTTGTATGTCTTGACTGCGGACATATCTACACAAGAACAAAGATGAGCAAATTGATAACTAATACAGACCGTTACCGTTGCGGATGCTGCCACGGTAAGTTAAAACTTGAATACTAAAAACAAGTAAGGGAAACACATATATGGAGGGCTAAATATGGCAATCAGAAATTTATCAGAACAAGACATAAAAGTTCTTAAAACATTGAATTACAGTAATTCCGACATAATACAAATAGACAAGGCTGTAACAAAGACAAACTATACACTTGATAACAAAAGAATAAGCCATAAAGAAGCAAGGGTTATTCTCGGAGATGATAAGTTCTTATCAGGAATTGCAAGAAGTGCTTTTCATTTTACAGCTGCAAGAGAAACTAACAGTAAAAAGCTAATACTTTTTGACTCATCAAGATTATTTAAGTAAAGAGATATTACTATGGTTGATTTTTACGGAAATCGGAAAGTATATTGATATTGAGGTGATTATGCCAGAGATGGTAAAAGTAAATTTTCAGAGGGGGCAAAGCTGTTAATATTTCACAATATCCGAGTTTTTCAGCAACCGGTAGTATAAAAGGATGAAAGAAAAGTTTTACGGAAAAGATGCCCTTCTTGTTCGATGTGGTAGTTATATCTACAATGTACCATCAGAAATATATTACAGAGCGCATTGATAGGAGTTTATAATATGAGAATATCAAAAGCAGAAAGAAAACATAACGCACGTAAATTTTATAATGCTTTTATGGGTGGCAATGGCAAATATTCCGTTGTAGTTGTAAAGAGAACGGAAAGCAAAACAAATCCGAATATTTGTAGGACACAGTTTTTAGCCGTATGTTCCAGTTTTAAGGGAAAATTAGAAGTAATTTCAGAATCAACTATTGACGGCGTAAAAGGTTGCTTTATTGAATTATTGACATTCATAAAGCCTATAAAACAAGTCACATATTATGATGATAGTTTCCACCAATGGTTAAAGGAAAATTACCATTTCGATTTTAATTACTATGATGGCGGTGCCTACATTTTTATAAAGTAAGGAGTAAAATAAGATGTATAAAATGATTAAGATTGAAGCATTAAAAAACTACACCATTCCATATTATGGGAATAAAAGAATCCAACCTTATGGTGATTTGGTTATCTCTGATGGTGAGTGCCGAAAGACCTGCAAAATTCAGGATGACGGAGCAAAGCAGTATATCACCTTTAACCGCAAGAGATATTATGTTCGCAATGCTGGCACTCTTTATAGTCCGAAGTTCGTGATTATCGGCAGTATCGAAGATGCTGCTTCGGTATTGAGACTATGCAACTACAAGGTTGAAATCCAGAGCGACACGGCACTGATGGTCTACTACAAGGACAACGGCAACGACCACACACAAGTCTCCATCTGCGATGAAAGCAGAGACGGCTACTATATGATAGAGGGCAGAGTTCAGAATCTTGCCGACTGGATTAAGAGAGGTATCTAACAATGTATATGCTACTTCAAGTAGATAAAGAGGAAAACGGAGTTGTTGAAGGAACACATATACAATGGTGCTGTGCTTGTTCTCTCGAAGAAGCAGCGACACGAGCAAGAGAAACAGAAAAAGCAAATGGAAATCATATAACCGTTGCGGTGGTTGATGAATTATATGACTCATACACAACCGGCAGACAGTTCAAAGAGAAGAAAAGACTTGATAAGTAAGAGAGGAAATTGTTATGAAAATTAAGACTTGGATTAAGTGGCACGAAAGTTATGTACCGGCACGTTGCCGACGGTCTGGGTCATAACCACGGCGGCACTGGAATGCTCTGCTCATACAATTACAATCCGAACATCTGCAAGGAAAGTTACTTTTCCACATTGCAAGGAGGGCAGGTTGTCGCATATGCAAACAAGGTAGCCGCAGGTTGTGGCGATACAAATGATGTTGGAAAATTTAAGCCGTTTATCGTATGTCATAATGATAAGCGGTAAAGTTGAAAATCTTATTGATTGGATAAAAAGAGGATGAACAAAATGGAAAAATGCACATTAAGTAAATTTGAAAATATTAAAATTAAAAACGATACAAGAATTGCAAAAGATGACCTTGCATTTTGTGAATCTAACCAAAGATTATATCTTAAAGTTCTCAAAAATTATCAAAATATTTATGGCGACTTGCTAAAGGTATTGCAAAAAGAACAATCACAATTTGAAAAAATTGAGATGGAAAATACTTTTACTAAAAACGGATATTCTTATAAAAAATACGATTATCATTTTTTATCAATAAATAAAGAAGATTTTGCAGAAATAATATCTGGAGTTCACAAAATTTTTATCACAACTATTGTTGATTATTTTATTGAAAAATACGGCGTAGAATTAAATGTAAAATCTGTTGACGAAATACTCGGAATTGAAAAGCCAAAGCAAGTTGATGGTAATTATTGGGGCTATCGCAACCTAACCAATGAAGAAATTGATAAAATCAAAGAAAGAAACAGAGAATATGAAAAATCTCTGGATAAATACAGAGATAAAATTATTACAGCAAAAATTGATTTTAATACTATCATTGATGATATTTTCGTCCAATTAGACGGATATTCTTTTGTTGACAAAGTTAAGAAAGAAATCATTGATTCTTGCAAGTCTGCTTGTTTTAATCAATATAGAAAATATGGTTATGCTGAATTAAAAAAGAATAAAATTTCAATCGAAACAGGTTTTGATAGTCATTTTAGTAGTATATGGAAAGAATATGAAGCAAGCACAGATAATTCAGCATTTAGGGCAATAATGAGAGCCTTATCATTCTTTGATAGCGGAGAAAATAACATTTCCATTTATGATAGCTGGTATTGCTCATTCATTTATTACAATAAAAAAGAAATAGATGGTATTTACGGCTTGCATTCCGCATACGGAAATAAGGTTGAATCATTCAAATTTTATAAAAACGGAAAGTGGGAAGTAAAGTTTATTTCAGAGGAAGAAGCACAGAAATTCTTTGATATGTACTGCAAATTGGAGGCTTAATAATATGAATTTATTAGATAAATTTACAGATATAAAAGTAGATAATTCAAAGAGATTACCAGCGGAAGATATGGAACATTGTAAGATTGAAGAAGAAATGTTTTTGAATGCGTACAACGCATATTCAACGGCTTATAACAGTGTCAAAAATGCTTTTGATAGGCAAAATCAATTTGATGGCGGAAAATATAGCGGCTTTATCTGGGAATATTGCGATTGTGGAATAAATGATTTAAGAAATAAACTAATATCTTTGAAGTCATCCTTTATAAGTAAAATTGTCGGATATTTTAATCGAAAATATCACTTGAATTTATCCTGCAATAACAAATTTGATGGAACTACATATCATAAAGATTTAAGTTTAGATGTTATCACAATAGAGGAAGTTTTGGATGAATATATTTTCGGAAGATTAGAAGGATTGACATTTACAGAATGTGCAATTAAACAAGCTATGGAGAAGAACGACATCAAACGGCAAGAATGGAATAAATGGTGTGAAAAATGGAATTATTCAGTTAAAGGAAGAGCTATTAAATTCCAACACTCAATCACAGACCAAAAACCGCTTCTTTACTTCTACGATAACAACGAAACAGAAGTATGTTCGACATTAAAACATAATAAGATAGATTCTATTCAAGAATTTAAGAATGGAAGTGTATCAGTTAAGTTTTTGTCTGCTGAATTTGCATTAGAATTTGCAAAGAAATATCTTGGATATATTGAAATGACCGATGAAGAAATAGAAAAACTGAAAGCAGGAAATTAAAATGAAATATATTGTTGAAAATTTGATAATTCCACAAGATAAACGGGCAGAGATTAACAACAAAATTCTTTATTTGATTGACAACGGAATAGCGGAAGAAAACGGAATAACTGCAACTGACATAGCAAGCTCATACACCGGAAACGGTGGATTAAGTGGAGAAAAATTTTCAAACTATGAAAATTATTATGATTATTCAGAAGCCAAAAAAGAATTTGAACAAGGACAGTTTTTTACACCGTATGCCATTACCGATTTTGTAATACAATGTTTGAAACCGGACAAATTCGATATAATTATGGATTTAACTTGTGGTCACGGAGCTTTTGCAAATTCTGTTCCCCAGGAAAGTAATTTCTTTGGTTGTGAAATTGATATGAAATCTTATAAGGTTGCAAAATATTTATACCCAAAAGCAAATATCCGGTGTTCAGATATAAGAGTATATAATCCTGAAATAAGAGCAGATGTTATTGTCGGAAATCCACCATTTAATTTGAAGTGGCAAATTGGAGATACGACTTATGTATCACAACTATACTACACAATTAAAGCATCGGAGAATATTAAACCGGGTGGTTTAATGGCTCTGGTAGTTCCATCAAGTTTTCTGGCGGATGATTTTTCCGATAGAGGAATGATAGAAGAAGTTTCAAAAGAATGGAATCTATTATGTCAGTTTGACATTCCTTCAAATACATTCAAAAATCTCGGCGTTACTAATTTTTCTACTAAAATTATGTTTTTCCAAAAGAAAAGCGAACATATTTTAGATGTAAAATTTAGCACGAAAAAAATTGTAATTGATTGTCTTAATATAGAATCTTCAAATTTCATTTATGAAAATTATATAAAGCCTGTAATCACTTTAAGAAATAAGTTGAAAAATCAGTTGTTTTTTGAAAATTTACACGATGGCAAGACTCAAGAACAAAAACAATTTGAATATAAAGTTAAAAAAATGATGTTTGATATTAAGAGAAATCCTGTTTTACAGGATAAATATGCAAAATGCAGCGAGTATCTTTACAAATACCAAACACAGAAAATGCCAGAAGGAATGAAGTATGAAGAATGGGAAAAGAGGAAAATCACGCCTAATAAGGTACTTACCTATTTAAGAAAAGTTATCAAATCTGAACATAAAGTTGAAATTGATAAGATTGAATTAGTAAAAACTGATTATGGCTTAAAGTTAAAACCATATAGCCGTAAAATGAAAATCTTATTGAATAAACAATATGGAGATTTTGGAAAATTTGTATCTATTAACGATATTGTTTCAGGTCAATGTTCATATCAATTTGAAAACAAAAAGTATGAAAAACTTATTGATAAGAAAATTAAAGATTTTCAAAGTAATGAAGTATCATTTAAGGATATGAAACAAGATTCTGATATAATGAAATTTCTTGATAATTTTTCTATCCACGATTATAACAAAAATGAAACTTATAAGTTGACGGAAAAGCAAAAAGAAGATATAAATAAACTTTTGCAGAAAAAATATGTTTTCTTGCAGTGGGAACAGGGCAGCGGAAAAACTTTTGCCGGCATAGCTCAAATGGATTATAGATTCCAACACAACAATATTAGAAATGCTTTTGTAGTCTCTACTGCTATCGCGATAAATAACAACTGGCAAGATTGCCTTGAGGCTTACCATTATGACTATATAAGAATCAATAGTTATTCAGATATTCAGAAGATTAAAAAAGGACAAATTGTTTTAATTACTCTTGATATACTCAATACTTTACAAAAACATATTAAGAAATTTGTTAAAATGCAATCTCAAAAAGTTATGCTTGTAATGGATGAAAGTGATAGCATATCAAATCAAAATAGCAAGAGAACAAAAGCAGTATTAAGTTGTTTTAGAAAAATTAAATACAAAGTATGTATGACCGGAACAAGCACACGAAACAATATTTGTGAAATTTACCCTCAACTTGAATTGCTTTACAATAATAGTGTTAATATGTTGTGTGAATGTGAAACTGTTTATGTTGTGGATAAAAATAAAGATTCTGAAACCAAAGGCGAAATTATTTCCGATTTTAATGAACAATATAATAATCCATTCCCAGCATATAAGAAAGGATATTCATTATTCAGCAAATGTTTTCTGCCGGATAAAATCACTGTATTTGGAGTTGTTAAAAAGACACAAGATATATATAATTCAGAAGCATTGAAAAAATTGCTTGACAAAACGATAATCACAAGGAAATTTGAAGAAGTCACAGGCAAGAAAATTTACGAAATCAAAAATGTCACTTGTAAATTCACACCGGAAGAAGAAGCACTATATTCAATAGCAATAGAGGAATTTTATAAAATGCAATATCTATTTAAGACAACAGGAAACAGCAGAAAAGATGCTATGTTGAGAATCTTAAATCAATTAACTCTTTTGCTTAAAATATGTGCTTGTCCTCACACATTCAAAGAATATTCTTCAACTGAATTGTCGAGTAAATATAAAAAAGTATTTGAGATGATTGAAAAGTGGAATAATGAAAGAATTGTAATAGGTGTTCGCCACGTTGACAATGTTTATTCTTATACCACAGCAATTAAGAAATTATATCCGAATAGACCATTGTTTGTTATTACCGGAAATAACACGACATTAAAGAAAAGAATATCAATTTGTAATGAACTGAAAAAAACAAGAAATGGTATTTTAATTTGCACACAGCAATCATTATCGTGCAGTATGAATATTGACTTTGTAAATAAGTGTATTATTCCAGAATTGCATTGGAATAATGCAAGTATGAGTCAGTTTTATTTTCGATTTATCAGATTTACTTCTACGGAATGGAAGGAAATATATTTTGTAACTTATGAAAACAGTATAGAAGGAAATCTGTTAAAAATGATTCTGTGTAAAGAAAAATTGAACCTTTTTATGAAATCCGAAAAAGTCGAAGATAATGACCTATATAACAAGTTTGGAATTAACGAAATGATGCTAAAGGCGTTAATGACAAAGGGAAAGGATGAGAAAGGCAATATTAAAATCTTATGGGGTCATCAAAAAATCACAGAGGTATAAATAAATGAAAGATAATAAATTTACAAAGAGAATGAGCGACAGGGGGGAATTGATTTGGCGATATTTCACTATGGCGGCAATTGCATTTGTTATAATTTTTGCCGTCAAAAGTAGTGGAAATGACACCAGACAATATAAATGTGTCATTGATTGAGCAGAAAGGCACACCTACGGCGCAAACTATGCTTATGAATATAAATATAAGCAAAGAGCCTGAAAATGCAACACAGGGCAATACAGAGGGCAATGTATTGCTCGTGTTCAGCTTGTTATGAACAGTATGTAAGTAACAGACCGATAGACAAAGACGGTAATGAAATTGTATATACTGCATCAGAAAAAATTGCAAAATCAGATTATACTATTGCAGCAGACCCTGCGGTTCTTCCATATGGTGCTATTGTTTACATAAACGGTCACAAATATGAGGCGCAGGATTGTGGTGGAGCAATTAAAGGAAACAGTATTGATATATACTTTGATAATCACGAAGATGCTCGTAAATTTGGTGTGCAATATGCTAATGTATTCACAGAAAGAAATTGACAAAAGAATATTACATAGTATAATAGTAAATAGATTACCATACTATTATATGTTGGAGGAGTTTGAATGAAATATAGCAAACAGTTTGCAGCACAAGTTTTACAATTCAACTCACAATGGGAAAATACAAACCAATCTGTTATTGCCGATAATGTAGAAAAATATCTCTATGCTAAATATCCTGAATGCAAAGAATCATATAATGTAAAAATGGATAAGCTAATAGATATTACTAAAAGCAAAAAGGATTCAATTTATTCTTGGCTTAATAGAAGCCGTGAAAATGTAAAAGTTCCATTGCTAAAATTATGTATGCTTGCTGTTGCATTTGATGTTAATGTGAACAATTTTCTTGAAGTTGACTAAAAATAATTTTGAGAAATTGCAAAATTGTTATTGACAAATCAAAAATTATGTTATATAATAAAAATACCCTATTAAGAGTGTGTGAGGGAGCAAGCCCTATGACCGCACAGCAACCTGCCAACAGGTAAGGTGCTAATGCTTGACCGATAGGAAAATTGATTATCAAATCCTATCGGTGACGATGGGATTTTCTTATACGCTCTAATAATTAAATTAGAGAGGAAAAATTACTATGAACAGAACAATTAAAGAACTTGTAAAAAAGAATGGCAGAGTATATGTTTATCTCGGAGATTCGGAAACTGGGAATCAGTTTATGAAACAGGCTGAATCTGAAGGATTTACATTTACAGACGGAGCAAAACCCACTGAAAGATGTTATGCCGAGATTATTGCGGTAAACCGTGATATTACAATTAACTTTGTCGGAATGAACGGAAGAATTGCATTCGGCAGTGGAGTAGAGACCGTCAATGGTCAGAAACTCCTTCGAGTGGATTTTGCAAAGTATGCAAACGGAGAATCTGACTATCTATACCGCAAGTCTCAAAATTAAAACCTATCCTATTGACACAAGGAGATAAGAATATGGAAGAAACTAAATTGAGAATTTGGTGGATGCCTCAACTCGGCGCAAACTGCACTTTTTATATCCCTGTTAAGAGTGTAGAGGAATCAAAGAAATTCTTGGATGTTCTTGCTGCATATGACCAGTTCCAGTATCAGAACAGAATCAAGCCTGATTTCTGCAATACCGGTGGTCTACAAATGTGGAATGAAGAAGAAAAGGATTGGATTGATTGGTCTGACAGTGAAGGCGTTTATGATGATGTCGATGAATACTGTGAGACTATCGACACCAACGGAGAGTTAGCGGAATTTACAAAGGCAATCTTCGAGCAAGTAAGGTTCGATAATTAACAATAAAAACGACATTTTATTAACATTTATACACTATATATTGTGTCTGCTGCAAAATTAAACCACAATATATTGTGTAAATATAACAAGGAGATAGAAAAATGGGAATGAAATTTGAAGTTGTAGCAAGAGTAACTTATACCGTACATCTTTCTGACGAGGATGTAAAAAAGGTAAAGAAATATCTGAAAAACAATGAAGAAAATCTTCCATCTTTTTCCGATGAGGAAAATTTGTGTTATGCGGTGAGAACACTGTATGAGCAGGGAGAAATCTCCTTGTATGATGATGACAAGGCAACCGAGTCGGATTTTTCAACCGAAGAATTTAATTGGAGTGAATTTGAAGATAAAACGGTTGAACAAATTCTTGGCAAATAAGGAGTATAAGGTATGAAGTTTGAAAACATTCCGAGGTTCACAAGACCCGGCTCATATCAAGTCAATATGCCACTTGAATATTTTGTAAAATGGATTAAAGAGAACCAAGAGGAATGTGGGCTTGAACTCAATCCGGATTTTCAGAGAGGTCACGTCTGGACGGAGAAACAGCAAATTGCATACATTGAATTTCTGCTTCGTCGTGGTAAGTCCGGCAGAGTCATCTATTTCAACTGTCCTACTTGGAGTCACGGCAGCAGAGATGGTTCGTTCGTCTGTGTTGATGGTCTGCAAAGAACCACAGCCATTATGCGATTTATCAACAATGAAATCCCTGCCTTCGGATGCTACTACAAGGATTTTGAAGATAAACTTCCGATAGAGATTGATGTCCTTGTGAATATCAACGAACTACAAACCAGAGAAGAGGTTCTGAAATGGTATATTGAGATGAACGAGGGCGGTACTCCACATTCAGAGGAAGAAATCAATAAAGTAAAAATATTGCTTAAAAAGATGAGTGCAGAGATATGAATTCTGTTAAAATTTGGTTGGATAAACTGGCGGCGGTTCAGTAAAGACAATTCCTAATTTCATCAATTCAATAATAGTATTATTCAAATAAAGATAAACCTATTTGTTTATTATTACTATTCGATTAACCATAAAAGAGCAAATGGGTTTATCGCATACAATTTCTTATTTATATATAATATAATAATGTACATAAGAATCGTATTAAATAAGGAATTGTATGTAAATCAATACTATTCTTAATTTCTATAAGAATAATGAATAGTATAAAAAGTAATACTATACATAAAGGTATATTATTCTGTATGGAAATTCCGCATACAAAATCGGCGGAGATTTTTTTCACAGAATTAGAAATAATTTTGAGAAAAATGCTTGACAAATATAAAAGCGTTTGCTATAATGATTATAGTAAATGAATTACTACAACACAAAAACACGAAACACATACAGAAAGAGGTATTTATTATGGCAACTATTACAATGAATAACGAAAAGAACGGAATTGAAATCAGATTTGACGGTAAGCCTGAAAGTTCAATTATTGTAGCACTTAAAGAGAATGGTTTCCGTTGGAGCGGAAAGCAGAAAATGTGGTATGCAAAGCAGAGTGCAGATAGAATTTCATTTGCTGAAAGTCTCGAAGAATTTTCTTCTCCTATTAAAAACAAGGTTGAGCAACACGAAAAATACAACTTGTGGGAAATGACAAGAACGGATGGAATTGAGGATAATTACAGTAAATATCATATCTATAGCACCAAAGAAATCGCAGCTATAATCAGAAAAAATTTAAGAGCGAGATTTCCTATGTGTAAATGGTCAATAACAAGTGATTATAATAGCATTTGCATTGACCTGCTGGCTTCCCCATTTTGTTCTGAAAGCGATGAAATTAAAGCCATTATACATTATGCTTATAAGTTTGCAGAGAGTTATAACTATGACAATAGTGATTCGATGACGGACTACTTTGATGTCAATTTCTATGGCGTATATGAAAGTAGCATTTTAAGTCATCATTATGAGCAGAAGGAAATGACTGACGATGATAAAGAAATGTGCAAAGTGTTTCAGCAGAACAAGGTAGATTTTGAAGCAGCCGAAGAAATCCGCAAGCAGAAAGAGTTTGAGGAACAGATGAAGCAGAGAGAAATCGAAGAAGCCGAAGCTAAAAAGCGTGCTGAAATCCGCAAAGCAAATGAAAAGATTATCGAAGATAACCACACAGTTAAAAAAGTTAATTATACTATCGTGAATGCCATTCTAAAGGCTAACAAAGATGACAACCTTGACCACACTGAAATTTATGACGAAAAACAGTGCAGAGAAACTTGTCAGGTTTCCAGGGAAGTACATTTTACCACAGAGGTCTATGCACTTTTTGAAAAACAGTTGATGAGCGATTATTCATTCTTTGATGGAATGGGCGGAAGCCGTACAGATGACCGTAGAATCCAATCATCAATAGACTACGATATGATGACCGAAGAAGAAAGGGAAACTGTCGAGTGGTACAATATTGATTGCGTTGCTATATATTGTGATGGTGAGCTGAAACTTATCGTTGACCCACAGGGTTACAATTATGCAAGATATGTATATGTTTACGATGAGCAGAGCCAAAAGGTTGACACTTACCATTCAGATTATGGTATTAGTGAAGAAGAACATCAGCATAATATTGAACTTGCAGAAACTATTGAAGATGTCAGCACCGAGATTATCAGCCAAAATGAAATTAAAAAGACCTGGCAGGATGAAGATTTTGATTTATATAAGGCTTGTATGAAAGAATGGATTTATGCAAATAAATTCAAGTTGAATGCCGGCATTGTCAGAGCAATTACAATTCCCGAACTTAAAACGGTTATGTATAAGGTTCTTACAGAAGTTGACAGCATAGCGGAACAATTCAAAAATACAAATCTTGAGGCAGGACAGAGAATCACAATCGTAAAGTATAGCGACTTTGGTATGATGTCGGTATCAAAAGTAACATTTCATAGTTACGAAATCGGACAATACGCACAGTATGATAATTCTGTGAAAATGACATTCAAGCCGCATAGAAAGAAAGGTCTTTATTATAAGTGGTTTTATGGAGATGTTATCATCTACAATGGATGGTATGACCTTCCTGATACAGTTCTGTTTGATATATCATACAAAGAACATTGTATTACACAAAAATCTAAATGGGTATCATTTGATAGAAAGCAGTATGATGCTATACTTGAATACTTTGCGGAACAAGGATTGAAACCGATTATCAATACTTATAAACCACAATTTAGAAAGTGAGGTTATTATAAATGGAAGTAATCGGCAGACCAAGACGAATTAACAATATAGGTGAAGTATCACAAGAGGAAGCGGAAATCTATACCCGAAATTCCGAGTTAAACATCAATAGACAGGAAATTCCTATTGGTACAGTTGTTTACTATATTAAAAAACACGGTCACGAATGGAGAGTTGATTTTGGAACAGTAGAAGAACATTATACAAGCGAGATTTGTATTCAACTTTATGATTTTGCAGATACAAGGCTTATCAATGGTGTACCATCTAATGAATTTGTAACACCAACGAAATGGAAGAAGTTACCAAAAGGATGGAGTTATAATACAAAACTCTTTGAATGCAGTGATATAGAATTACCTGCGATTGCTAAAACTCTAAGTCTATCCAAAACAGATGATATTTTAACGGCAATCAAAGAAGGAATATTAGTAAAGGTTCAGAATATTGATTATTGCCATTTTTGTACAGAGATAGATTCTAAAAAGGGATGGAGAATCATTCGTCAATATCCTATGATGGAACATCATCCAGAGTACAAGAGTTTTATACCTTGTGAGCTTTTCAGGACTTATGAGGAAGCACAGAAAATGATTGACATTCATCAAGCTGAACTTAAAAGACAGGCAAATTTGTCAGACCTTGAATGGTCTATTGAACAGATTGATAAAGTTATAGACCGTTGGGCTATAACATATGATATTTCAACAGAGGAAAAGGCAAAATGCAGAGAACGAATAATGTGCATTGATAAACTTGAAAATGTTGAAACAAGGGTGTCCGGTGGAATGGTTCAGTGGAAATATGAGGATAAGAAACGATGGATGACGGTTGAGTATTAAGACTATGGATAGAAAAGCTACAACAATAAAAATATCAAAGGCACTTGAAAAGCATATAAATCCAAGATATGATACAAGAATATATATGTCAAAAGAGGTTACTTTTGATTATGGAAGTTTGCATCCAATAAGAGTTGATTATATGCTTTTTAAACCGTTAAATAACACTATTTCAGGCATTGAAAAAGGAGATTTTTATTGTTATGAAATAAAATCGTGTGTAGATGATTTTCGTTCAAAGAACGGTCATAATTTCATTGGCGATTTTAATTATTATGTTATGACATCAGATACATACGACAAAATAAAAGATGAAATCAAATACAATGCTTATGTAGGTGTGTATGTTCTTGATGATAGTGGAATGCTAACGATTATCAAGAAAGCCAAAAGAACAAATAGGAAATATCCATTGACTGAAACATTATTGATGATGTTTCGTTCAGCTAATAGAGAATTTATAAAATCATTAAAAGAACAGGAGAGCAAATCAGATGGCACAGTTTAACAATAATTACGAGGATTTCATTCAGAAAGTTATTACAGCTGAAACTTCTGCACTTAATAGTGAGAAAGGTCAGAAATTTTTACAGAAACTCTATGATGAAGCAAAAACACAGAATCCTGATATTACAGCGGAAGAATGGAGCGAAATCAAAAAGCAGTTTATGGTTTCAATATTTCACGAAATACTGAAGGAAAATCCTAATTTTATGTCACAGTTCATTGGACTTGTTAAAGAAGAAATTGCAGAGGAGACGAAAGATGAGAATTAAAGAAATTATTTCACAGCATCGCAGGGATTTTAAGGCTATATTTGAGTGTGAACACTGCGGACATACCGAAACAAAAAGCGGATATGATGATGCAAACTATCATCAGAATGTTATACCTACAATGAAATGTTCTAAATGCGGCAAGGTTGCAGGTGAAAATTACAGACCTTTGACAACGAAATATCCGGAAGGTATGCAAGTATAATGGAGGAATTATGACTTGGTGGCAAATTATACTATTAGTAATTTTAATCATTGTTGCCTTATTTAGTATTTGTTTTATAGTTATTTGGATTTATGGAACTATAATGCAGCATAAATACATTGATAAGTTTAAAAGTGATGACCCAAATTACAATACACATTAGAAATAATAAATACATAATTTGAAGGAAGGTTAATAATGATTGATTGTACGAAAACTACAAACTACTTCAACGAAAAGTTAAGGATGACGAAAAGAACAAGAGATGGGGTATGTCGCATTAAATGTGAGGACTGCCCTTTAGGTAGTATGAATAATGGCATAGATGTTCTGTGTTCAGACTTTGAAACGATTTATCCTAAAAAAGCAGTCGAAGCTATTCAGAAATGGAGTGACGAACATCACACTTTGCTTAGTGATGATGGAACACCCGAAGCCGCCGAGGTTACCGATAAGGAATTGGAGCTTATCAATGCGTATTCACGCAGAAAGCTGACAAAGGACGAGGTATATGTTTTCAGTGTGGTTTTGTGCGACAACGATATTGACCGTGACAACGAGCGTTTTACCGTGGAGTCGCTTTTTGAACTTGAAAAACTTTTTGTAGGCAAGACGGGTATTTTTGACCACTCGCCGACAGCCAAAAACCAGACGGCAAGAATTTTTGCCTGTTCGGTTGAAAGCGTTGACGGCAAAAAAACGGCAACGGGCGATGATTATTTCAGACTTACCGCAAGGGCATATATTCCGAAAGCCAAGGGTAACGATGAGATTATTCAGGCGATTGACAGCGGTATTTTAAAGGAAGTAGGCATAGGCTGTGCCGCAGATGAAGTAAAATGTAGTGTTTGCGGCGAAAGCCTTAATCATTGCTCGCACATAAAAGGCGAAACCTACGGCGGCAGAAAGTGTTACGGCGAGCTTTGCGGTATTTGTGACGCTTACGAATGGAGTTTTGTTGCCGTTCCTGTACAAAGAAGTGCGGGAGTTATTAAAAGTTTTAAAGGAAAGGAAATGAGAGTTTAAATGAGAGTCTATCAGTGCGATTGTTGTAACAAAGTTATTTCAAATCCGCACACAGTTAAAATGAAGGAATTCTATTTAGGAGTTGATATTGATTGCCTTAGCGAGATTGTAATTCCTATCGAAAAAAAGAGAAAAATTAAAATCCAGATATGTGATGATTGTTACAAAGGCTTACATCTTATTGCTGAAAGAAAGGAGCGTGAAAATAATGGCTGAAAAAGAATACATAGAGCGTGAAGCATTACTCAATGCTGTAGAAAACGCTATGGATGATTGTGAATATTATGGTGAGTGGGAAGATTGTATATCCTGCTATAACAACGATATTCTTGATGTGATTGAAAAAGTCCCTGCCACCGATGCGCAAAAAGTTGTAAGATGTAAGGACTGTATATACTTCTCAAAAGATACATTTGGGCAGTCGGTTTGTACAAGATTATTCAACCACTTCTGTATGAACCCAGACGATTTCTGTAGTTATGGTGAGAGAAAGTGCGGTAATGGTAATGGCTGAATGGATAAAAGATTATGATGAAGATTATTGTTGCTCTGAATGTGGATATTATTTAGAACCATATGAATTATTGCCACATTTGATAATACCTAATGAATGTCCTGATTGTGGAGCAAAAATGGATAATATGTAGGGATTGATACTAAATACTTTACTCGGATTAAAATTATTGGAGGAAAATCAAATGAAAATTAAAGCAGGTCAAGAGGAAAATTATAATCAGTTTGTTACAGTAAACAGTAAAGACCCTTATTCAAATACAGTTGTGCGGTATGCAGAAAGATGGGCAAATCTTATGGAATCCAGAATTGCTTCGGGGGATAAAATTGTCGATATAGCAGATAGTACATCTCGTGAAGCAGATACAGAGGGTATTACTGGTTTTATGTATGGTTGTGCTGTTAATGCCTTGTCTCAACTTTGGGAATACGGAGAGGAATTAAGGAAATGGCACAACAAAGAATATAACTATGAAGGCGATGGGGTAGTCAATCCAGCTATTCTCACTATAGGATAAAAGAGGTAATCATAATGACTGAAAATATAACGGTTGAAGAAAACAAAATGTCTCCGCAGGAGTATTTTGATATTGTAAAAGAGAGGAAAAGGAAAATTACCGATAAACAATTAAAATCGGTATATGATAATTGTCTTGAACTTCTTAATAAATATAATATAACAGGTCAGCAGAGAGGTATGGAAAAACTCTTATTTCATCTTAATTGCATTGAGAAAGAAAGAGAGATTGTTTCAATGGGTATTGATACATTTGTATATCGTGATGATATTGAGTTCTATATCAATGAAGTTGCCTCTGATGTTGTCAAAATTATTGATATTCAAAGTTATGAGAGAGAAATTCCTGATGAGATTGTTGAAATTATTTCGCAGGTGAAAGATAAATTCGACCAGCTTTATATAGTGTTTACTGATTATACTGGCAGGATTGAACGAAAGGTAACAGAAGAACGTAGAAGAAAAGACCCTATTTTATTTGGAACATTTCAGAATGCCGAAACGAGAAGTGTTATTGACCGTTTTTATTATCTTGGTGATTGGGTTGATGAATATTGCGACCTTACACTTGATAAGATGGTCAATGAGACTGAACGAGTAGGTAAGAGAAACATTGTTCATACTATTAAAACACCAACAGATATTGAAGAATTAAAAGCACAGTTGAACAGCATTAAAAAAGTCAATTCAAGATTTGTTGTTGAGGAACAGAAAAAGAAAAGTTTCTTTGCAAGCATTAAGAACTTTCTTGATAGGAAAAAGAAATGATGAAATCAAATATAGACTTAACATCAAATGAGATGTTTAGTCGGGAATCTGTGTCACTTCAATTTAACTTTATAATAAAACATATATATGGTTTACCGTGGGATATGTCAAAAGTGGCTATTACCAAAAACGACAGTGATTTAATTCCGAAATTCGAGGGTATCAGAACAGGAGATAAAAGATGTAGAGAACTAAAAGAATTGTGCGAAAGAGAAAGCACCGGAGATTATTGTGATTGCTGTGGTTCTTATCTTAAAACAATTCCGTGGGATAGAACTTATGGATTGTGTAAGAAGTGTATGGCACATTACGCTAAAAAGGATTGGGCAAAAGAAGATTTACCCTGGGTAAGCCACAAGAAATGAGAGGACAGATGAAAACAAATCCGTTATTTTGGGATTAAAAATAATATTGAGAAAATTCAAAAATATTATTGACATTCTGGCATACATATGATATACTATCCATAGTAAATGATTTACTACACAGAAGGTAGTGAAATAATGAATACAAACACAGTAAAAATCACACCATTATTCCAGGAAGTCGGAATTGATATTATTGAATTTCCTCAACAGGATAAAGCAACGAAATTAAAGAAAGATGGAACACCAAAAAATATTGTGTGCAACAAAAAGAAAGGCAAGAAATCAGAAGTTTATGCTATTGAAATTCCTGATATTAAGAAGTTAATAGATTTCTTTTATCAAAATGAAATGTGGCAACATTATTTAATTTTCGTTTTGTCCTGTAATATGGCTCGCCGTATTGGTGATACACTTACTTTGACTTGGGAGCATTTCTTTAATCCGACAACTGGTGCGATGAGAAATGACTTGCTTGAAATCGTAGAGGACAAGACCGACAAGCTCGCAAATCCTCATATCAATTCAGCTTGTAAAAAAGCAATTCTGCTTTATATTGAAAAAACAGGTATCAATCCTGCCGAAAACAATTATAAGAATTATGTTTTTGTGCAGACCAGCGGAAACTATAAAGGTAGAGTTATTACTGATGATGGCTACCGTAAAGGCTTGAAAAAGGCTGCTGTTCAAGTTGGTATTGAGTATAACATTGGAACTCATAGTCCTCGTAAAACTTTTGGTATGATTAGTAGGATGTTGCATCCAAATGATTATGATAGTATGGAACTCCTTCAGACTATCTATAATCATAGCGATACCAAAACAACAAACCACTATATCGGATTAACAAAGAAGAAGATTGACACCTACTATGATGATATGGGTTCATTTTTTGATGATTATGTCACAGGTGATAAAACATATATGGAAGTTGCAGAGCAGCCCGTAGTAAGTATTGATACTAATTCTTTGAGAGATATTATCAAAGAGGCATATAAAGCCGGAGCAGAAAATGCAGATAACACCGACCCTGTTATTCACATTGATGCAATCAACAAAATTATCGGTATGATTGAAGGAGTGGCAAAGTAATGGATAAAAATGATTATGAAAATCACGAAGTTAAAGCCCAAATTAGAGAATATCTCGGATGTATATGTAATGCTTGCCCGGAACTCCGCATAGGGCAAATAATGGTTAATGCAGCAGCAAAGGGTGGATGGACTCAAGGAGATATATTCTATTGTTCTGATGAAATTCTATTAAAGGGTTTGGAAATTTTATGGGATGAGGTGTAAATATGATTTATATTCTTATTCATAAGACTGTGAATAATGAAATATCAAGACATTTCGCAGTTAATAAAGAAGCTCAAAACCTTATGTGGAATGAATACGATGAAGTTCGTAAAAATTCTATTGATAAGGTATCTGGCAATCGTGGTGGTGATTGGTGTGAGATTATATATTCCGATAAGTCAAAGGAAACTTGGAGCATATACCCTGTTGACATTCCAAAGACAGAGGAAATCTGTGTAACTTATAAGACAAGAACAGACATTGTATATTTCATCACTAAAAAAGAACTTACCGTTGATAATTTCTTCATATATCAATATGATATAAACAAAAGTGAAACAATTAAACTTGGTAAAAGTAATAATCCCATTTTACTGGAGCAGAAGTATATAAAAAATATTTCTTAATTTTAGAAATAATATTGAGAAAACTATTGACAAACAACACACCTTATGTTACAATCATTATAGTAACAGATTTACTATAATTTATGGGCTGGAAGGAGCATTAAAAGATAGGAATTATAAGTCCACACATAATTACACACATATTATAATAAAGTTAATCCAGCCTATGAAGTTACATATTAAAGCCATAAGGTGGTATGGATTATGCTTAATAAGACTAACTTAAATGAATACCCACGCTGCGGCGAAATTTGGATGTGCTATCTGACTTCTAAAGATGGTAGTATTCAGAGTGGATATAGACCTGTTTTTATTCTCTCTAATGACAAAAACAATACATATAGCACTACACTTAACATAATTCCGTTGACTTCTAAAATGAATAAAAGAAAGTTGCCGGTACACGTTGAGTTGTGGAGTTATCAAAAGTATGGACTCAAGACACCGAGTACATTGCTTGTAGAACAGATTACAACAATTACTATTGAATGTCTTGATAAATGTATTGGAAAAGTAAGCGATAAAGAAACATTATGTAATATTAGTAATGCTATCGCTATTCAATTTCCTGTGCTGGTAACAGTTTAAAAACACTATTGAAAAGTCTTGACAGATAACTCTTAACTTGCTATAATTAAATTGTCATAATATTAAGAGGTGTGTAATTATGGGCAAAATTTCTACTAAACAGTTAATAAGCAGATACTTCAAAAGCATTGAAGGAACTCCGGCAGAAAAGCAAAGAGCAATTATTGATAAGACTGAATTATATGATTATGAGGAAAAAATCGGCAAAGAACTTATTGATATGGATGTTGATGATTTGTTTGGATTGATTAACGAGCTTAACAATAAGAAAAATGGTAAGGATATACCTTTTATGACGGCTCATTATTCATTCGACCATTTAACCGTATTATTGCGAGCAATCTTCAACTTCTACATTGATACGGTTGAGCCTATCAAGAATCCTTTATATGATAAAAGAATGAAAGGCAAAGAAGCAACTAAAAGATTGGCACAAGGCAAAGAAACTCTTCGTTTTGATTATGTTCAAAGTATTATAAATAAAGTTCATAATGATACAACCGAAGATAGAGCGGACTATGTTGAACTTATAATGTTGCTGTATTATTCAGGATTTGAAAATGCCGAAGAAATTGCTACATTCAAAGGTAGTGCAATCAATCATAGAAACAGGACTGTTGCAATGACAGGCAGAACAGTTCAGCTTACAGATAGATGCTATGAATTATTACAAAAATTTGAAGGCATTGATGAATTAGTCGAATGGAGAACATACTACTTAACAACATATAGAGGCGGATATTTTAAGTTTATTGTTCAAGAAAAACAACTTGCCGAATTTGACGATAGAGATATAAGGTCTATATGTAATATGATTAACAGACAGATTTCTGTATATGTTAATCAGCCATATAATACCAAAATTAACTTTAGCATTCTCTATTGGCTCGGTTTTTATGATTCAATCGTTAAAAAGTACGGCGAAGAAGAAACTAATAGAATGTTGCTTTCATTCCGTAATTCAGATGATGTAACAAAATTGATGAATTGCGCCAGAGATTATGGAGTAAAGGTTGATAATATTTCACACCTTAAAAGATTTTTAAGACCTTTTGTAAAAGTTGATTAACAGGAAATATAGGCTGTTTCGGCAGCCTATATAAAAATCCTTTTAGAAATAATATTGAGAAACACTAAATACAATATCAAGAAAGCAGGAGATTAAAATGGGTGTTTATGTCTTAACAGATGGGCAAGGAAACTATATCCGAAAAGACAATTTAACAGGAAGATATGTACCTGTCCGAAGTTTTAAACAGGCACAACAATGGGATAGCCAAGTAAAAGCTCATTCTGTTTTGAATAACTCATTAGCAAAGTCAATTAGAAATAATTATGCCGTGCAACTTATTGACACAGAAAACATTATCGAGAAAGACGATATGAGTAAACAAAAGGAACTTTGTTTTCGTGCCATTGATGATGGCAATATTGATGATTGGCGTGAAAAAGTTAATACAATTATGAATGTATTATCTGGTTCTGATACAAGGAAAGATGAACTCGTAGCCAAGTTAAGTGAAATCGACAAAGAAATTGTTGATATTCAACATTACATAGAATTTGGAAAATTCAACTGCTATCAAGGGTGGATGTGTTTCAAAATGTTGCAAAATACTTTGCAGCAGAGAAGAAAATATAAAAATGAAATTGCAGTATTAAATTTGATAAAGCAATGTAAATTTGATAAATCGTCTCTCGAGGCTCTGTCAACTACAATAGCAGATATTCAAAATAAATGTTATAGACCAAGAGCATTCCCGGAATTGTTCAGAGGGAACGAAAGAAATCAGAATGAAAAAGAAAATTAAGTTATGGCTTTACTATAATAAGCCGAGAATTTATAATCTTCCACAGGTTGTTTACATAGTGTGGAGAAATAAAGAATACATAATTGAAAAATATAATACAAACCGATTTAGGTTTTAATTGGAGTATAAATATGACAACAGAAAGAAAATACTCAACAGGAGATAGGGTTAAAGTAACAAGTGGCTGTTTAACTTCTGGCAAAATTGGAACTGTAACTGGTTATTGTAACTGTTATAACAATGCGGTAGTAGTCCATCTCGACTGTGGATATTCGAGAAATTATAATGAACTTTCATTAACGTTAATAGAAAAATATAAAGGAGAACAGATTATGGCACTCACAGGAAATTTCAAAATTGCAACAGTTAATTTTATTCAGGGTTATAACACAAATAGGAAATATGGCTTTGCATTATTTGATGATGAAATCAAGGAAGGTGACATTGTTCTGTGTGATTCTGACAATGGTTATAATATAGCAAAGGTTGTCGGAATTATGACACAGGAAGAATATGGCAAATCAGTAACAAAAGAAATTGTTTGCAAATGTGATTTTGCACCTTTTGAAAAGAGAAAGGCAATCAGGAAGCAAAAAGTGGAAATTAAGAAGAAACTTGATAAAGCCGTAAAGGAAAATCAGGATTTAATTCTTTATAAGACTATCGCACAGAATAATCCTGATGTTGCAGCACTTCTTGCCGAATATGAAGCTCTTACTTCGGAAGAATGTGAATAAAACCCGTCTTTTATTGTCATAATTACTACAATATATAGTAATTATGTAAAAAGTTAAACACTATATATAGAAAGAGAACGATAAAATGTTATATGAAGAAATGCGATTGCGAAAGACTGGCGAAACTGTAAGAGTATATGCTATTGACCCTTTGGAAAATATAGCAACTATATTCTCTACTTCTCAATATACTAAAACAAATAATGGATGGCAGAAAATTAAGCTATCCCAGTTAGTTCCGATGGATTTTCCTATTAACAATAAAGATTATATTTCTAAAACAAAGAAGAACAAAGCGAAAGATAGAATGAAATTGATTGAAGCTACTTGGCAAACCAGTGACGGAAATCTTTGGAATCATTCTGACATTGATGCAGCAGTGGAACACGAACTTTGTCTTATGAATTTAGAGGAAAATGGTAATAAGGAAAATAAAGACGGTAATGAAATTGTATATACTGCATCAGGAAAAATTGCAAAAATAGGAGGTCAAATATGATTAAGTTTATTGATAAAAAGAATAGATTTGTTGAAATGTTTGACAAGAATACAGGTTTTTATGTTAGAAGTGGAGTTATGGGAGAATATGGAAAAGATACTGGTGTTGACCCATTTATGAGATGCTTTCCAGCACTTATTGATGTTGGAATTATGAATAAATGCGTTTGTGCAAAGAAATGCAATGTTGATTGTTACCAAAGAGCCATTGACCGTTGTGGAGCTAATATGTCATTAGAGGATTACAAGTCTATTCTAGAGCAATGCAAAGGTAAAACATTTCAATATGCTTTAGGTGGTGCAGGCGACCCAGATACTCACGAACATTTTGAAAAAATTCTAAAGTTATCAAACGAATATGGCATTGTGCCAAACTTTACAACTTCGGGAATTATGATGACTGAATGGAAGGCAAAACTTTGCAAGAAATATTGTGGTGCAGTTGCAGTATCTGAACATTTTGCTGATTATACAAGAAAAGCTATTGATATGCTTTTGTCTGCCGGAGTAAAGACAAATATTCATTATGTTCTTGGTTCTGATTCTATCGACTATGCTATTGAGCGGTTGAAGAACGGTGGGTTTGATAAAAGGATAAATGCTGTTGTATTTCTTCTTTACAAGCCCATTGGTCTCGGAAGAAAAGAAAATATTTTAACAATGGATAATCCAAAAGTCAAAGAATTTTTTGAATTAGTTGATACAGGTAATTATCCTCATAAGATAGGCTTTGATTCTTGCTCGTGTGGTGGAATTGTAAACTTTTCACAGCATATTGATATGAACAGTATCGACTTCTGTGAGGGTGGCAGGTATTCAATGTATATTGATGCTGATATGAATGCTATGCCTTGTTCCTTTGGTAATCAGAATAGTAAGTATTTCGTGAGTCTGCGTAAATATTCTATTGAAGAAGCGTGGGAGAGTGAAATATTTAATCAATTCAGAAATTCTCTCAATCATTCTTGCCCTAACTGTAAAGATAGAGCAATGTGTGGCGGAGGTTGCCCCATTTGTCGAGATATTGTTTTATGTGACAGAAAGGAAAAACATTTACTATAATGAAAATTAGAACAGATTTTGTAACAAACAGTTCAAGCAGTAGTTATGTTATTGCTTATAAAAAAATACCAGAGATTGATGAAGAAACCTTAAAACGCTATCCATTTTTGAAAGCATATCAGAGGACTATTGACGGCATTATTACCTGTGAAAGCAATGATACCTCTGCTGCGACTGTAATTAAAACCAAAGAAGAATATGATAAGTATTTTGTTGAGAGATATGGTTGGAAAAGGGAATTTACCCTTGAAGATATTTTTGAAGATGATGAATACGCAAAAAAAATTTATGATAAAGTTTCAGAATATTTTAATAAGGGATATGTTATTTTATGTAAAAACATCGACCAGAATGATGATGGGTTAATGTCTCTTATTGATGCCATTGCAAAAGATAATGAAGATTTCATTATATTAGAGGATTATTAAATATGAAAATACGAGAAGATTTTGTAACCAATAGTAGCTCATCAAGTTTTATCATTTGTAAAGATTCTTTACCTGATGATATTAGAGAAAAAGTAGTATCATATATTGAAGAACATTTCGATGCAGCAACAGTTGAAAAAATGTATCAATATTATAAAGATTGTGATTTTGATTCTATTTATTATTTGGTAGATTATCATCCTAATGATAATGAAATGCACATATGGGTTACAAGAGATGAAAGTATGTGCGATGATAACATAGATGATATTCTTTATAAATATGGTAATACATCTATTGAGCCTAAATTTGATTTGCATTATTAAAGAGGTGTAAAATGAAATACAGAAAAGATTTTGTAACGAACAGTAGTAGTTCGAGTTACATATGTGAAATATGTGGAAATTGTGAAAGCGGATATGATGTTGGGTTAAGTGAATTTGGAATGAGTGAATGTGTGAATGGTCATATATTTTGTGATGAACATAAGCTCTCTATCATTGAAACCAAAGAGAATTTAATTAAATCAATTCTTGAAAATGAATATAATCATTCAACAGAAGAAGAACTCAATGATATGGATATTGAAGAATTATTCAATAAAAAATATGATGGTGGTCATTATGAAATACCTGAATATATGTGTCCTATATGTCAATTCATTGAGTATAGTGAATCCGACCTTGCACAATATCTCTTAAAAGCATATCAAGTATCGAGAGATACTGTATTTGCCGAGGTTAAGAAATTCAACAAGAGAAGAAAGAAATTATATGACAGCGAATACATTACCTATGTTTGTCAGCAGTATAATCTCATTCCGGCTGAAATTGTTTCAAGTTGGAAAGAGAAATTTGGAACATACGATAATTTCATAACATATCTGAATTCTCACGAAAATTAGAAATAATTTTGATTTTTTTCAAAAATGTTATTGACAAACGGAGATATATATGCTATTATATGAGTACAATGAAAACCGTATTGAGAAATACGCAAAAGAGAGGTTAATAAAATGAAAGTTAATATTACAAACAACATTTCTAATGTAAATGTTACAGTCAATCAGAATGATGATGGCTCACTTGCTATTCTTCTTTTTGAAAAGACAGGCAAAAAGCTCGGTGATTATAAGTCAGGAGAGACTGTGAAACTTGGCAAACGTGAGTATATTGTTCTTGGTCACGGAGCAGAAACAACGGCAGTTGTGACAAAAGATATTGCACAGATAATTTCGTTCGGCAAGAGTTGGGATTATTCAAAAAGCTATGTTCGAGATTACTGTAATGGAGATTTCTATAAGGAACTTGCAGAGGTGGTAGGAAAAGAAAATATTGTTCCTCACAGAGTAAATCTCACTTGTGACGATGGTTCAAATAAAGGTGTAACTTGTAAGGATAATGTTTCTATTCTTACAGCCGAAAACTATCGCCGTTATCGTGAATATCTTCCTGCACTCGGTAAATCTTCTTGGACTGCAACAGGCGTTACTTCACTTGCTAAGAATTATGCTCGTGACGTTTGCTATGTCGGTTCCAACGGCGTTCTTAGCTGGAATGGCTGTGGCGGTGTCCGCGGTGTGCGCCCGTTTTGTATCTTGAATTCTTCAATCTTTGTATCTTGAATTGATTTCAAATGAGTGAAGAAACTAAATTTCTAATAGGCGAAAAAGCGGAAATACTATATACAGAGGTTTTTGACTTGACAACAAATAGACAACATTATCCTGTTAAGTTTCGCAGACTTGCCGACAAATAACAAGAATATGCACTCTAATGATAAAGAGTATCTAAAAGAATGTCTTATTAAAACCAAAGAGTATTTAGCTAACTTAAAATTAACGCTTAATAACAAGACTGAAATTGTTCCTATGAGTAAAGGCATTAGATTTCTTGGCTTTCATACATATTTGACCGAACAAGGTAATGTTATAAGAAAACTAAATGGAGATAACAAAAGGCAAGTTAAAAAGCGTTTAAGAAAGTACGCAAAGTTAGTAGCACAAGGAAGAATGAAACGAGAAAAATTCAATGAGATTTACTGTTCCTGGCGGAATCACGCATCTCACGGTAACTGTTTCAAGTTGATTTATGAAATGGATTTATTTGTGGAAAAATTATTTAATGAAGAAAGACCTGAAATAAGGGTTATTATTGCCGGTAGTAGAGACTTTAATAACTACGAACTATTGGAAAAGTACCTTAATAAATTCGTCAAAGAACACCCTAATAATAAGATAACTATTATAAGCGGTGCTGCTCGTGGTACAGACCAACTCGGAGAAAGATATGCCAGAGAAAAGTGCATATTATTAAAGAGGTTTCCAGCAAATTGGGAACAATTCGGTAAAAGGGCAGGTTATATTAGAAACATTCAAATGCTCGACTATATAGATGCATCTACTTGCGATTCATATGTGTTTGCATTTTGGGATGGAAAGAGTAAAGGAACAAAACAAATGATTGATAGTGCTAAAAAACGAAATATACCGTATCAAATTGTAGCATTTCAATCTTAAAAAAATAAAAATAATTTTGCAAAACCTCTTGACAAACATCTAAATATATGATATAGTATAGAAGTAATCAAGAGTGCTGACCTAAAAGGTCGGCAATTCTAAATGTATTAAGAAATAATATTGAGCAACGCAAAATTAAATAAACAACAATCGAGTAGTGAACAGCAAAGCCTTACGAGGATATGCCACAATGTACGAACCATTCAGACAGACCGTACAATCACTGAATGGGTGGCAGGAATTAGAACTAATGGTGTAACGGTAGCATAGCGGCGGTGAAGCCGCGGCTCTGGTTCGACTCCAGAATGTTCGACCAAAAAGAAAGTTCCTTAAAAGTATCGGCGTTTGAAAAAGCAATGTAAAAATAGAAAGTAATTAAGAGAGATAATTGTTGGTACGTTGTGCGCAGACTAATCCAGCCATTGCTCCCATAGGTGCGAGACCTATGGCTCGATTTTTAGATATAAAGAGAAATATAAAGAAATAAGAGGGAGTTAAATATGACATCATTTCTCATTCCTGTCGGAATTGCAATCGCAGCAATTATTGTAGTTGTCATATTCTGTTGCTTAATTTATAAAGTTGCAGGTATTGACAAAGCACTCATCGTAACAGGTGGCAAAGAACCTAAAATTAAGGTATCCGGTGGTTCTTTTGTAATCCCGATTTTCCGAAAGGCTCAATATTTTGACCTTTGTATGTTGACTGTTACAGCAGACAGAGACGAAGTAAAGACCAAAACATCTGTGCCTATTGTAATTGATTGGACTGCACAGATTAGACCTGACACCGATAATATGGATAATTTGAAGAAAGCAATTATCTCATTCAAAGAACGAGGTCAAGACGGAATTATAAACGATGTAAAATTGACATTAACAGGTGCGGTTCGTGATATTGTGGCATCAATGACACCGGAAGAAGTTCTTCGTGACAAAGTTGTTTTTGCCGAGAATGTTAAAAAAATTGTTTCTGATGAAATGGTAAATATGGGTATGGAACTTGTATCGCTCAACATTCAGGACATTACAGACAATAACGGCTACTATGACAATATTGCTGCTCTTGATATGGAAGATAAGCGCCGTGAAGCAGAGAACAAAAAGGCGGTTGTTGACCAGGCAGTTCGTACACAAAAAGCAGAATCCGAAAAGGTTGCTTCCCAGAATGAACTTGACTCCAAACTTGCTGTTGCTGCTAAACAAAGAGATAACAACTTGAAGATTGCAGAATTTAAAGCAGAAACAGATAAGGCAGATGCCGATGCCGCAATCGCAGGTGAATTGCAGAGAACGATTAGGCAGCAGGAAATTGCTCAACAGCAAGGTTGTATCAAGGTTGTTGAACAAGAGCAGGCTAATCTTGCGGCAATGAAAGAAAAAGAAGTAATTGCTACAAGAGCCGAGGCTGAAAAGCAAAAGAGACAAATTGAAGCCGAAGCCGATGCAAATGTCCGTAAGGTAAGTGCAGATGCTACCGTTGAGGTTGCAGAGAAAGAAGCAAGTGCTACCAAGATTACAGCAGAAGCTACCGCAGAGAAAACTCGTAAAGAGGGTACTGCTGTTGCAGATGTTACTAAACAGAAAGGTATTGCAGAAGCAGAGGTTATTCGCCAGAGAGGTCTTGCCGAGGCGGAAGTTGAGAAACAGAAGTTAATGGCACAGGCAGAAGGCGAAAGAGCATTAGCAGAAGCCCGTGCATCCAATGAAAAGGTCAACTTTGAGATTGAGAAGTTGAAGATTGAGAACGAAGCAAAGATTACTATTGCTACAAAGACAGCCGAGATTATGGCTAACATCGGTCAGAACGCAGAGTTCGTAAATATCGGCGGTGGCAATACTTCCAGCGGAACAGGAAATGTTCTTATCGACACTCTGGCAAGTGTTCCTGCCCTTATGAAGAAGTTGAATACAGAGAATCAGGCACTCAACGGACAGTCATTTAATGATGAAATTCGTGGCTTGGTTTCAAGCATTGCCGAACCCGTAAAGGGTTTACTCGCAACAACTACTAACACAACTGTTAATGGTGTTAAAGATGAAAATGTAAATTCTGACGGCGTAAAGGTTTTACCCGAAACATCTGTTGAAGCTGGAACAGAGTAATACATAATTTCATCGGTTATTAAGGTGCTACGAAGTATGTGCGATATATATAAGCCCAATTTGATGTTGGGGTTCGTTTCGGGTATCGTATATAAGGCAGAAGCAGTAGTAAATGGAATTTGATAAACAGCCTTATAAATAACCACTTGCGAATATAGTGTAAAGGTTAGCACGCAAGTTTTCCAAACTTGAAGTGAGAGTTCAATTCTCTCTATTCGCTCCATATATTGGGGTGTCGCCAAGCGGTAAGGCACAGGACTTTGACTCCTGCATTTCGTTGGTTCGAGTCCAACCACCCCAGCCATATGGCGAGGTAATCCTAATGGTAAGGAAGCAGTTTGCTAAACTGTTAGTAGCCGGAAAACGGTGTGTGAGTTCGAGTCTCACCCTCGCCGCCAGTAATCTAATCGCAATTATTAGATACCTAAAATAAAGCGAATAAATAAGGGGTTGAGTGGTACGATACAAACTCTATGCCTTGCAGAGTTTATACCACAAGCAAGGTAATATATAGGAGGGTAGTTTAATGGAGAACTCCGGTCTCCAAAACCGATGTAGATGAGGGTTCAAATCCTTCCTCTCCTGCCAGGTAAGTGAGAGATAAATATGCGATTAAAAGGTACAGCCTTTGTATTGGACGAGAAAGGTTTTCTTATTCATAGTTACGAGTCTCAATGCCGAAGTACAAGGTGCATATACTCGCAAGTCGAGGGTTGGAGCAACGACTCGAAATAAAGTCTCCAAAATGTTTCCCGATGTTCAGTACACAATCGGCATAGAGGCAAAGGGTTAAAGGTGTTCGTATAATGACCAGAGATGGAAATTGCCAGAAGTCTGAAAAACCTAATTCTCGTAAGTCTATGAAGAAAGGAATAGCCTTTATTAGTGGGTGCGATAATGACAATTATCTAAAGGACACTAATTAGCGGTAGAATTTAAGTGTTGCAACACGAAAGACGTAGAGCCGCCAAAACACGCATATGTAGCCAAATGGTTAAGGCGGCGGACTGCAACTCCGTCATTGCTGGTTCAATTCCAGCCATATGCTCCAATATATGTGGTTGTTAGTGTAACGGTAAGCACGGCAGTTTGTGACACTGCAAGAAAAGGTTCAATTCCTTTACTTCCACCCAATATATATGTGCCAGTAGCTCAATCGGTAGAGCAATCGACTTTTAATCGGTAGGTCGGAGGTTCGATTCCTCTCTGGCACACCATTGATGGCTGAAAATACTCATCCTTCTAAATCTTTTGCCTGTTAAGCAAGAGGTTGTCGGTTCGAGTCCGGCACTACCCCGTGGGTAGTTAGCTCAATCGGATAGAGCGCTTACAAGAATAGAGTATAAAATTTCCATCAAATTTCCCTTAACGGCTATATTGAAACTTCCTTCTATTAAAGAAATTGGGTTCTAAATAGTTTCAATGATTACCGACAAATTAAAACAAAGGAGATTATTACAATGAAGAATTTCAAATTAACAGAACTTGATAAGATTTTGTTACGCCGTAAGCATTCAGTGATGTTTGAACCTGCTAATATGACTTATGAGCAGAGCAAGACAGAAAAAGCACTCGTTGTTTCCGGCTTGAAAAATGTTCAGGCTCTTGGATTTACATTTTCAAAGGAACTTATTGAAAAAGTATTTCATTTTACAAGAGATGAGTTTACTGCTTTCTATGGTTTTCTTATTCCTGCACTTAAAGAACTTGTTGGTGCGGATGTTACATATAATCCAATGTACCCGAACTTTCCACAGCAGGTTGCAGAAGCAAGTGACATTGAGTTATTCATCAATGCAATCGTTCATTACTGGTCATTTGGCACATTGATTCCCGAATACAAAAAAAATGAGCGTTTACCGCTTATTGATGACAATAAAATGGCTGTTTTATCAGTAGGAAGTCACGATGATTTGATGACTATTTTCACAAATCTTGTTGAGAGCAAGACATCAATCTCGGAGCAGGACAAAGAGGACATTGAAACTATCATTCTTGCTTGTCCTGATTATACTACATATCTTCCTGATACAATCCCTCTTAAAGAGAATGTTGCGTTCGTTGGAAAACTCATTATTGAAAAAGCACCAATCAAAAGCGTCGATTCAATAGGCAAATACTTCAAGACCGCAACGGATGTTTTACGACTTGTAACAGCACTTTCCGATGGCGACATTAGCCTTGCTTCAAAAACCAAGTACAGAAATCTTCGTAGGGTTGAACGCCGTATGATTATGGACTTACTTACTGGTTGTGGTAACATAACAGAGGATTTATTCCGTTATCAGTATGAATGGATTAGAGTTGCAGAAATTCTTCATCCGTTTGAATATAAAAAAGCAAAGTATAGCAATGTCAACGCTGCATTCAATACTTTAAGAAACGAGAAAAAGCCTCTTATGTTTGCAGGAAAGGTTCAGGCAGCAATTACCGCAAAAGATATGCGTGAAGCTGCCACCTTGTTAAAAGCAAGACCAGGAGAGTTTGCAAGGCAACTTGACAAACTTATTCGTGATGCAGATAATCCGAATTATATTGTCAACTGTTTTAAGGAAGTTGCAACAGAAATCTCAACTCCTGTACTCCTTCAGGTAAGACAGCATTTCATAGGAAGAATGGAGAATGATAATCAGCCTGTAAGAGTATTCTTTCCTAAAGGAAACCTTGCAAAAGCTATGGTTATCAGAAATGAACTTCCTAAAATCAATAGCAATGTATGTAAAAATGTTGCAAGGATTTGCCGTGAGGCTTTAATTGAACAGTACAAGGAAAAAGATTTTCTCGGAAAGGTTTATATTGATGAGGATTTCAAAAACTACCTTGTTCCGTTTAGTCAGAGAAGTGCAAGTAAGGCTGTTAAGACCATTGTTCGTGGTAGTAAATTGCCCATTAAGGAAGATGCTGCGGCTGTTCGTGGTTTTATCTGGTGGACTAATACCGATAAGACGAGAAATAGCTGGGATGAAAGCAGGGTTGATATTGACCTTTCTGCAACCATCTATGATGAAAATTGGCAGTATGTTGACCGTGTATCATACACACAACTTCGCTCTGCAAAGTACAGAGCATATCATTCGGGTGATATTACCAATGGCGGAAATGTTAATGGCGATGGTGTAGCAGAGTTCATTGATGTAGAGATTGATGCGGTCGCTAAAAACGCCGGTAGATATATTGTATTTCAGGTTTATAGTTATACACAGCAACATTTTTCTACGCTTCCTAATTGCCGTTTTGGATGGATGGAAAGAGAAGATGTAAACAGCGGTGAAATATTTGAGCCGAAAACGGTTGGAATGAAGATTGACTTAACTGCTGACAGCACTGTTGCTATACCCGTTATATTCGATTGCGTTGAGCGTAAATTCATTTGGTGTGATATGAACCTTCAGAATGCAAGTTCGAGGTTTTATGGAAATAATCTTGAAAGTAATTTACACGGTGTAACCGCAACTTGCTATGGCTTAACACATCTTAATAAGGCAAATATTTATGACCTCATAATGATGAATGCTATTGCAAGAGGTAGTATTGTCACAGATAGAAATGAAGCAGACATCATTTTCAGCAATGATACAACAGTACCTTATGAAATTGTAAATGAGCTTGACGAGGTTACGGGTACTACAAAACCTGTTGTAAAGGAAAAGCCGGAAGTTCCGATTATCACGGCTTTCGATACTGATTACTTTATGGGTCAGTTATTATAAAAGTATTTTGTGGCTATGGACTTTCTTCCTTCTACAAGAAAATAATTTCGGTGGTTAAGCCACCTACATAATGATGATAAGATAGAAAGTTCGATTTCCACTATTCATAATTTGTGGCTGTAATGCTCATCCTTCTACATAATATCAAGAACTGCAAATTCTTCTAAAAAGAGCATTAAATTTCCACACCTCTTTCTAAATATTATGCGGCTATTGTTTTTCATCCTTCTACGCCAATAGGCACTTGATTTGGGATTAAGATTTCAGAGAAACAAATTTCCATAATACAAAATATGCGGCTGACCAACATCATCCTTCTATATATCAGGGAACTATATGTCGTGGGTTCGATTCCCACCATTCCATCGAAGATGGAATGGAGCACAGTTGGTAGTGCAATAGTATTATTAGATGTTAAAATTACCGCATCGAATAAATTTCAAATAATTAGAAATAATATTGAGAAAAACACTTGACAAATAGTAAAATGTGTGCTATAATATCTAATGTAAGTTAAATAAATATTCGGCTGTTGAGGTTCATCCTTCTACCTATTAGGAATAGACTTTTAATCTATATATTATAAGAACCTCAAATTTCTGAATATAAGCTGGCTGAAAGGTTTCATCCTTCTTCAAATACATAATATCAAGCTGCTAATCGTGGGTTCGATTCCCACCTATCTACATTGTTGGTAGTCGCCAAGAGGTAAGGCAGCAGCCCTAAAATCAAAGAGACCGAAATTTCCAGCATTAAGAAACATTATTGAGCAAAACAAAATACGATAACTGCAAAACCTAATCAGAATTTTTCACCTCTTTCTTTCCTTTCTATGTTTTTGTGTATTTCATAAGATAAATTAAGAGTATTTTTTTTGTCTGATTTAAACCTGTTTAACAGGGGGCAAAGTTAGATAGATAAAGGTCTTTGCCATATACATATGCGCCGATAGTTCAGTTGGAACAGAATGCTTGACTACGAATCAAGAGGTCGCAGGTTCGAGTCCTGCTCGGCGTGCCAAGAGTGAAAATTTAATATGCTGGTATGATGGAATTGGCAGACATAGCGGACTTAAAATCCGTTGGCTGCAAGCCGTGTCGGTTCGAGTCCGACTACCAGTACCACTTTTCATTAAGTTTCACCTCTATTGACAGCCGGGGAAGACCGGCAATATGGCGAGTTGGCAGAGTCTGGCTTATTGCACCTGTCTTGAAAACAGGCGGCGGTGATGAGCCGCCCGTGGGTTCAAATCCTACACTCGCCGCCAACATCCTGTTAGCGCAACAGGTTGGTTGAGAACCGACTCTCACAACCAATACCAAAAGCATAAAAGCCTCTTAACAATGCTCACTATTATGAAAAAGTTGGTTATTAAAATATTGCTGTCGCTGCGAATATAGGTGGGGTAAACATACTTTCATATGCAAATCGCAAAATCCTCATTAGCGAACTCCGTGGAAGCTGCTCCTATGGCTGATGGCTTCTGACAGTAACTATATAAATGAGAAGAAAGAAACTCTCTGTCAGACATTTATATGGCGTTACGCCCTCTACCGATACGATAACTCGGGGTAACACAATGGTGAGGGAATTATAAATACGAGAGTGCAGGAATAATGAGTAGTCATTCAAAGGAATTACAGTAAATGATTGTGCATTTATAACGAACTGCAAGAGTGAATGTATGAACAATGAATGACGGTGACTAAATATCAGTTAGTAATGGTAATATGAGGCGAGGATGTGGTGTGGCTATGCAAACCAACTCACAGTGTTTCGGCATAGAGTAGTTGAACTGTTGCTAACTGGTATTGAAATCACTTTAGAAAGGAGAGAACAAAATGTTTCATAATGTAATAATCGGAAGTCCGATTGTAGAACCTAAAACATTGATTGCTCTTGATAATGCAGATTGGGAAACCAATGAAAAAGAAAAGACATTATTTACTGATACAAGATTTCTTCCGGCAATTATGAAAGAAGCCGGAATAGTGAAATCAATCGGCGAAGTTAGAAAGAATAAGCCCGAACTTGTTTTTACTCTTAATGAACTTGATTGTTTATGGATTAAATGGGGCAAGAAGTTTCTTTATATTGTAGTCGGTAATTGATTGGAAATCTATTATGAATAAAGATAACTTTGCGGAATTGATAAATGAAATATTTATAAGCGGCGTTGCTTATGGTATGGCTTATCAAACAAAAAGTGATGCAGAGAAATATCATATTATTGATGAAAAAACAGATAAAATTTTATTTAGTGATTTTTAGTTAATGATTTGGCTATTTCTTTTTATCCAAGTGTGATTATTCCATCTGCTTTGAAAAATAAATGAATTGCTGGTGTGGTGGAATGGCAGACACGGCAGACTCAAAATCTGTTGCTATAAGCGTGCGAGTTCAAATCTCGCCACCAGCACCAAAGGTTCATTGGTCAAGTGGTTAAGACACTGGCGGAGGTATGTAGTGTAAATCAGGCACACTGCCGGAGACATAGGTTCAAATCCTATATGAGCCATAGATAATCCTATTTCGTTGTTAAGTGTGGCTGACACTTTCAAAAACAGCCAATATTGCAGGATAGAGAAGTGGTTATCTCGTCAGCCTCATAAGCTGAAAATCGTGGGTTCAAATCCCACTCCTGCAACCACAAAAAATAATAATAAGGAGTTATGATTATGGCTAATGTAAAAACTTGTCCTATGTGCGGACAGAGAATTGCTACATACAAACACAAACTAAATAAGGTTCTTGTTTCTGCTTTGTTCAAATTAAGAGACCACGGCGGAAAAGGTAAGATTGATAATCTTGGTCTTACTCATAGTGAATTTGCAAATATGCAGAAACTTCGCTATTTTGGCTTGGTTGATAAAGAGGGTTGTGTTTATATCCTTAATGAACTTGGTAGAAAGTTTCTTGAAAATAAGGCAAAAGTTCCTGCCGAGGTTTATACAAAGCACGGGCAGCTAATAGGAACTTCCAATATGGTTTATGCAAATCAAGTAGATGCCTATGTTCAAGTAAAAGAAGAATGGAAAGAGCAATCAGCTATGGCATAATATAATTCAAAAAAGAGGATGAGAGTATGAAATACAGTGCATTTGATAAAAGAATGAAAAAGTATGAATTTGTGTCGAGACACTATTTGACAACTCGAACTCCAGTTATTATACGAATTGACGGTAAAGCATTCCATACATTCACAAGAGGTTTTCAAAAACCTTTTGATGATGTGCTTTCTAAAACTATGCAGGAGACAATGAAGTATCTTTGTGAGAATATTCAGGGTTGCGTTCTCGGATATACACAATCCGATGAGATTACTCTTGTTCTTGTTGATTACAGAAATATAGATACTTCTGCTTGGTTTGATTATAATATCCAAAAATGTGCGAGTGTTGCAGCCAGTATGGCAACAATGGCTTTTAATAAATTTTTCAATAAAAGAGCCAATGATTATATAAATTCGGTTTTAGAACTTCAAGATATAGATATTCCACCCGAATCAGAATATATTGAGGTACTTAATAGAGCAATAGATAAAGGGGCAATGTTTGATGCCCGTGTATTTAATATTCCAAAAGATGAGGTTTGCAATAATTTGCTTTGGAGACAGAATGATGCAACCAGAAATTCTATTCAGATGGTTGGTAGAGCATATTTTTCTCATAAGCAGTTAGATAAAAAATCTATAAGCGATATTCAGGATATGCTTATGCTCGAAAAAGGTGTCAACTGGAATAATTGTCCTACGAAATACAAGAGAGGTAGTTGTTGTATTCGTAAGATTGATGAAACAACAGGGAGAAGTAAATGGATTATTGATAATGAAACTCCTATTTTTAAGGAAGATGGTCGAAAGTATGTTAATGATTTAATATACTTGGGAGGGCAATATGAGTTATCGCAGAAGTCAGGAAAGAAATCACAGACTTAAAAAACTTTATAATGAAACCAAGAATTCATATGGTGCTGGTGCTTGGTATGACGAGAAAAAAAGAAGATATATAAAATATTCTTGTGGTGGCAGGAAATATAAAAAGTATCTTAAAAAAATATCAAGCAAGAAAGCACGCAAATATAAAGGCGATATGAGACATTGTGATTATAAGAGAATTTTTGATTATTGGTGGGAGCTATTTTAATGAGAAGATTATTCATAATGCGAAAAGATTTGAATATGTCTCCCGGCAAACTTGCATCCCAAGTATCTCATTGTGCCGAAGCATATTGGACTCGTGGATTAAGGAATTATGCGAAACCTTTGGATGATTATGCCGGATATGAAATTAAAGGAATAATTGATAAAGAAATATTTGAACAATATCTAAATGGTTCATTTACAAAAACCATTTGTGAAGCAAGGAATAAAAATCATTTACTTAAAGCGGTCAAGATTGCACAAGAACTTGGGCTGATAGAGAATGTTCATTATGGTTTAATTTATGACGCTTGTCTTACCGAGCTTACACCAGAAGAAGAAAACGGAACAACACTAACTGGAATTTGGTTTTGTCCTCTTAAAGATGATATGGCTCATTACATAAGTAAAAAATATCAATTATATCATTGATAATATATTGTAAATGATAATTGGAGATTTATCAATGAATATTTATACTACATATTTTGCAAATATTCGCCATTTGCCAGAAAGTATTATACCAGTTTCAATAGCTGGAAAACCGCCCGAAAAATGGGATGGAATTGAGTATAAGAAATTAGCACCTAAATGGAGTTTCTTTTCCGAGTGGGAAAAAACTAAAAATAACGATTATTATATTGAACATTTTTATGATGAAGTATTAAGTAGTCTTACTCCACAAAATGTAATTGATGAACTAAATAAAATTAGTTCTAATAATGATAACAAAGATATTGCCCTTGTGTGTTACGAAATTCCAAGAGATTTTTGCCACAGACATATTGTTTCCGGTTGGTTAAATCGTAATGGATATTGTGTAAAAGAATATATTGATATGAATTCTATAAAAGATACAGATGACGGAATTACACATATCAATATTTATAGTAAAGGCAAAACTGATTTAGGAAAAATGTTAAGTAACTTTTATAAGTTTCCTATACATACAGATGACGGTGATTTTCTATCAGTTGAGGGATATTGGTATTGGTTATCTATTGATGATTCGGTGAGAGAAAGAGAAGAATTACGTTATTTATATGGATTTAATGCTAAAAGCAGAGGCAAAGAAATCTTAAAAGAAACAAATGATGGTAAAAGTAGTAGATTTGAGCCTGACTTTGAAAATAAGATTCTAAAAGCTATTTGGTATAAATTAAGAAGAAATGCAAATCTATTAACACCTGAATATCGGAGATTACCAATAGTTCATTATTATTGTTATGGTGGAAAGGTTGTTGATGTTACAAGTAAATATCAATGGTTGATAGACGGAATTACTAAAATGAGAGATTATTTATAAATCATTATTAAAATGA